TTATCCTGCTGCTCCTGGAGTTTGTTACCCAGGTCACTGAGTTCCTTTAAACTGTCTCTCATAGAGGAAAGGAAGAACAGGATGTCTGCACTGTCTTTGCCTCCTTTGAGTACTTTATTCATCAGCTTCTGGTACTCCTCCCTGGTAGCATCATCAGGAGCTTCCGCAATCTTCTTTCTTAAGAACTCACGGAGTCCTGCACGGGTAGTAACGTTTTCCGGAAGATCCATGAAATCCATGAAATCCTTCATGTCGGTGATCCTACGCAGGATCTCCTTCATGTCTTTCACGTATCCCTGGAGGTTATCAATACGGGAATTGAGGTTATCCACCTCACGCTGGGTGTCTTCCACCATGTTATCCACCTGCTCCTGATTGAAGCGGCTGGTCATCTGGTTCTGGCTGAGCTGGTCGTACTCATCCTGGGTGTTGGAAGAGAGATTCTCTCCACCCTCACGGTCAAAGGCTTTACCACTGTCCATTAGTTCTAGGGCAGCCATCTCGTAAAGATCCTGGGCTTGCTTAAGGGCCTTGATGGAGTTATCCAGGTTGTCCCTTTCTTTCTTTACCTCATCAATATGAGCCTGTGCATCTGCTATAGACTTAGTGAGACGATCACGGTTTTCTTCCAGTGATTTTCTAAGGTTGCTCTTACGGCCCTTCTTGCCTTCATATTTCTCCAGCTCTTCTTTTACCAGCTCCAGCTCTGCACGGTCATCCATTAACTGCTGACGCAGTTCCTGGAAGGTCTGTTCATTCTGCTGCCGGTTCACTTTGGCCTGCTCCAGTTGGGCATTGGCCTCTGCCACCCGGTCATTGAAGATCTTCAGCTGGGCATCATAGTTCTTTTTCAGACGCTCCTGGTTCTTGCGTTGCTGCTCCTGTTCTTCAGAAGGCATGGAACGCAGGTTGATCTTGCCATCACCATACTTGAGTAGGTACTCTTTGTTATAGTTCATGGTCTCAATCTTCCCGGTCACAGGGTTCTTGTACTGGATCTTCAGCACCTGCTCTCCGTCAATCTTCTGAAGCACCAGACGGCCATTGACTTTTACCCCACCTTTGGAGTAGTCTTTATTAGCAAATTCACCCTTGATCAGGTGTGGCTTACCGGTCTTGCTGTTGACATTAATCGGAAGCACCATATCCCGGTTCTTGAAGTAGATCCGGGCATCTGCATTCATATCTTTCAGGTTCCACAGCTTTCCTGCCTTAGCCAGGCGGTCCTTGGATACCTCATAGGTCTTGCCGTTGTTCACCTGGATGGTCACGTTATCACCATCAATCTTCAGGATCTTAATCAGGTTATTGTTGAAGGTCTTGGCTACCTTGCCCTTGAAGATGACTTTATCCTCGTTGGCATCTGTTACATAGTGGTCACCCTCATTGATGTCAATGGAGTATTCTTTACCCTCATCATCCGTACCGGTCATGGTAAAGGAATTCTTGGGGGCCGCACCTGTTTGCTCCAGCTCCTGCTCATGTTCTGTACGGAACAGCTCACGCACGCGATTCATGGCATCCATCATCTTTTCATGGAGCATCACAAAGCGTTTAGGATTGGCCAGCGTGTTATAGGCATCAATGTATTCCTTGTGATCCTGGTTTAACTGGGTGTAGTGCGCCAGGTGCTCAAAAGAGTCATTGATGTCATCGTTGGAGATCACTGTAGAAAGACCAGCCTCCTGGTTTTTGGCAGTCACGTATTTCTGCCATGCATCCTTGGCTGCCTCATTCTTGATCTTCTCTGTAACGTGCTGGTTATCCCACGCTGAATAATTATCCTTCCAGTTGGTAAGGGCTTCCAGCTGTGCCTGTTTGTACTCGATCTGCTGATGGATGTCTGCGTTCTTAGTAGGGTTGTCGTTTAATCCCTTCAGATCTTCTTTGAGCAGTGACATCTGCTTGGTTACTTCTTCCTCAGAAGCTAAAGTATGTACAGCCAAAGCAGCTGACTCACCAATGTTCTTGTTCTGCTGCAGCTCTGAGTAGATAGATCTTACCCTGTCCATGGCCCGGTCAGATTTGAACCGGTTAGTGGCCAGTATTTCAATAGCATCGTCCAGGGCTCTCTTGGCAAATAGGGCCTGGATATGACCTGCTGATCCTTCTTTAAACAGGTCCGGGTTGATCAGGTCACCATATTTGTCTTTTAAAATATCAAAGTTCTTGCTGTACTCTTCTGCACGGTCAGCAACGCTATTGAAGTAAGCCTTGGTATCCTTGATGTTTTCTTCTGTAGGATCAATACCATAAGCTTCTTTTAACTGGTCTCCCTGGATATGGTCACCATAAGCACGGATCGTATCCAGCACCGAATCAATCATACCGGTCTTCTTGGCAGAAGAAATCAGGGATGCCAGGGCAGAGTCCTTGTAGTTCTGCCAGGTATACTGGTCACGGTTCTTCACCGCTTCCTGCATGTTGAAGGCAGCACCTTCCTGACCCTTGAAGTTGGCAATGGCGTTCTTGAAGAAGTTATTCGGATCCTGGTAGAAAGCGTTCAGGGTGCTGATCACGTCTTTACGCTCCAGGTCTATTTTGTTTCTTTGTTCTGAAGTAGTACGTACACGCTCCACACCCTTCTCCATACCATAGGTAAATGGAGACAGTAAGCGTCCAGTCAGGGCACCCATCAGGAAGGTCTGTGCTCCGGATATGGACTCTTCTTGTTTCACTGCACGGTCAAGGGACCTTCCATAAGAATATCCTTTGGCACCATGATACAGGTCATAGTAATAATCCTGGAGGGTGTTGTTGGATAAATCCTGCAGGATCTCCTGCACACCTTCGGAAGTCTCCCACTTGAAGATCCCTTTGGCAGCTGATTTGGTAGCTTCCCAGGCTGCAGCACGTCTTCCAAACGTAGCAGCAATGTCTGAGAACTTACCGGCAGCACCAAACATACCTTTTTCAAAAACCCTGGTGGTTTCCTGGCCAGCTACGTTACGGGTCACAGAGAACGTATGTTCTGCCATATCTCCCATCTCGTTTAAGAGCTTACGCTCACTGCCGAACTTGGAGAACAGGTTGTCAAACTGTATGCGGTTCATGGCCATCAGTACTCCAGAGTTCACCCAGAAGTTTTCCAGTCCTGCCTTGTAAGACATTTTCTGGATCTTATCTGCATCTGCTCCTACGGGAGCCTGCCCGTTCTGGGCTATATATTCATCTGTAAGTCTCTTGTTTAGATCACCATAAGTACCGGCAGCTTCCATGCGTGCCTCACTCATGGACATGTTGGCCTCAGAGAGTGCTCTCTTTAAACCACCGGCACCAATGTATCCCAGTTGGGCAGTACCTTTCAGCACATCAGCGGTTCTTCCCTCTTTCCAAGCCTGACGCAGGTCTAGGGCTTTCCAGGCTTTACCAATATCCTCACCTGTTTCAGAAAGCGGGATCAGTCGTTTGGCACCACTAAGCAGGTTATCCACCACTCGGTTTTCTTTCCAGATCTCACCCAGCTTGGTAAAGTCACGGAGCATCTCCTGGAACTTGATGGCACGGTTGGTGAATGCAGCTCCCTCCACGGCAAACTTGCCTGCAGAAAGAGCAGAGCTGGCACCCATGGTGAGCAGTTCCTCACTTAAGAACTGTGCAGTAGCACCCACGGCAAAGCCGGACTGCTGCAGCATGTTCCCAAAGAACTGTTTATTGAATATGCTGTTCTGTGATTCCGGTGTGGAATAGATAGCATACTTGTTCATGATCTCGTTCTGGGTATCATACATCTCCTTCAGGTCTTCCGGAGAGCCAGCCAGCTTGGATGAATCCCAGGAGAAGAGGGCATTGGCCATATCCGCCCAGCCTTCCCAGCCTGACTTAAAGGTCTGCCAGGCCAGCTTACCAGCACCCGCAAAGGCATTGCCTATCATGTTACCCCAGGTCTGACGGTATCCGTACTTGGACTCATTGTCCACGAAAGGATCAAAGCCTTCCTGCCTGTAGTAATCCGTGTTCACATAACGGTCAGCATTAGATCCTTTCCAGTCATAGAAGGTAGGAGCAGCCATGGTGGACTCACTCATTCCTTTGCGGGCAAAGTTGCTGAACGCACTGGCAAGTGGATCACCACCACCTGACTGGATCTGTGGGTTGAAATTCTGTGCATCCTGGAAGGGATTGACAAAATCCAGGATGGTCTTATCCGGAGTGATGAAGTTAGGTTTTACTTCATCAGGTATGTATCCAGCGTTAAACTGCATGAGGGTTTATCTTAGTAATTTGGTCTTTTGGTAGTTATCTATGATCTCCTGGGCATTGGTCATGTTACCCTGGCTTTGGTTGTTGTTCATGAACTGCTGCTGGCTGAGCTGGTTGTTCATCACAGAGCGGGAGAATAAACTGTGGATTTCATCCATTAATTCATCTGGGTTCTTGGCATCCGGCCCGAAGAAGTTGATCCGTTCACGGATCTCAGGGGCATCATTGTACTTGCCTGTCTTTGCATCCAGTGTCTTGTGATTGATGGTAACGTAGGCGTAAGTAGGATTGCTGGTATCATTGGGAACAATACTATACGAGTAACCTGCTGCTTCTAAGAGTGGATCAGATTTGATCTGCTTTCCCTTTAAGATACTTCCCCAGATATATTCACCTGAGTTGGATGGGAGTCCGGAGATAGTAGGGCCTTTGGCATCAGGGCTTAGTTTGATCTCTATGGTCTTACCGGCCAGTTTGTTCAAATCAAAACCATTTTCCCCCACTTCAGTCTTGTCTGTACTCTTTACAGGAGCAAAGGTTACTTCCAGGGTGTTTCTTCCGGTGTGCTGGGTAACAGAGGATACATACTTATGCAGGTCCTTATCTCCTAGTTTGCTGAGTTTCTGAACGGCATCTATCACATCACTTGATGCGGGCTGTCCGCCATCCATGATGGTCTCCATATTACCTGGACGGGCAGCTTCCTGGACGAGACGGTTACCACGTCCACCTTTTTCCCCGATCTCATAATCTATGATAGATCCGGCTTTACCGGTTTTGTTCTGGTAATCCTGTATGTTAGGCACGGTTGATTCAGCAAGTTTTCTAAAAGTATCAGAAAATTTGCTTGGATTCCCATAGATTTTTTCAACAGATGATAATTTCTCATTCATCCTGTAGTAAGTGGATGGATCCACATCTATATTCCTGTTTCCAACACGGATGCTCCAGCCATAAGTATGAGTTCCACCATAGGGATCCGCTGTCTCATGTGTAACTGCAGCAAGCTTATTCTGAAGGAATGCATTACCCATATCTTCTGCAGACACACTGATTCTTTTGCCGTGGGCATCTGTGATCACCAGATCTTTAAAGTGATTACCTATATCAGATCCATCCACCAGGGAACGGGTTCCGTCAGGACGGGTCACAATTAATTTTTGCAGCTGTGGATCTTTAGTGGATGCAAGAGCTTTTTGCATCAGCTCATTGTGTTTATCCTGGAGGTTTAAAAATTCCTGGCGTGACTGCAGTGCATTCTGATAGATCAGGTGACTTTGCAAATCTTCTGCACTCATGCCCAGGCCTCCGTTGGAGCTCTTGTCAGCAAAGTACTGCTTGGCATAGGCAAGCAATGCATTACGCATTCCTTCCGGACCCTTGATGTCCGCACCGGTCTTTGCTTTGAGTACATCTGTGATCTTATTAAGGGCAGCTGTTTCTTCATCGTTTCCATAAAGCTTTCCGCCCTGACGGTTAAATCTGTTGATAGCAGAAAAAGCCGTTACCACATCACCATCTGTAATGGTTCCTTTAGAACCGGAAGCCTGTCCCACCAGGGTATGCCCAAGGCCCTCCAGGGAGAAGATCATCTCATTGGAGCTGTTTAGTTTTTTTGTTTGTGAGGCACGGAACACATCTGCTGCAGAACCCTGGCTGGTATTATCCAGCGTATCCTGTCCACGGTAGGCTCCGTGTTCCAGTTCCGCTCCATATGGTCCGCCAGAAGATCCTGTACCGGTTCCTGATCCGGAACCTGATCCATATATAGGTTGACCGCTCTCATCATATCCAAGAACCCTGTTTTTAGTGGGATGGTCTTCATTCCACTGCTCTTTACGGTATTCCAGGGCCAGTTGTTTTTCCTGGATATTCAGCGTAGCGTTCTTGTATGCTATATCTGCGTCTTCTTTCCATACCGGGTTAATGACACGCTCTACCTTTTCATTACCTGCTGCTGCCACGGCCCAGTTGTGTACCGAGCGGGAAACAGAAAGGCTCTGAAAATAGTGGTCCGGGCTGGACTTGATATTCTCTATAGTAGAAGCAGCATCTTTGGCATTGTCTGTGGCAATACCATCAAAGCGTTTCTGTACCTGAGGGATCAAATCATTTTCCAGATGGTCCTTGAACTGAACAAGGTCATTGAGACGCTGTTCCAGGGTTGAGCCCTTGGGTATATCCCCCAGCTTTTTGAATGCTGCAATCTTGTTGTTGGTCTCTTCCAGATTTGACTTCAGTGAGCTAAGTTGAGAAGTAGCAGCACCCCTCATATCATGCACGACATCCCTGGCCACGTAATCCATAGCCTGGTCATCAGTAATGCCGGGATGCTGTTGCTGTACGAGTTTGATAGCCTGTTCTTTTTCCACTATCCCTTTTACCCGATGCATGTCCATCATCTGCGGGGTCATGTGTGCCTGTGCCCAGGTCTCAAAGGTTCCGATAGCTTGCTCCCCGTTGGTGTGCTTGATGAGCCATTGGCCGGACTGTTCGTCCCATTCCCTTTTCAGGTCAGCCTTCTTCATCTCATCATCCCAGTAGGCAGTCTCGTTCATAAAGGGCACGAACCTTCTTTTCTCCAGGTTGTTCCAGGAGTTGTCATCACTGCGGTCCAGGTTCTTGATCTTATCCAGGCCATTCTGCAAATACTGCATGGCTGTATCTGAATACTGATCCCGGTCCTCTTTATTTTTGGAATCACGAAGCCTCATGCCTTTCTGCATCTCGGTCATGTAGGACCGTGTGAATGTAGCATCCTTGAGCATCTTGTCATCCTGCCAGAAAGGAGCAAACACGTTATTGGCAGCATCCACGTTCTGCTGCATGGAAAGGTCTACACTTGATAAGTTTTTCAGCTTATCCTGCGCTTCCTTTAAATACTGGTCACGGGCTTGTATGTTCTGGTTATTGGAAAGTGGAGCATTCAGGATAGAATCATAGGCAGATTTAACCTGGGAGTACCCTTGTTCATACATCTGGGTCTTCCGGTTCATCATCTGCTGGAAGAAGCCAAAGTTGGGTTGGTATAAAGGTAGATCAGGAATCTGATCTGTTACTTGTGGAAGATAAGTGGCCATATGGGTACACTAATAATATAAGAAAATTTTATAAGTTTAGGAATAAACCTTTGAGGTTTATTGGTATCCGTAAGGGGATCCGTAGCCATTTCCACCCATCATACCCATGCGTCCCATCATGCCCATGTACTGGGCAACGTAGCGGGCAGAGTCAGGGATGCCATCCATGTTACGGTCTGTATAGGTTACACGCTGACCCTTAGTCATTTCATAAGCATGTTTCTTGGCATACTGATCATCCATGCCCTGTGCAATACCTTCATTGTAGAAATCCTGGTAGGTCTTCTGCTGGGTTGCTCCCTGTGAGGTTCCATTGTAGTCCTTACCACCTTTGAAGACAATACGGCCTGTAACGGGATCTGTGAAGTAATACGGGTTGGTATCATTGATCATACCCAGCATGGTGCGGTTGTTCCAGGCATTCTCCTGGGCACGGAGCAGGTCATTATCCAGCTTCATCTTGCTGTTATCATACTGCTGGTTGGCAATCACGTTACCTGTGTAAAGGTTCTCTATGCCCCTTGTTTTGGCTTCCTGGAGGCGGTTCATGATGTCCGCATCAATGCCTGCAAACTGGTTTGAGGTCTGCACGTTCTGGGAGTCATAACGGCTCATGATGTTAGCAGCATTCTGGGCAGCCTGTCCTGCTACCTGTGAGTTACGGGCGGCAATAGACTGAGGTCCGGAGAACTGGTTGTTATACATCATCTGTGTATTCATCTGCTCCGCGTTGCTTGCCAGCTCCCTGTTCGGATCATAGAAGGTTGGAGTAGGAGTTACGGCAGCCACAGGTGCTTCCCATGGAAGATACTTCTTAAGAGCTGCCCTGTTGTTAATCCCCTGCATCACGGTCCATTTATCCGGAGTCATGTAATCATAGGGCGTGTTCTGGCGATAAGGATTGAAATCACCTGGATGGGCCATAGGATTAAGTGGGGTGACATGCAACTCCTGTGGAGTGAGCGTCTGTGGGATAATAGGACCTGTCTGACGCTGTGGAATCTCCAGGGGTCCTGGACGGTTGAATACCGGATCCATCTGACGCACACCAAACATCCCATCAGAGTAAGCATTCTTTAGCTTGGCCATTACATCAGGAGTAAGGATACCGTCAATAAACTTACCATTGTCTGTTAAACTTTTCAGGTATGGATCCTGTAAACCTTTTTTATTTAAGCCGTATTCCTGCCACATCTGCTTTACTACCTCCGGATTATGCCGAAGCATGTGATCATAGATTACTTGCTGGGCAGCGGCATTGCTCATCTTGCTGATGCCGGGAATCACACTCTCCCAGTTATCCAGGTAGTCATTTCCACGGTTGTACTTGTTATCTTTCTTGGTAGGTGTATACCGGCCTTCAGGGGTTTTACCACCCTGGTAAGGATCAATAGGGTCAGGAGTATCACCCCCGCCATCAAAACGGGGAAGCTGTCCGCCAAAGGCAAACTGGCTCTGTGGTGCCACCTGGTCTATAGTGCCTCCAATAGTAGGCTGTGTTCCCTGGTTGATTCTATCCAGGTAGGTCTGTGCCATCTCCGGAATGCCCTGAGGAAATCCCTTTTTAGCTTCCTGCACGAGGGCCAGTTGTGACAGCTTGTTCTGGTAGTTATCCATCATCATCTGGGCTGTGCGTTTTTCCATAGGATCCGCGTTCTTGTCATCCAGGATAGCTTTGTATTTGTTTACGTCATACTGTTTGGCCAGTTGAGCAGGTGTGTACTTTTTATTGCTGTCAGCAGACTTGCCAAAGGCTGTAAGCTCCTGGCCGCCCATCTGCATCTTCTTGGTATCTGAAAAGATGAAGGAGCCATCAGGCAGGTTCAGTGGCGTGCCTCCCTGGGAGTGCCTGTTGCCTCCAATGGTGAAGTGCTCGTTCTGTCCGTCCTTGTCAAAGTCACCTACAACGGTTTCTCCTTTCTCTGCCTCCACGTTGGCTATTTTACGATCCACAGGAGCAAGGGTCTTGCGGATATTGATGTCTTGGTCATCACCTGTGCCAAAGATGCTTTTGGAGATGCCCAGATCCAGCCCAAAACCCAGTTGCCCGCCAAAGGCTTTGTAGGCCAGGTACTGTTGTGGATTAGCCTGTTTATTACGAGCAATGAGTTTATTGATTGCATCCGAGTCATCCTGGGAATACATAGGTACTTCACCCGGCCGGGCAATATTTCTTTGCAGGATCTGGTTAATAGCTGGATCATTCTGTGCATGGAGTAGGGCAATGTCAGCTCCGCTGATGTTATTGCCACCATAGGTCCTGTAATAAGGAGAGATATTAAAATCACTTCCATTATGGGCCCATCCACCAACGTAATCAGCATAATCCTCAAAGCTATTCCAGGCAAAGCCATTTTTATTGGCATTGTTAAACTCCTGGCGTGTTATCTTCACTCCGTTTTTTCCAAGGTATACATTGGGATCATCAGTGGCACTGTAGTTCTTCTGAGCTACCTTACCACCTTCTGCCATAGAAGGCACTCTCTTTATCTTTACTTTTCGTGTCATTAGGGTACTATGTTGATTTTATAAAAACTCTACTTCACCACCGGATTTAAGGAACTGCTGCAGCTCATCATCGGTCATTTCATATTCACCACCTTGCTCGTAGGTGCCTGAGGCCAGTTTTGCAGCAATGGATGTGCGGTTGCTCCAGTTGGCAGCTTTCTCATTGGGCCTCTCATATAATTTACCAAAAACATAGGCAGCCTGCTCTGCAGTGGAAGTATTTTTTAAACGGTCAAGTGCCTTGGTGCCTTCACCAGGTTCCACCAGCACATAATCCAGTTGAGACTTGGTATCATAAGGATCCCGGTTGTTCTCTTTGGCCCAGTTAAGAAATCCCTGCCAGCGTCCGTTCACGTCCCACTGTGCAAGACCACGGCCTGCACCACCTTGCTGGATGGCAGTAGGCTTCAGCCCGGATTCCTGGTAAAGGTTTCCAATGATGCCTGCAGCAATGTGGGAAGGAAGACCCTTGTCTTTTACGTAGTAGTTATAGGCTTCCTTGGTCCTTTCATTGACGCTGACATTCGGATTGCTGTTAAATCCTGGATAGGTCATGGGAGAAGCGGGGAGATGCATTCCGGGGATCTCCGGATTCACAGGCGCAGTGGTGGACGTATTGCCCATGAAGCTGGGTGTATAGCTAAGCTCGTCTGCCACATATCCTGCCGCTGCTTTTGGAAGCTCTCCGCCCTTTTCCTGTTTGGGGTAATACTTCCCGTTAAACATTCCGTAGGGGGATTTGGCTCCCAGCTGGTCGGGACGGAACATGCCATAGGCAGAACCAGTGACATTGTAATCACCACGCATTCCGCTCTGGGACCCGTCTACTACAGAAAAGACCTGGTCAGAGGTCATGTGATCCCTGAGGTAATTTTTCATGTAATGGTTCTGCTGGATGTTGTTGATGGTATTACCCAGCATGTCCATAGAGTTCAATCCATTGGCTATAGAAAAAGGATTGGCTAACTGATTCAGGTAACCGCCAGCAAAGTTGCTGGCACCTATAGCAAACTTCCTCAGTGCTGCATTGAATGCAGAGGGGCCTGGCTGTTGCTGCCCCTGTTGATTTTGTGGGTTGGACGGATCTCCCAGTCCCAGGGCATCTGTATCAGCCTGGGTGACATAGCGTGGATCCGCTCCGTTGACAAGTCCTTTATCATCTATATAGGGACCGCCATCTGCTTTCTTCTTACCAAAGTTTTTGGCAAAATTGGCCATGGATACCACGTGGGATGAATAATCTCCCTGGTGTGCCATCACATGGTGGGCAGCTTCAGAGACACTCATGTGATGCTCTTTGGCCCACTGTGTGAATCTGCCCTCATGGGATTTCTTTATGTGAATTTTCTTCTTCATTATCTGGAGCTCAGTAAAGTCTTGGTATTATGAATCTTCAGGATCATCTTAAGCTCTCCTGAAACAAGTTTTCTCAGGAATACTCTGTTAGAGTAGTGACGGAACTTCTTGTGTTCTGTAGGAGCCTTGCTGTAATTGACATAGGCAGGGTTGATCTGGTAGACGTACCCGTTTGCTTTGGTGATGAACATCGGTTTTTCCACTCCGGAGAACTCACCACGGTCTTTAGTGATGTCCCAGAACTGGTTAAACCTGTACCGGTTCTCTTCCTTGGAATAAAGAATGTCAATAGTGGATCCGCTTACTTTAGGATACTGCAGGATGGCCACCGGATCATTCTTGGGTTTGAGGTTCAGCCTCAGCATACCGGATACCTGCTCTGAGTTGTATACCACGGCCCGGTCAAAGTTGTTATCCAGCACATGGAACTTATCCTGGCCATTGTTGTAGTATTTGTAAGATTCCAGGATGTATTCCACGGATCTGACAGTGTTGACCTGCTGGCCAGTGGAAGCCACGAACTCCACTTCAAAAGGATAATCCACCCCATAGAAGTTGCAGTAGGAGTCTGTACGCACGTTGTGTTTCCAGATAGAATCCACGCTAACAGTGGCAAAGTGATTCTTTCCGGGAAGCACCCCTGTTGGGAACCAGTCATGGAACGAGAGCCATTGTTTTTCTTTTGGATCGTAGCTGACGGTCCAGGAAGCATCCTCAAAGTAGTTAGGATCTCCAAGGATTATCTTGGTCAGGATGGGGACCACTTTGGTTATAGCCGGGTGATCCACGGTTATGGCCGGGTGATATACAGTAACCGCAGGATGGTATACGCTTGTAGGAGGACATGGGATATTCTCCACCGCATCCTGGATGGAAGTATCCACTACACCAGTGGCTGAAATATACAGCCTGCCCCCTGTTACGGTTGCATAGTTCTGCATGAGTGCCTGGATGGAAGCATCGGAAGCAGCTACCCCGGTTGCAATCGGGTAGATCTTGATGCCTGCAGCTTTTGCTTGCTGGGCAAGCTGATTGGCACGCAGATCATCTACGCCTACCTGGTAGTAATCATCGTTTCCGGAAGGCATGGCATCTGTGATCAGAATGATCATCTTCACAGCTCCACTCCTCCAGGTTCCCAGGTTCTTGCCATGAAGGGTGGTGTTATTGATGGCAGCATCCAGTGCTACGTCTGTAGGCTCCGGAATGCCTCCACCATCCTCCGCATAAAGTCCGTTCACAGCTGTTTGAAGCTCTGTGAGATTATTAGAGGTGTTCAGAGGTATGGCAATCTGGTCATCATTTACCAGGTTGGAGAGCGTCATGCTTCCGTTATAATACTCATTCACAGTAATCAGGCCTACACGGTAGTCATTATTGGACTTGGTAGAAAGAGCCTGGGCAATGTTTACCACTGAGGTCTTGAGATTATCAATGGTAGAACCCATGGATCCGGTAATGTCCAGGACAAACACCATGTCAATGGGGGGATTGCAGGTAGCAGGACTGGGAACCAGCTCTGTGTATGCATCACTGATGGTCTCCGTATAGGCTGCTTGTACGGTTTCTGTCCAGGCTGGTGATACAGTGACTGTAGTGGTGCCATGAGGAATACCAAATCCGTAAACCGGATCATAGATCACCTCACTGGACGTACACCTATAGTCTTTTTTACAGAAATATACAATATCATCCGTGTTGTCATAGATCACCTGGCAGCCAACACCAATTACCGGGTTATCATAATACTGATAGTTTGGGAACTGACGCAGCAGCTGGCTTGGCAGGTACTGGGAGAACCACCACTTGTTGCCATAGTTGCTGATCTCTTCCAGGCCGCTGGAGAAATTGAAGATCTTTCCTGCTTCCTGGGACATATAGAACACACCGTAGGTCGTAGCAGTTACGGCATACTTATGCTGGCAGGCACCATACTGGTACATGCGGTCAGAGTTGGTAATGCTCTGCAGTGGCTGGTTGAATAATCCTCCATCCCCCACAGTCACCTTTATGCCTGCATCGGTCTGGAAACTGTCCACGCCCATGAACTGTACCGGGCTGTCATTTTTCATCATGATCAGGGCACCGCTCCGGTTGATGGACTTCACAGAGGTTACCGGGGAAGGAAAGTCCTTATAGTTGTTGGGAAGAAAACTCTTCCAGTTGTCTTTCTTTTGTTCCAGCTCCTGAGGGAGTGAATACATGATCCGCTTCGGGTAGTAGCTGTAGCAGGCTGCATCCGCAGGATCATAATCCCTTGGAAGGATATTACCCCAGGAGATGTAGGAGTTGAAGAGCCTTGTATTACTCAGGGAATAATCATACTTATAGTAGTTGCCGCTCTTGATAATATCACTGCGGAACATGGTGGTCAGGTCCGAGTATCCATATGGATCATAGTGACGCTTGTTGTCACTGTCATCCCAGTCACGAAGGGCCAGGTTCACTTCACTTTCCACAAAGAAGTCGCGCACTCCTGAGTTGAACAGGTAGAAGTAACCCTTCTTCACATAGGTAGCAGTGGAATCCCTGGCATCCAGGACACGGTAATTGGAGGAGACCTTTAAGATGCTACGGTTATACTGCTCATTGTTAACCCAGAATCTTGGGTAAGGTACGTTGACATAGAGCGTATAATCATACTGGAATTCATCCGGCATGTCAAAGAGCCAGTCATAGAAATAGAAGAAGGAATTTTTCTCCGTGAATCGGTTGATGTACGTATCTCCGCCAAAGAGAATATCAGAAGTGAACTTCTGGTTCCTCACTGGAAGAGTGCGGATGATCCCACTCATGATAGGCAGCTGCTTGATGGAATCTATCTGTCCGTACTGGGCGGATAAGTTCACTTTAAGCCCTACATAGTGTGAGCTGATCGGGGTAGTGAAATTCTGATACAGATCCACTCCGGCTTCAGAGAGGAGTTTACGGCTCTGATCCTGGGTAGAAGGATCCGGAACTTCACTGCCGGTTTGAACAATCACAGAAGCCCCACGGAAAATATTATTCACCTGGTACTTGCTGTTGAAAGTCTGCAGGTTATCTGTCAGGTAGTTACTCTTGGTAATGAGCTTGCGTGTCTGACCTTCCTGGGCAGCCTGGTAACTGTCATAGAATCCATGACTGACATACTGGGCTCCATACTGCACCTTTGGGATGAGGGTACGCATCAGGGAAAAGAACTTCTCCTTTTCCAGCTCTGCAAACTTGCCAATGGTAGTGATGAGGCTTACAGCTGCAGCAGCAAATTCAATAGCCTGTACACCCCATGTAGCCCAGTTTGCAATCTGTCCTGCCGGATCAGAATCCACCACGCCATAGAAGTCCAGTGGCATATAGGGAAGCGGAGGAAGTGGACCTATTTTTAATCCAATGGGATAGTCTTCTGTAGCTCCTATATCTATACCACTGGTAAAGGAATTAAGCGCACTCAGGACTCCTATAATGTCTCCAATTACGTCATCGGCATTAGTAGTCAGCTTAAACTTAGGATGCTTGTAAGGGGTCTCAAAACGCCCCACAGCGGTACCGGAAACTTCCCCATAGATCTTCAGCTCTTCTGCTGACAGAAAAGGCTTGTTAAAAGTGGTCTCCGGAGAGTGAAAAGAGAAGATGTCCTTTTTATACCCACTCAGCTTGGAGGAGTGTGCATTGGCAGCACCATTGTCTCCCTTCTGTCTTTCAGGGGTCAGGAAGCTGTCTGCACGTAAATCGTTATAAGGGTAGTTCTGAAACAGGCCCTGCATGTCAGTGTTACCGGTGATGGTATACTCCCGCATGTTATTGATAATGCCTTTGGCAATTACAGTCTTCTGCCCTTCCCTGGAGCCACGCAGGATCTCGTATCCTACAATGGAGGTAATAGGGTTCCCGTTATCATCCAGCGGGTGGGTGATGTTCTCAAACTTCACGCCCAGGATCGTAATAGTTGACCCGTTATCAGAGAAGTGCGGAACCAGGGAGTTATCTGGGAACTTATGATGCCGGATATGTTTACCACATAGATTTCCCCAGATCTCCGGTTTGTCATCCGGGTAGATCTCAGAGCTCTGCCAGTATCCCATTTGACCTTCCATGACAATAGTACCACCATCAGGAGTCTGTGTGGCAGTATTGGCGGTCACGGAAGCCGTGTTATATACCTGCCATCTCTGTGGCGTACTACCATCATAAGAAAGCTCTATGGCATCTGCATTGGTGACCAGTGCCAGATCATCTGTGAGCGGAGCACGTCCTGGAATATGAGCAGAGGCTGTACGGTCCCCTGTATTATAAATCCAGCGGATAAAGAAGGGGTACTGCTCATCCCTCATGTAAGAGGCTTTGTTTCCACCCTTGAGGTAGTAATCAGCAGGGTATTTTACAGCCACCCACTTGGTGGTGATCTTGTTGGCCTGTGGCTGGTAGTTCAGCTCCTGTTTGGGATAGATGCCCAGACGAAGCAGGTAGCTTCCCACGCCCCAGATACTGTCTGATTTTTCTATGGCTGGTGTACGCAGCGGGATCAGGCTGATGGGAATAGTAGGCAGGGAATTATCAATGGTATCAATATAGATCGTGCTCTGGGCAGTAGAGTAGATACCCAGGCGTTTTACCACAGTGTTGGCATTTACTGTGGAAATGATCACCACTTCCATCTCATCAAACTCCGGATCAGTGCCGGTAACGGATAACTCCAGGGAACCTGAGAGGTTCTCATGGGAGAACAGGGGCTGCTCAGGGGAAAGCACCAGGTAATCTGTTACCCGGATTTCATTCACCGTGTATGCAATAGCCACCTGGTAGGTACCATTGGCAAGGGTGCCGGATCCTTTTCCTTTCTTCAGCCCGAGTGTGGGGATAGTTAATAACGGAGCCAGTCTGAGGGCCTCGATGTCCAGCTGTGAAGTATTGGTATCAATATAGCAGCCGCCACTCAGGACCTTCTGCTGCACGTAAGGAGGATTGTCCAGGTTCATGCAGCGGTCCGGGTTCAGGGCATCACTCCAGTAGATCTTGCGTCCACAGTTGAAGGTTTGCCGGTACACACCTGTGATCAGGTTGGTACGCTTAAAACCCAGTCCGGGATCGTTTACTACTTTGATATAGCTGCACTGGGCTTCATTGAAGATACCGATCTCACAGCTGGTATCATCTGTGGTAAAAATAGCCCACTCATCTCCCAGCAGAGGGATCGAGCCAATATAGGTGTAAGGAAGCTGTACGCACCTGAGGTTACTAGGTTCATTACCCAGTACACCCTTCTGCCCGTCATGGGAATTGTTCACTGCATTACGGGCATGTGTCCATACACCCTCTCCCAGGAAGCTCTCATTGTAGTCTTTATTGAGCCCCTTGGAGAAGAGGTTGGTAACAGCGTTGGAAGTAGAATTATTTTGGGATGGTTGGCCTGGCATGGGATTATCTTACGACGAACATGGAAACAAATCGTTTGTAATAGGCTTTACGGTTCATGTCATGGACTGCCTGCAACTCCTGGAAGTCAGGGGTGTTGACAATGGTGTAGGCATTGTTACGGGCGGGACGTATCCGCTGCTCTATGAGCTGGAGACGCTGTACCACATCCTCACCATTCATATACAGGTTTTCCAGGATCCGCTGCTTGAGGGCATACTCATAGTACTCGTTCACCAGTGGGTGATCCAGCACCAGCAGGTTCCCCTCATCATCTTCCAGGGCTCCCTCATAGGAGATATAGAGCTTCCCGGTCTGCAGTCCGTTCACATAAATGAAGTTGTTACGGATCTCCGCTACGTTCCGGTGATGACGTGTAAAGGCATTATGCTGGAAAAGAGGGTCTACTTTTTTATCAGGACGGAACGCCAGGTGCTCAAATTCATCATAGGAGCGGAATTCCCAGCCTACCTTATGAATAACAGTGAAAGTATCTCCGCATTCATTGGTAAATACTTTGTCACATCTGCAGAAATCAAAATCATCCGGATCAATACCTTCTTTATCTGCACACGGATTGGGTTTATGACAGTGAGTACACGTAGTATCACAGTTAAAAAAAGCTCTTGCATCTTCTTTATGGGTTCCTTGTATTTTGGGTTGTATAATCTTGTAATGGGAGCACAGAAGGGCATAGTTCAGTACGTAGAAATCATCCGGCAGCCTTGCCTTACCATGGTTGATCTCAATGACATCCTGCTTGGTCTTGTATATTCTCAGACCCAGTTCATAGTTCACCCGCTGGGCCACTTTAATGAGTTGTGCGTGCTGGATCATGCTTTCTCCTGCATACATCTGTAAATCCAGCATCACCGCATCTATCAGTTCATCAAAGGTTCTATAAGTAAGTTCAGTCTTCATGGATTAGCGGGAAGGATTTTGTTTGTCATGGGTAGGATCTACAGGGAACTGCATCATCTGCCCCATCTCCTGGAGAACATGGGTTTCCAGTTCACCCAGCAGGTATTCGGGGATATTGCAGTACTGACTCTGGCGGGGCATACAGCCATCATCACCGCACTCAAGGCAGGTGTAGGCAGAGATGTCATCTTCAAAAATGCCTTCTATCCTCACCGCATCCCATTCCAGGTTGGGGAAGTACAGGTAGTCATTGATGAACCAGTAATAAAGGGTCTTGTTGTACTTGAAGTTCTTCTGTCTGGAGAGCCTGAGGTAATCATTGGGAGTGGTAGCTTCTACTTTGAAGGAGCCGTCAATGGAGGTTACCGCCCGGATCAGCGGGCCCCAGTAACCCTCCATGAAGGAAGGGAGTTTATCTTTAGTGCGTTTAATGGTGCAGTCAGAAGTAAGTCCGGTACATTGGGCCGTGATCTTATCCACTTCTTCCAGCTCCACAAAGTCCAGCGTCTGAAATATGCTCTGGAACTTCATGAGCTTGAAGGCTCCATCTTCACGCTTCATCAGCCAGGCTCCGTGCTTGAGCACAACGGAGTAGATGTAACGGTCCGTCAGGAACGCATCCTGGTTAACGGATTTGAGATTATTACGGATCCTGGAAACAACATCTCCAATCGTTTTTCTGCTCATAGGGTTTAGGTAGGTTAGCTGAGGTCAAACTCATCATAGTCTTCCAGCCTCAGTAGGGTCTCTTTCTGTATGTGTTCTTTGTAGACTTGCTTGCGGAATATGCGGGATACCTTTACCAGGTTGTCCACCATCACGTATTGTTTCCACTGCTCCGGATAGGTGCTGGCCACGGTCCTCTTGAAGTCCCTTACCGCTGTAAATCCCCAGAGCTCATGAAATCTAAAGTGATACTTGGTCTCAAAATTCGTGTAGAAGATCTTGGCCACGTACTGGTCAGATTCCCAGTTCTTGTTCTGTGTCTTTACTCCGTAGACCCTGGACTTCTTATAGTCCGTGTTCTCCCCGTGCTTGCGGGGACATGTCCCGATAAAAATAAATCCCAGCTGCTCCGGTAGCTCAATGCCGTCACGGGAAGAAATAACTTCCTGCCACATGGCACCATTCACTGCTTTCACCACTTCTTTGATCTGCTGGTTACTGAGGTGCTTGTACTTGGGATACTTTTCCCTGAACCGTTCACAGAACTCATTATTGAGTAGATTCAGCTTTTTGGGACGATAACGGGGAGCAGAGAGATCTGGTGCTTTAAAGGGCTTCATCTACGGATGCTACATTATAATTTACAAAAAATCTTATAGGTTTCCTAACTAAACCTCAGGGGTTTACGAACATCCGTAACCGGGACAAAAGTCCTGCAGATGATCAGGGCATCATCTCTCATGATGTTGAATCTTCTGCAGGCACTGTTGACTCCGTACTTCTGTATATGGTGATATATTTCTTTGTGATTGAGTTGTGAGAATTTATTCATAGTAAGAAAACTGACCCACAGGGCCCTTGGTCTCATTATGCAGTTCAATGATACCACCACGCTTGTTGCCAAACCATTTATGATCATCATGGTAACGGTCTTTCCTGCACAGGGAAGGAAGGACTTTAACGGTTAACCCGTTGAGTTCATCCGTGGTGAGGTATTCAATCTTCTTTTCCTTGTGGTAGTGACCTGTGTAAACCACCCGGTACTTGGTCTTTCCCCACATTTCCGGGAATTCAGTGGCAAAGGCTGCAAAGGATTTGCGGGTATCAAAGTCCCCATGCTCCAGACAGATCATGGAATTACCATACTGGATGGCCTTACGGGTGGCATAGCCAATGTTCCAGGTGATATGGGGATCAGTGATCTGCCGGGAAAGGGCATAGGCAATGTGTGCCTCCGTAAGTCTTGAGTGATTACCTGGGATGTATACCACTTCCAGTTCATTACAGAACTGCTTTAAGAAGTTCACACTCCAGAACATCAGCTCGAAGGCCAGCTGGAAGGCTTCATAAGCTCCCATGCTGTTGGCAACAGGAGTGCCTGAAGTAGTGGTGCCCAGCCAGGTATCCATGTTGACCAGGTCCCCACCCAGCACAAAGATGATCTTGTCCAGGCAGAAGGAATGGTAGGATTTATAGATCAGCTGCTGGATGCAGGTCTTTACAGAGGCTTCAATGGATCCGCCATGCTCGATCACTTCTTTTCCTACGTGGATGTCCTGAAGGGACAGGACCGCACAGGTATTATCCGTGAACTTTTTATTGATGTGATTTTCTGTTACAGGGGTGTACTTCAGCTGCAGATCCTCCAGGGCGGTACGGAGGATGTCAACCGGTTCGGGTTTTTTCTGGGTGACCATGGCCGATACCAGCCAGTAGCCCTTATGTTCTTTATTCCAGTAGGTGGCAAGCTTCCACTTGCTCTTGTCAATCTTTAGGATCTTCTCAATCTCCTCAGCACTCTTTGGTTCGGTAAAAGAGATGGCCTTCAGTTCAGCAGTACCATCATCCAGGTTATGCTTACTTTCTATGACCTTGGGTTCTTTGTTGAGGACAACACCTCTTTCCTGGAGGGTACGCACGGACTCTTCAATCAGGGTACGCTCATCTTCCTGCTCCTGGATCTTCTTTTGGATGAGATCCTTCAGCACATCATCCAGGTCATCCTGGAAGATCTCCTTCACCAGGCGGATCTGGTCTTTTACATTCCTGTATTTTTCCAGGGTAATGTCCAGCTTGGCTGCACAGAACTCATCTGACTTCTTCCACTTCAGGGAGTCATAGACAAGGTTGATCAAATTCATTAGGGTAAGGGGTTAGTGTATGCTTTCTTATTCTACAAATTTACTCTCTAAAATCACGGTTTTTCTGTAGAAGTTATGGACATGTTGTAGACATAAATAAGTAACCCCGGAGACTCGCTCTACCGGGGTACTTGGGGTTCTGTATAAAACCAACAAAACACAGAACTAATTTTTTAAGGGTTTGCAGTTCCTCCTGAGGTAGATCCTGAGCAGGTACATCCACCTGTGATGGTGACAAGGGATGCTGATTTTGTAGATGTATCATAAACAACCTCAGCTACTTTTTCAAGACATCCAATAGCAGTAGCGGCACTTCCACGGACACAGTTTACCGTAATAGGTACATCAATTAAATCTACCTGGGTACCATCTGTCTTGGTAAAATCATAGGCAGATGGATTGGCAACAGGGGCTGTGCCGTCTTTCCAGGTCTGTAATTCCAGGGTAATACTTCCTGATGTCATAGTAGAGTACCACCAGGAATGGAGTCTTATTTTGATCACAGAAGGTAGACTTCCATGATCTGCTATAAATTGCTTGAAGTTGACCAGGATGGCCTCAACACCTCCACCTGAAGTATTATCTCCCCCCCAGTTCAGATAAGGTGTAGTAGCTGGTTTGCTATAACCCACCCAGTTGGTATTGGCAGTATAGTCAATATCCTGGTCTGTTCCGGTAGTTACAAAACCGGTACCAGTATCCATATCAGTACCACCATTATTGTTTTTATAACGGATGACCATATAGTCAAATGGATCCAGTACAGCCAATGCGCCAACATTAAAGGTAGCTATGGTGCTTTTATTGGTGGGAGTACATTCACATTGAACACTGCCCTCATAGGCTTTTGAAGTATCTACCCCTGAAATTACAACAGGACTGGAAGTAGGATTAGGATTGACCGTAGTATAAGAAGCATCTCCCACTGCACGATATTGTACAATATATCCATCTGCAGGGGGTACGGCAGGAGCGGTAAATGATATGGTTAGATTGGCCATTGTTATGATGATAGGGCTGCTGTGAGGTTAGTCACCGGATCACAGACAGGTATGGTGGTTGTTATACTTTGAATAGGACAGATCTTCAGTGTTGTACCGGCATTGATACTTAATCTGATCTGGTAAGCTGTGCCCTGGTTAAGTCCTGTAAAACTTCCGGATATAGTGGAGCTTAATGCAGGATTCTGAAAAGAAATGATCCCATTACTGCTATCCAGTAGTTCTATATGCACTGAAGTAATACTTTCTCCTGGATTGGGAAAGGAATAGTTCACTGCAGTATCTGTGGCCGATAGGGTAACTACCGGGCAGTACATGGAAATCACTGTGAAAACCGTACTGGGGGAAGGTCCTCCCACCGTGCAGTTACTCAGAATTCGGATGTCATAGAAGACATTGCTTTCCAGTCCTGGGATACTGTATGTATTTGTTGTGGGGCTTACTGATCCTGCTGCTATCCAGGCACTGTCTGATTGTTTTTTGTAATCAATCTCCTGGGAGATGCAGTTCCCATTGGTTGCTGGTGTCCAGTTAATGGTTGCAATAGGATTAGACATATCTTAAGCTACTACAGCACCCAGCGTACAAGGTGCTGGATTGGATTCAATATATGAGTTGGTATGGCTTCCATCACTGAAAACGTAGTAGTAACTACAGCTATAACCACCTGAGGTATTAGCAGTACTGCCTATATAGGTTTTTATACCGATCTCACAGATGCCTCCAACCAACTTCCTATTAATACCATTACAGGTAGGGGCAATGGTAAAACTAATCTCAGGGCAGGTAAAGCCACTGCCACAATCACTTTGTACAATGCCTTCATAACTCACCGAACTATCCGCTACGGTAATAAACACGGGAGCTGTAGTTGGATTGGGCAAAACCCTAGTGTAGGTGCTGTCACCTACTTTACGGTATTTTACAATAAAACCATTGGCAGGCACAGGATTGGGAGGTATAAAGGATACGGTTAAGGTAGCCATGATTAACGGGAGGGTGTAGTTGTATTTACAAGACTATTCAAGTTCCCGATAGCACCATCAATGGCCTGGAGGATTGCATCCAGACGGGCACTGCCTGTGACACCAAGATTGGTCAGATTACCTGTATGGTTGATACATTTATCAGCATATAGTTCTTCACAGTATTCAGGGTCAGCACAGACATTCACCAGTGGTGTAGTATTGCATCCGGAACAGTTGGCTACTGGTGAGAATGTAAAACCTGCCATTAGACCAGTTCCTGATGGAGTAGTAATGCTCACGCTACCGGAAGCACCATGCCCCACGATAGCAGAGATCTGTGTATCACTGATGACCATGAAGGAAGCCACCGGAATACCACCCAAAGTGATGGCAGTAGCTCCTGTAAATCCTGAACCAGTAATCAATACCAGGGCACCTGCACCTGCCAGAGCAGGTGTGATCGTGCTTACAACAGGGCCTGTTGAACCTCCGGATCCTCCGGCTGAATAGTCGTAATAGATATTTCTTTTAAACATTGTTATGCAAGAGTGGCAGTTACATTAGAAGGAGCATTACAACTTAGGGCAGTACCAGTAACCGATACAACTACAGATTTATTACAGGTGAGCGTACCATCGGTTAAGCAGCTGTCTAAAGTCAGGCTATAGTTACCGGTAGGACTTAATGGTGTAGAAGCAACATTGATACTTATCGGATCAGTAGATGCAGCAGCAGTAGCAAGTTTTATATACGTGGTATAGCTTCCACCAAGACCATCAGTAATAGTTAGTTTGGCCCCATTTACAGAACAGTCTGAGAATCCATCCGGAATAAAAGTATAACCGGAGAAAAATAATTTCAGGGTGGCACCATTGTCTGTGATATTAGCAACGAAGCTCACAATCACATCTGCACAGGTTTTCTTGCAGCAGGTCATCACGCTTTTTACAGCACCACGTATGTCACAGATAGCCAGCCACATATTATTCAGGGAATCCGCAACCGTTGCGGGGGCAGATTTCCAGCCACTGATAGCACTCATGTTCCCGGATCCGGAGAGCTGGGTATCTGAGTTTATGTTAGCGCACTGCTTTGATACGGCACCCAACAGGTCAGCACCTTTTCCGGTAGCTGTCTGCAGGGCACAGAACTGGGTGATCAGTTCCTCCACAGCACTATCCAGTGCGATGGGAGTGGAACTGGTAGCCAGACATCCTGGAGCAACGGTGGGGAGTGTGGTGCTGCTCTCTTTATTTTCCAGGGTGGAGAGCCTTCCTTCATGGTTGGTCAGTGTGTTACCCTGTGCGGTTACAGTGGAAGCCAGGGAACATACTTTGTTACCAATGGCTTTAACGTAATCAGAGATACCAAGTGTGGTTACTGTATCTCCATTGGTATCTGTAACCTGGAAGCAGGATGCAATGTTTACATTGACTTCTGCAGGAGTAGCCGTACTGCCTCCAAGGGCACCAATGGCATCCTCCAGGGAGCAGACTTTATTGATCAGAAGGGTGATAGCAGTAGAAAGGTTCTTGGATGGAGCACCAGTGGTCAGGGAACTGTCCACCAGGCACTTGAAATCCAGATCCGTGATGTTTAGCGTATCCAGCAGTTCGCAAACCTGCTGGGCAAGGGCTGCTACCACATCAGAGACACTGTCCCCCGTATTGACTCCAATACAGGTAAGGCATGGGCCCTGCCATGTGACACAGTTAGAGGATACCGGAGAACACCCCCTTTCAGGGAGATTGGAACGGGTTGGAATCATTTTATTTAGGGGATGGATTAGGCTGTAGCCTGCTCTGCAGAAGGCGGAGCAACAGTCTTGGCAGCATCGTCAGCTACCTGTTTTTCCTGCTCATTACGCCTGGCTGCACTATTTAGTGTATTAATCAGGAAGATACCATACTTGGTAGGTATTTCATTAATAAACTGGTTCAGAGCCTGCAGCTCCTCCTGGTTAAGGGTTATTGAATTCATAAGGGACTCATGTTGGTTAATGTAGGAAGCTCCCTACATTATAATATAATCTTTTTGGATCAGAATAACAAACCACTTAGCGTCTGTAAATGGGTGTTAACAAGTATGGATAATCCATCACTTCCACAGAGAAACAGTTGATTTGTGTAGTATCAGTTGTTTTCATATCACCTTTGTTTTGGACAAACTCCACACCAAAGGAATTCAGCTGAGTAGTGACATTAAAGTGGGGAAGGTCCAGGGCGTTCTCAACAAAACTGATGGCCGCAGCATAAAGCTCCAGCACCTCAGTCACACTTTGGGTACCAGTACCTGTATAGGTAAATGAAGAAGTCCCTGTTACTCCACGGAAGGTAGTCCCTGAAGCATATGTTGTACCATTGTAAACAACGGATTGCTGCCCATTAACCAGATACAACACTCCTGGCTGTACCTGACCTGATGTTATTGTATAAGCCATTATGGAGCAAGGTTATTAGGTTGAAGGGTATAGCGGATCTGAATGAATTTCTGGTTGATGTTGAATACGTTTGCAGGAGTTCGGTCAAAATTGGGGTCACCATTACCTTTGACAATAGCCCCTGTTCTAACATTACCATTATTGTTACTCTGTGGTTTGGTGCCAATCTCAAAGTAGTACCAAGGATCGCTGTCATGGAAGATCAGTTGTATAGCTCCACCACCGCTGAATGTATTGGTACCCGTGTTGTCTGCCTTAAATACCTGACCTGCATTATATGTTGTACCATTGTAAGTGATGGAACCTGAAACCACATAATAACGTCCCAATGCTTCTAAGGCAGCACCGGCAGTGATCTGAGGATTCTGCCCATCATTGAATCGTACTTCTATATTTTCCCGTGCAGCTGCTTCAGTAGTTTCCCGTACAACTCCTCCTGCACTTGTGGTAAATGTTCCAGGGCTACTTTCCAGGGAGGTAAAGTTATCTCCAGGCTGGTATACCGTACCATTGTAGGTGATAGCCCCCTGTTCAACTGAATAAGGAACGCCAGCATTTAATGTATTTCCTGCAGATAGTGTTCCAGAAGCCTGATCTGCAGTGGCATCAACATACTGCCCATTACGGTCAGCATTAGTCCCAAATACCGGAAACCGCTGGAGTTCCCTGGCCGCACTGTTTACAATAGGCTTAGTGATAATTGTTCCAATCTGAGTGGGATCAATAAACGTAATACTATTATCAGCAATAGTAATGTTATTAGCAGTATCATTTTCAAAGTCAGAAGTAACTGCATTAGCTTTAGGATTAAGGCCATACGCGATTGACTTTGCACCTATATAGCCTCCCTGATAACTCATATTTTTAGCAGGACTACTAAATGACAATGAAAAATCAGAATAAGATAGGTTATTAAATAATGGGTCTGTTATTTGGCTGTAGGGGCAAAAAGAGGTTTGAGCTGTAAAATATGCCCCTAATGTTGATTTTAACGTTGAAATAGTACTGCAATAAGTGTATCCAGTTGGAGTAGCATTTGGATAATACACTGTAGATATGGAAACGGTTGTACTGCATCTAACATTGCATTGGTAAAATAACACAAAATCCATATTAAACTGTTGTGTTGCCGCACCGATAAAATCAATATTACATGTATGGAAAATATTATTTTGTGTATTGGTCAGTATAGGATATTGAGTAAGATTAATATACGTTTTGTAAAATGTATTTCCATAGAGAATAAAGCTGGGCATAGCCCCATTATAATCTCTAAGGATACAATTATTGAACGTACAACTATTAAAACTCATAGCATTGTTTGATGACAACGCCGTGCCAAAGAAAGAACAATCTGTAAAGTTAAAATTCTGTGAGTTTTGCTGTATAGTTAAATTCCAAATCTTTAAATTATACCAATACGCTTGAGGGCTTACAAATGCTATTGTAACTGACAAAGTGTAACCATCTATCTTCACATCACCGTCACCCACCAAATGCAAGTATTTACCATTATTAAAACTTGGAATACTTTCCCTATAAACACCATTCCCAATAATACAATAAGAGCCATTAGCTATTGAACCAGTATTACAGAGTGCCACTGCCTTAGAGATAGTTCTATAGGGAAACATTCTGCTTCCATTACCAGTAGAATCATTCCCCCAAAGGGCCACATAACAGGCATTAGATGGCATTACATCATTTGCACTACTGTTTATTGTAATACTATAAGGATTAGTCTTTCCTGGTTGATACGTCCAGTTATAAGTTGCACTCATTTTCTTTATTAATTATCTTTTCCTGTGTATATAATTACTGCTCTTGTATTGCCTGAATTAACCCAGGTCCATGTAAAATAGATCTCTGTACCGGCAGTGTAAGTCACACCTCCTGCAGGGAATGCAGCATAGGTGCCTCCGGATCCAAGTTTGTATTGAAGGTTAGTGACTTCTGCACTTCCTGTTAAGGACAGGAGGGTACCAGCCACATCCATATAATCAAATGTCTCTGTGAATCCATTAGCCAGGATCTTGGCTTTGTAGTTCTTTCTTTGATCTGTAACATAAGCCTGTACAGCAGCTGTTGATGGGTAGTTAGTGGATGAATTATCTACTGTCTGTACTTTACTGGTTTGAATCTCCAGAGTACCTGTTATGTCTGGCAGTGTATATACACGATCTGCAGTTAAACTATTACCCCAGAAAGAACGTTTAAAACCTGTTGGTGTGATCCAGGTAAGTCCATTTGAGCTATAATACAGCTTCATGTTCCCGGATCCAGGTGTACTCGGAGTAATGTTCTGCAAAGGCATATTCACTGTACCAGTGCCATCCGTATTGGTTACATTGTAAAAGGGGGCTGTGATTGCATTAGTTGTAGTAGCTCCCCTACCAGTCACACTCTGGAGAGTCTCACCTCCAGAATTTACCGGGTAACTTGATGGATTATAAGGAGTATATCCAAGGGCCGTAGTTACGTCAGCACTTTGCAGTGCCGCTGCTGTACCATCTCCTTTGATAAACTGAATAGCTGTTCCAGGAAAGCCTGTAAGTTTGTTATAAGCTACTGAAGAAATCCAGGAAGGGTTGTTATAGGTCCCAGACAGGGAGACATAACGGTTGTCTGTATAGTAGGTATCCAGGCCAAAGGTATTGCCATTTAAAACCACACCCGTGCCTGCAGCATAGGTGCCAGCACCAGCTACCTGGCCAAAGTTGATAGCATCTGTCCCTATATTAGGAGTGGAACTGTTAATACAGGTCCACTGAGTGTGTCCAAGGGCAGTACCTAATTGAACAAAGACCGTAGCTGATACCAGCAAAGCTCCTGTGTTAGCATCTGTAGCCCTGGTCCAGGAGCCGGACTGCACCACATATATACCATTCTGGGTGGCGTCTGACTGTGCTCTTACCAGGGTACGGTCATTCACAGAGAGTGATACACCATCAACAGTCTGTATACCTGATAAGGTAATGTTTGTAGTGGTAGCTGCTTTGACCTCATTCTTCCAGGTGATACCTGTGATAAGATTATCTACATAGGTCTTATTAATAAGGGAAGTACCATTTACAGGTGCTGCCGAATATTGTATATCAGAGCTGACTACATTACCCCTGGAAACTACGCTCTGCAGGGTTTCACCATTAAGGTTGACAGGATAGCTGGCCGGATTATAGGGAGTATAACCCAGAGCACCTGTCACATCGGAACCTAACAGAACACTGAATGAAGGTGTACCGGCAGCTGTAGTTCTGAAAAAAACATTGGCCGCCTGGGTGTTAAAAGAAAGTGTGCCTGTTGCAATCCCGCTGGCTACCGTAAAGTTTATAGGGGAAGCATAGATACTGTTGGGCGTATTTAAGGTAATCCCGGTGATGGAACTTCCTGCAGTGCTGGTAAAGTTAGAAGCAGTGATAGTGCCATTAAAATGCACGTCTCCATTTCCATTTATATACCCTATCAGGTTATTATTGTAATCATAAAAATCCGTATTGTGGGAAGTGGCAGATCCACCCTTGATCCACATGGCATTACCCGTAGGTGACAAGTTATAGAAACCACCTGCAGCAGCATTATTAGCCCAGGTTCCCCCGATCTCTGCAGCCCCTGCATAGATCTCATTTGTACCCAAATCAACATAACCAGTAGCTCCACTATAAGGAACATAGTTAAGACCATTTGCTTTAACAAAAGCAGTGGTAGCTAAAGTAGTACTGTTATCTGCGGTGGCTGGTGTAGGTGCAGTAGGAATTCCGGTAAAGCCTGGAGAAGCGAGTGGGGCAAGTACAGCTGTTGCATTGGTAATATCGGATAATAGAGCAACAGTTCCTGTTACATCCACTGGAAAATTGATCTGGGAATCCGTATTTAGATTCTGTGGGAAAACGACAATACCTCTGTGAATACCACTATATGTGTATACGCCATCAGCCATGAAGTCACTGTATAAACTGGCTCCAGATCTGATTCTAAGACTGGCTGATGAGAAAATGCTATAGTTTAAGCTGCTATTATCACCTGAGGCATAGGCTTTGATTGTTACACCGGGTCCTAAATTAAGACCATTCTGAAAAGTCTTTACACCTGAAATGGTTTGTTCTGTGGAATCAATAGTGACATACTTACTTAAATCAGGCTGTGGTTGGGTTACTGTTCCACCATTGACATAAATGGGAGCAATTCTTACTGAACCTGCAGGAACAGCAGGTTCGATCACATCCGAAGTTCCTTCTGTTCCCTGTACCAGGGAAAGGTTTCCGGAGCTGTCACCCACGATCAGATCTATCCGCTGATTGCCTGTATCAGCTGTAGTAATAGTGAATGACTGGGTAGCAACTGTATGTGTAACAAGATCAATCCTCCAGGATACATTATTTACGGTGATAGTTGTACCAGACTGCTGAATAGGATCAATGCTGATTAAACCATCAGGAAGCTTCTGATACTTATTATCAAAAAGAGGGTCTGAAGAATTGATACCATAACCAGCAAGATTAGTTGGAACATTGGTGAGATCTGTAAAAGAAGTAACGGTCTTTTCAAGCTGCCAGCCAGTACTGTTACCACAGTTGGTAATATCCTTAAGAATATAATAGGCTCCTTGTGAAATAACATAGACCTTGGTTACGTATTGTTTCAGCTGGTCATATTTACCATTCCCCGGACCTGAAGAAAGCCCATAAAGAGTGGGCAGGTCAGCAACTACTTTGGTACCCCCTCTAAGGTAATCAGCATCCAGCTGGGCATTCTGCTTGTTATTCGGTTCAAAAATATCTGGATAGGATAAAGCCATAGTTTAGGAAATAGCTAAAGTATTATTAGTAAATGCGTTTGTGGCATTGGACTTATAAAGGTTATAAGACCCGGTAACCCCGTACTGATTGGTTACAGTAATGGACATCCCCACTTCTGTAAAAGCACCAAGTACGGGTGTAGCTCCATCCTGGATGATACCTGTTATATTGCCAAATGAAGCCAGATAAGCAATGAAGGTATATAAGCCTGTACCAGCTGTTACCCCTGTAAGTGTACGGGTTCTTGAGGACAGAAGGATCCCATTGCCCAGGGCATAGGTCTGTGTGTCCGATAGCACGCCATTAGTGGCATTATAACCATAGAGGTATAAATACTGAAAACTGATACTGGTGGTTCCTGAAGTTGATGTTGTATAGGCATCAGTCACCTGGAAACGGTAAGCAATAGAAGTACTGCTTTTCAAGGAGCTATCATTGTGATTGATAGACGATATGGTTACTGATGATCCGGAGACACTAACAGCGGCATTAAGATTGGTCCAGGTGCCTCCGTTTACAGAGTACTGTAATTGATAGGATATGAGTGCTACATTTGGACTGTTTTGGGTAATCGTGCCAGTGATGTTCGTACTCACATTACCTATTTCTCTGGAAGCATTGGTCTGCGGACCATTAAGAGCCCCGGCTGTCTGGGAAATAGAAATAGTGGGAGCCGCATAAGCACCAGGAATAATGTTTATTGTTGCTGTATTGGTGCCCCCTGCAGAATCTGTAACAATATACTGGTAGTTAAAGGGCTGGGTATTAAAGTTGGTATCTGTCAGTGTATGGGTGAAGGTAGTAAGAGCAGTGCTGGTGCTTAACGTGGTCCAGGCTCCTGTGTTATTTCTTCTCCATTGCAATACAGCTGTAGAAACCGAAGCTCCTAAGGAGTTTATGGTAAAAGAAAAGTTCAGTACATTACTGATATTGGTCTGGTTGAACTTTATCGTAGTAGGACTTGTTAGAGAAACTGTAGGAGCAATGGCTTCTACAGCACCTTCAAGCAGTAGCATCCTGGCTGATTTATCTGTTGCAGGAACCTGGGATCCGGATGTCCACTTCAAATAGTTTTTTCCTCCGGAAAGACTGACCGTAAAATCACTGGTAAAGCTTCCAATGATCTTATAGACACTACCAGTCCAGAAGTAAGCTTCCCTGGTAGATGTATCCAGGTATATTTTAGTTGTGATTCCTGTGGCCGGGAAGTTTGAAATGCTACTGTATTGTTCAAGACCGCCTGAGGCCGGAAGATCCGCCAGGGTAATATAACCACTGTCATTGGTCAGATCACTTGTCTTTGCAGGAATGGATGGCTTGTTTTTTATAAAATCATCCTTGGTGGTATCCACCTCATTCCAGTCCGGCTGTACATTGATCTTAGCTCCATCCTGGATGCCAGCCAGCTTGTTTTTTTCAGCAGTGGTATAGTCATTAGAGCTTAGACCCATACCAGCTACCTTGTCTACCTTATTGGCAATAGCGTTACTGATCGTGGTATTCAATACATCCAGAGCGGCCTTGTAAGCATCTGTAAAATCATTGGTACTTAACTGCTTTCCGGTAACCTTATCTACTTTACTATCAAGCAGGGTCTGAATATCAGAAAGGGCTGTATCTGTTTTCCAGGCAGCACCTGTCCAAAGGTAAAGATTCTGAATATCTAAGTCATAGACAATAAGCCCTGCATCATTTACAGTCAGCGTACTCCCAAGGGTAGTTCTATCCACTGTGGACAACGGATGCATCCTGGCATTAAGGATCCTGTTTTTGACCAGATCAATGTCAAAATAATACTGTTCTAACTGGTTCATGGATTAGGATAGGTTAGCTGTTCCTGCTACAGCAGATGAAAAGTGGATTTCCAGGTTATTGGTATCCACAGGAACGATCATCCCGCGTATCACACCCCCCGAAAGGTTCCTGGTGAATACGTTTGGAATAAACCCAAGATTATGCTGGATGATCCAGATCGTGCTTGGTGTACTCTGGGTAAAGGTGAATGTTCCCCCACCGTCAATATTAACAGCCGGATTCAGGTTGATCTTGGTGATACAACCATCTGTATTTACTTCAATGATATTGTCTTTTGTGAGGCCATGCGGGTAGTTTATCTGAAAACTCCTTGGAGGCATAGAACATGAATTTTCCTGGATGGTCCCGGATCCCCCTGATAGGGAGTCAAACAATACTCCAGGATATGTGGTATCCGGATCAAAGACTACATCCAGACTGGTGGAGTAATTAATGGAAACGTCACTGAGAGCTCCTCCATCATGGTTTTGCTGCCAGTCAACAATCTGCTTGCGTATCCAGGCCATCTCTATATCCCCTTCTACAGAGCAAGACTTTACACCAAAACGCTTCTGCATGAATTTCTTCTGCACCACGTCTGCAAAGGCTTTATAGTACTCATATTTTTTGGGGATCAGATCTCTCATTTGGCTGTAGTGGTAGTGTTGTTGCTATTGATGGTAGCCTGTGCTTTCTGGGCCAGCTGGTGATCATAGGTCTGGATGCACGCTGTACAAACAGAAGCTCCATTGGTAGCTACTCTGCGTTGGCAGCCGCAGGTGATTACGCGGCCACAATTGGGACAAGTTGGTTGTGTTGACATATGATTATTGAATTGATTTAACAGGTTTTACAGCCACCAGAAAATTTATGAAGACGTTTCTGGGCATATTGGAACATCTCTATGCCCTGTGTGGGGGCATTGCAGTACTCTACTTTTACCTTGGCAGCATCCAGAAGGGAGCGGATAAACCGTAGTTCCCGGAGCTTGGCCTTTACTTCAGCGGTAGGCTCACATCCGGCTATCTCCAGTTTACAGAGCTGCTCAAAATATTCATTCAGAAGATGGGTGATACGGAGGTACTGGTATTCCACAAACACCTGGTCATTAGGAGAAACCGAATAAGCTACTTTATAGATTCCGTCAGGAAGATCTGGCATATATTCAGAACAACCGCCCTGATATATCCCAAGCGTACAGGCATTAAGAACCAGGTTGAAATAAGGCAATGTTTCTATCTGTACAGGAACAGTAAATCCTGGAGCAGTGATCTGAATCATCCCACAGGTTGTTTTCAGATCCGTAGCATAAGTGCTGGTATCAAATAGCCGGAAGATCTGGGTATTGTTGGTATCAGGAATCTCAAGTGATAGCTGGTGTTTCATTTGGGCAGAAAGTAGGGAAGGTTCCTATTAATAATATACTATTTTCAAATGACTTTATCAAAAAAAGAAAGGGCATCCGCCTGGCGGACACCCTTCTTCTAAGGAGTGCTATAAAGGATTAGTAAGTCTCCAGTGCGATGCTGTTACCAGCTGAAGTCAACATACCCTGGATCAGGTTCGTTAACGGAGTGGTATCAGTACCAGTTGGCACCACAATCTCCAGTAAGTACTGGTCGTTGTCAAAGGTTGATGTTGGGTTCATCAGACGTGGTACGTTATGGAGCACGTATACTCTGTCATAAAGAGCACTGCGGTCAACGATGCTCAATGAGTAGTCATCCTCAATCTCTCTCATGCGGATAGCATCCACAAAGTTTGAATCATGGAACGGCTCCTGACGGTAGCGTTTGTCCAGGATCACGTCTCTCAGTACGCTTTCACCAACACCCTGGGCCTGTTTAGGGGCTTGCAGTTCAGCTACGTTCTGTGCAGTGGCAGTGTTGGCATGTGGATATACGGCACATGGGTCATTGCTCTCATCAGTTACAGAAAGATAGATGAACAGGGGCTCCAGGTCATACTTGTCAGTCACTGTGAAAGTACAGTTACCGAACTTGGTGTCCACGTAAGCTACCTGCAATACTACACCTGCTACCACAGCTTTTACAGCAGCAGCGTTAGTACCATCATATTTTACAGGAGCATAAGTGTCATCAATAGCAGTACCGAATACCACCACTTCATTCACAGCAGCTGTAGTAGCCTTGCTGATGGTTACCGCAGTACCTGCAACAGCAGTCACCTTGGTAAGCGGAGCAATACCGGCACCATATACCAGCTGACCTACTGCTACACTTGCGTTGGCAGCATCAAGGGTCAGGGTAGTGCTACCACTGGCAGCAGTTGCCAGCTCTGAAGTAGTTTTCACTACAGCAGTAGCTTTGACGAAGTTGCTGACGATTGGGTTGTTGTTAATCTGATCAGCCCAGCCGAGCATCACAGAAGCGGCATCTACCGGATCACCGGTACAGCCAGAAGAGCAATCACCATTGCAGCAGCCGGTGTAATAGTCAAAGGTGTGATAAATGTTGTGGCTCAGGAACCTCAATGCAGGTGAACCTTTAAGGTCCAGACGCAGGTTATAGGTTTTGCCACAGGCAAAGCTCAAACCAACATCTGAGGCATTGTTTGTGCCTGTCCAGCCCAATTGAACGATCTGGCTCTGTGGAGAATGTGAGGTGATCTTGATCAGACGGCTCACATACTTAGGGTTGATCACTTTGGACTTTACGGATTCCTGGTATCCACCATGGAAAGGTCCGATCTTGTCAACACTGTGGTAGCTACCTTGTGCCAGGATGAATGGTTGGTTGGTGCCAGCAGCAGGAGCAGCTGTGATAGCCGCATAGCTTTTAGCATCAAACAGACCCACTACACCTGCAGTCAGGTTGGCAGTTGTACCAGTGTTGGCTACAGTGATACTGCCAGCGTTAGTGGCAGCAATGTAGACTTTCTTAAATGCATTAGGAAAATACATAGGGTTTGATATGGGTTAAATAAACAAAAGGGGTTATTTCAGGTATTGTAATCTGTACAGGGTCTGAGCCAGCAGGGTGCAGACATTATCTATCTCATTTTGAATCCAGGATTCCTGGAAGATGCTCCTGGAGGTCATGATGTAATTGTAGATCTCACGGGTCATCTGGATGGAATCCTGTTGTGGCTTGCTCTCCGGGACCGTCACGTCTACCAGTCCATAGATCCCTTGCCAGGATTCTATGATGGTATCTACGATGTCCAGCACTTCATCATAAAGAATATTGAGAGCTTTGTGCTCCCAGCCGCTCTTATGAAACTGTCTTAAGTGCGTGAGGTGAGCCAGGTCCCTGATCTGCATCAGTCTTCCAAAGAATTCTGCTTCTTTGGTATAGCCGGATGATCTGGGTATTTTTCTATCAATCATTAGTTGTTACGTTCAGCGTTCTGTGAGTTTCTCTGGAACTGCAGCTGGGACTCTATGTCTCCTGCAATGATGGAACAGGTCTCATCTATCATGAGCTCCACGATGTCATCCTTGAACTCAGAGGTCTGGTCCGCTCCGTAAATACTTCCGGTGGCTATATCCATGCTGCCCCTGAACTGTACAGGTCTTGGCTGACGGTAGTAAATCAGCTTGGGAGCTACGATGTCAAAGAGGCCGTTGGTGTAGATCCGGATCTTATTACCTATGAGGGTACAGAAGGTTTCTCCCCACTCAAAGTTTGGATTGGAGTTATCATCAATCAGGAGCTGGTCTGCATCCGCCTCTTCTGCCAGGTATACCCTGAAGGTCCTGGGCGGACAGGTTGTAGTCCTGCCTTTGATGGTTACCCGTTTGTACTGCAGGTAGTCCTCCGGGAGTGTGGCTGTCTCAAAGTAGATTCCCTGGTTAAAACCGGTGAGGTCCTTTTGATGCAGCAGGATCTGGAGGTCATCCACCCTGCGGGTGCTCTGCTCATCACCTTCCTTGAACAGGTTGTTGCCATGGAGCTGCCTGCGTACCCATTCCACCTGGGCTTTGTTGAAAGCCTCAGCGATCTGCCAGTCTTCTATGTTGTCATAGTCCTGGCTGGATAGCTTATTAAGACGCTCCTTGATTTTGAGCTTGAGCAGGTTGTTGTGCATAGGGTGAAAAAGACCCCGGAGAGTGTGCTTGGATCAGAGGCATCCGGGGTATGTTATCTTCTTACTGGTTCCAGTACTTTTCTACTTTCTTGGTAAGGTCTACCAGGGCCTCCTCGTTGAGAGGGTTCTTTAAGAACTCTGCTACGTCTGTTGGCGTGCGGCCCATCATCAGCTGTTTCTCCATGTGGTAGATGAATCCATCTGCCTTGGTTGCTATGAACCGGTAGAAGTTGGCATCCTTCACAATGGCACGGATCTTTAAGGATTCCATATCCAGGTTGGCCACTTCCAGGAAGCGTGCAGCTGTTTTCTTTTTATCCTTGTCAACCAGTTCTCCGTTGATGTATTTATCCATGTTGTCATAGACAATATCATTAGGAGTGGATTTCTTGTACTGGGCACTGTTAGGATCCAGTACCTTGGCCACGTAGAACAGTTTGTTGGTATTCTTGTCAAATAACTTCTGGAGTTCAGCTGCAGCTTTGTTACGCAGTTTCTTAACTTCTGTGTTGGCTGATGCGGTTTCTTCCAGCTTGTCTAAGTAAAACTTAGGAGGAGTGGGTTGCTGGCGGGCATGTTCCAGGCTTCTGGCTACGATTGAGAAACCACCAGCTTCAATAGCATAGAGCTTGATCAGATCATAAGGATCTTTTTCAGGATCCAGGAACAAAGGGTCATTACCAGCTTTGATCTCTATCTTATCCCAGAACTCGGCATTGTCAGGCTTCAGAAGCCTTACCTTATTCCAGAACTCTGCATCTTCTGGCTTTACCACGTTGGAGGCAAGCACCTTTTCCAGGTGTGATACGGTCTCCCGGATGTTGCGGATCTTGGCTTCTCTTTCCTCAGGATCCAGGTCCAGGAGTTCAGGAGCAAACTCGTTTAAGCCGGTGAGGTATCTTTTGATACCGTTGATCTCCAGGCAGGCCAGCTGCTCAATGTGCATGGCCCCGTCAAAAAGACTTAGACCATAGTTCTGAAGTCCCATATTCTCTACCCTGGGATCAAAGAACGGACGTACAGCTACTGAAGTACGTCTCTTGTTCTGAGGGTATTTCTCTACGATAGTAACACTCATTGTTGGTTGTTGGTTAAGATATAAGGCTGTCCGGGGCGTTGTACTGCTTCTCCAGCTTGTCCATACGCAGCCCCTGCCTTATTTTCTTTTTGGATCCTGTAAAAAGTTGCAAACTTTTCTAAGACGTGCTTGTTACAGGATGTAAGGTTTAGGGTTATTCAATAGTGATACGGGGTTGGATCAACTATTTGCAGGACAGGGGGAGCTTTAGTTCACTCCCCCGCTGCATTAGTATCTTAGAATGATCCGCCAGTGATTGGGTTTCTCATTACTAACTTCAATACTTTAGTTGGGTCCTTCACCCAGATGGCTGGCATGGTTTGAGTCATGAAGACTTTGTAACCGGTGAAGTTGCCGTTAGACTGGAATCCTGCTGTACGGCCCATGTAGTCCATAGTACCGTTCTGATACCACCATCTTAACTGATTGTCCCATTTCCTCTTCAGAAGGAAGATGTTGTCCTGGGTGTTGTCAGTGATGTCAAAGATGATGAAGTTGTAAGAGCTCAGAGGGAAACCATCTATGATCGGGTTCTCAATGTCATTGGTATGAACATTGTCAAAGGCAGGGTTCAGCACGAACTGTACGTTTGCCAGGAATGGGATCACGTATTGAGTGTATGCATAACCGAAGTTCAGGTCCATGCCTTTACCAGTGATGGCACCGATGTCAGAAGCATTGATCACCAAGCCAGAGTTGATAGCCTCTTTCTTGATAGCCTCGTTCACGAGTTTCATACCGGCCATACCAGTTTGAACTACGATCTTGCGTTTCGGATCCGGACCTTTGAACTCCACTTTACCATTGTAGAAGTTGAACAGCTCAGTCTTGAACAGATCCAGGGTGAAAGAACCCTTGTTGAAGATCCGCTTGTAAGAGTTATCCAGCTGCTTCCACAAACCAACGCTCAGACGAACATCATCCGGACCGTCAGTTTTGATGCGGCCACCCTGACCCCACATGAGGTAGGTCTCGATGTCATTAGAGATCTTGGTTAAGTGAGCTGCCTCCAGGGTAGTTAAGAAGCTGCGTGACAGGCTACCGTTCTGGTAAGCTTTCTTCACATAGTCTTTACCCAGTTTGGAAGCCATGTCCTCCAGGGAAGTGATGGAAGGATCAATACCCTTGTCAAAGTTTCTCCAGAGCTCCACTACAGGCACTGTACCGTCAGCGTTCATGCCACCCTTCATCATCAGATCCGCCTGGGTACTGATTGAATAGTGTACGTGAGCTTCAGCACCACCTACGTAGTTGTAGAACTCACGGAAGCCGCTTGATACGTTACCCAGGTCTGAGAAACGCTCTCCATACTCACCAGAGCGGGCAGAACCTTTACGGAATACCTTGGTACCAACACGGAGATACTTGTTGTCCAGGAATTTCAGGTTGTCATTGTTGACTAACTGCACGGTGTAGATGAAGCCATCTCCAGAAGGGATGATGTCATCATTGGTGATGTAGATTTCCGCACCATTGTACTTATCATAGGTGATGATGTCACCGTGACCAAAGGCACGTTTGTTAATTTTGAGTTTGAAGGACTGGCCATCCACACCTTTCTGGTTGTTAGCTGGCTCAATGTCTTCAACGATGTAAGGTAGATCCTGCACAATTGGCACCTGCCATTTGTACTCTCCACGCATGTTATTGACTTCAATAACATTCTTTCCGCCAAATGAACTCATCTGATACAAAGGCATTTCTACCTTTTGTACCATGGCCCAAAGATCTACAGGTCCGAGATCCTGGGGTTCTGCTGATTTCAACATGTTGGATAAGTGGTAAGAGTCTACGTGGGAACTCGTAGAATAGTTCGTGTCACGCAGGAATATACCATTATTCAATACTGGTGTTGACATAGGGTTTAGGGTTGTTTAATAGGGTTAAGGGTTCTTGGGTTATTATCTTTTAAAAAAGCTGTTGTTCTGACGTGGGATCCTGCGGGTCTTGTTTTCCTCCTGATCTTCCAGTGTGTTGGTAGAGGGCTGTTTACGCTGCTGTTCTGTTTTCAGCTTGCGGGAAATGTCTGCAGCTGCCTGGTTCTGTCCTGTCTTGGCAAGGCTCTTCCGGTAGTCATCCGGATCAGAGAGCAGCCACAGGGCTTCAGCGATCAGCTGGTAGTTAGGCTCTACGAACTGGTGCTTTTCCAGTAAGTGTCCCAACAGGTTGGTAGGACGGCCACTCATAGATGGATACTGTGCCTGGGTTAAACCGGAATACAGTTTTGCCTGTGTGTTCTTATCCAGCTTCAGACCATTGATCTCTCCTGGGCGGAGGGCTTCAAATACATTGTCCATGTATTCTTTCACGGCCTGTTGTTGCTGCTGCTTCTGCTTTTCCTGCTCGGCAAGCTTCTGGGCCACGATCTCTTCCTGCATCTTGTCCAGTTTCGGTTTGAACTGGCCTGCTTTCTTACCCAGCACTCCCAGGTCTTTCCAGGTAACAATCTCTTCGTCAATCTCCTCCGGTGTACCGAACTTGGTAGCCTGCAGGTAATTTCTTACGATGGACTCCTGGTCACCGTCATTGGAAGGGTCCAATTCCCTGGTCTGCTCCACATGAGCAAGGGCCTGGAAGAGACCTTTAAGGTCCTGACCTCCGTCAGCCACATACTTGGCAGCGTACTGCAGCTCCTGTGGAAGGGATTCAAAGAATTCCTTTGGGGTCTGACTGGCAATGTCTTCCTTGATCTGGGTGATGTTGGCTGTGTACAGCTCGTCCAGATCCTTCTCAGACAAAGAGCCTAAGTATTCATCAAGGGACTGTTTTTCCTCATCATAATCATCAAAGGCAAACATCTCCTTGGATTCAATCCGCTTTTTAAAGAACTCAATCAGGCCGTTCTTTTCAGTCTTAGGCCTTCCTGGTTTTTTCTTCTCCGGATCCTCGTCATTCTCAGCTGTCTCCAGCTCATTCAGGATGTCATCAACCTTTACAGGAGGAGCATCTGCTGGTGGATTCTGGTTCTCTGGGTCCTTAACAGGTTCTGGCTGGTCTTCATCTTCATTATCAATGAATCCGAGATCAACCGGCTTGTTAGAGAAAAAGTTTGGTTTAGCTGCCTCGGCTGGCTTTGTTTTATCTTCACTGGTTGGAGTTAGGATGTTGTCAGATCCGGGAGCACCTAACCATGAGTCTATATTATCCAGGTCTACATCAACCTGTTTAACATTAGTGGTTACGTCTGGCATAGGGTGTTGGTTGTTGGTCTCTTTGTGTATCTCTACAATAGAATATACTATTTTAAACTCTAAAAATTTAGGGTACTTGTAGAATTATGGCATCTTGTAGAGCTGAGGGGCGGATCATATGGCTATAATATGTTTTACTTCCCTTTGGGTTTGTCAAACTTGTTCTTATTGGTTCGGGCCACTTCCAGGGCTGTGCGGTCACGTTCCCTCTGGGCCTGAAGCTTTTCCCGTTCCAATTGGTTCTTCTGATCAGCCTGGATCAGCTTGTTGGATTCCTGCTGGCGTTTAAAGTCCATGGTATCCTGATACTGCCTGGAGGCTTCTATCTGCTGGAGGGCATCCATGTAGTCATTCTGGGCATTGTTATTCAGGTCTACGCCTGCACCCATACCGGCTGCGCGGATCTCGGCCACCATGATGTCCTTCTGGCGGTTCTTGTCTGCCTGGTCCGCATCCCATTGCAGCTGCATTTGTTTCTGCTGCTCCTGGCTCTGGAGTTGTTGTTGCTGCATCTGTTGTTCATGCTGCTGCTGCTCCTGGCGGATGGCATTGGCTTTCTGTTCTGCTGCTTTCAGTACTGAGGTCAGTTCCGCCACAGAGTCTGCCTTGATCACATTGCCCAGGTCATACACAGAAGCACCCATGGTATTATTATTCAGCACGAGCTGCTTCATCTGCTCCATGATGGCACGGGCATTGACATTGGTCGTACAGAAGATGTTGAAGTCCCTCATCAGGAGCTTGGTCCCGTTGATCTGGAAGTTCACCTTCTCATCATTGGAGGTGATATACTGCAGCCTTATGGAAGGCTTGGTAGAGTGGTAGTACTGGGCCAGGTCGGTCCGCATCTGGTGGACCCTTGGCATCAAATAGTCACTGTGCTGGGTAAAGTAAATCTCTGTCTGGGCATAGCTGGCATTCAGGGCTTGTTCCACACCTGTTGCTGTCTCCTGAGAGATCTGCTGCCCCATTCTTTGTGGGTTGATCCCGATGACTTCAAACGCCTGGTTCTTAAAATAAGTTGCAAGCTGAACACGAGACATAAGCCTCTGAGTCTGTTCCAGGTTGAGGACACTATAGTGTTGAAAGTTGAGGGCATTTTCCGTGTTTGTAATGGTTGTATCCAGTGGCAGCATCTGGAAATTCTTCATGGCTACATAAGCCTTGGCCAGGTTGTTCTTGCCCCAGTCTTCTCCCAGAGAGTGGCGTGGAAGGGCATTCTGATCCAAAAGGATCACGGTACCCAGTTCATCCACGAGTATGTCAGCAATCTGATTATTTACTACGTTATAGGCAATCTGATACGGCTTCATGGTATCTACCAGAGCGACAGATTTGGTGTTGCGGTCAGAGAAGACAGCACCTTCAACCGGAAGCTTGCATCCGTAAAGGTTATCGTCCCCCTTGAACTGGAAAGGAAGTCTTCCTGGCTGGCCACCTTTCAGGCCCAGGTAGATCGGGTTGATCCCCCCAGGATTGCTGGTGCCCCAGTAGGCCGGACGGTTAGGGCCGATCTTGACCCCGCCCCATACCTCGTTGATCCAGATCCAGTCTATGTGTTCCCCAAATATGAGGTTGTCTTTTGTCTTTGTTTTATAAACAGCCGTGTTGTACACAGGCTTGTCGGTCACCTTGTAATCCTCAGTGACAATGTCCTGGATCAGCTGGCCGTCTTCGGTGATCTTGGTCAGGTGGCCCACCTTACGCTGGCTTTTCCAGTATACGGTGGTGACCCTTAAAAGCCAGGAGTTACCGTGGTCAAAGAGGTCTTCACTCTCTCCCAGGATCCAGTTGACGATGTCCCCGTTAGGCATGGCATTGTCATACATGGAAGTGAACTGCCTCATGCCCAGGGATGGCATCTGGGTGTTCCATTCGTGGGAACGGGTAGCATCATAGAAGCTGCCATCATTCTGCACACCCGGCATGTTATAACCGGCAGATCGTACCGGGTAGATGGCCTCCAGGGACTCTAACTGGTCCTGGGTCATCATCCAGCCATATTTGTCAATCACATCTGGGATGGACATCATATCCATCTTGCCCACGTAGTTCCCATTGGATACGTAGCGTACATCAGGAGACTTGTGATAGAAGGTAAGCAGTGGGTTCCACAGCTCCACTTCATAGTCATCCTCATACATCTGGAAATGCCAGAACTCACGGTCTGTGATCAGCATGTCCCTGAAGCCGCGCTCTTCCAGCTCCTGCATCTTGAAACGCTGCTCGTCTATTTTAAACTGGTGGGTAGCCCACTCTTCCTGCAGAGACCTGTAGTCTTTCTGGAAGAACTGCTCGATCTCCGGAAGGGACTTGAGGTTCTGTGGGTCCATCATCTGCTTGCCCTGCTCAGAGTCTTCGGCCAGGCCCATGTTCATGAGCTTGATCCGCATCTTCTGCTCTGCTTCCGCAAGCAGCGTCTGCTCGATCATGGCCCGCTTCTCTTCCAGCATCTCATTGTAGGAGATGTCATCCACGGCACGGAACTGGATCTTGCTGACCCGTTTGGAGAACTCTGTGCATAATACGTTGATCACATTGGGGATGATGGGGTAGAACTTCAGCTCCAGGGCAGATTCATCTTCTTTGGTGAGAATGTCAATCATCTCCCCGTATTCATTGTCATCCTCTACGATGTAGTCGGACTTATCAATAATACCTTTGGCCAGCTTGTAGTTCTTCATTAGCCGTTTGGCATTACGCCTCAGCTGCTTCATTCCCTGGAACTCCAGCCAGTCCATATTCCAGGAACTCCATTCAATATCCTTATCCTTCTGGGGCAGGAACTGTACGGGCTGGGTGAGGGTACCCATTCTTTTAAGCTCAGTCTTGGCTCCCTTTTTTAAATCAAGGGCATTGTATATCTGCATGGTTCGTTTCTATAGGGTGGCTTCTTAGCGGAGATTCTTGAAGGGATTTCTCTTGAAAAAGCTGCTGTTGTTTGTAGAGGTAGAGCCTCCAATGTGACGGAAGGGGCTCATATTTAATTTACTCATTTTAGAGGAATTCTCCAATTTATCCTGGGTCACTTCTACACGTTTTTGCATACCACGGCTGGCCCGCTGTATATGAACAAAAGCTACCAGGGAACAGTAGGATACCAGGCGGTCCACGTTGAGGCCGTGATGGTAGGCTCCGGCCTCCGTGAGGATCATGGGATCAGGGATCCTTTCCACACCACGGACAGTGCTCAGGATCTTTCCATTCTCGTCAAATTCATGATCCAGCTCCTCTTCCATGAACTGGATGCCATAAGAGAGCAGGTGGTTCTTGAACATGGTGCCAGTATTCTTCCAGCCATAGTCCGCGTATACGTTCATGTTGGAACCCAGTTCCTTTAAGAACAGGATCTGATCCTTGGGCACCAGGAAGCGTTGCATACGCTTGGAGATCATGTACTGGATGAACAGGGAGACGTTGTTCTCCACCAGGGTCCAGGCATTGTACCAGCGGATGATGTACTCCAATCTTTCATGGGTTTTCTTTAAGTCATCAAACCTTCCGCACCAGGTGGCTACTATTTTATCTCCTTCCACGTAGGTGGAGACTTTTCCGTTGCCTTCATCTTTAGTGACTTCAATAGCATTCTTGTAAACGATGATGGAGCAGAGAGACTCGGAGGTTGTGGTCTTTCCTTCTCCCACTGGATCCACAGAAGCATAGTACGTTCCCCAGGGAGCATTCTGCATGGGACGTTCCCACACACAGATCACGCCTTCTTTGTCTTCCGTCTTTTTAGAGATCGGGAACTCCATGATGGGGATCTTTCGGGAAGCCCTGGCATCTATCTTCCCGCCCTCTGTTTCAAAGAGCTCCAGGTATTCACAGGGGTATTGCTTCTCCTCGATCCTTCTGAGCTGCTGGCTCACCAGGTGTATGGGGAAGAGGGCTTCCTTACGGGAGGCAAAGGCTTCTGCAATGTTGCGGGGGTGCTGGGAGAGCTCCAGCTGGTAGGCTGCAGGATCAAGATCACGCTTGCATTGGGCAAAGTAAGCATCCAGGGCATCCAGGGCCTCTTTAACGAGGCTGTTGCCAAATTCATCTATGTAAGGAGGCATACTCCACTGCTCCGGAATAAAGAGCCCGGATCGGCCCAGCGTGCCCTTATCATCCAGTAGGTCAGTCTCTACTGAATAGAAATCGTTGGCATCCGGGTTCAGGATGTATTTTTTCAAGGGACCGCACTGGTCCAGATCACCCACGGAGCCTGCCGCTATGAACATACCGGTAGTAATCATACCGGATTTCATGGCAGGACGCATATACCCGTAGGTCTCGTCCATCTTGGGTGCGATACCCGCTTCCTCATGGAAGAAGTAGGTTACCGGACCACCTACACCATTAGTGGCATCCTTCTCAAAGGACATGCCCGTAAACACGCTTTTTAAGCCCTTGTAGGTATCGCGGCCTCCGATCCTTACTTTGATACGTTGTTGCCATGATAAGACCTTGTCGGGCTCATTAGGGCGGTACCAGGCCGTATGTTCGTTGAGGAAGTTACGGTACTCGTCCAGAAACTTCCAGGAGCCCTTCTCATTGATATAATCTTTGAGGCTGGCACCCAGTTTCATGACGGCACCCTGCTCAAACCAGTACTGGTTGAGGAGTTTGGCAATGTGGAAATAAGAGGAGGCAATCTGACGTTTCTTAAGGATGCAGGAATGCTTGTAGTGCAGCTCCGCCAGCAGCTCGTAAAGAGCCATGTGGTACTGTGCATCCCGGACCTTGGCAAAGCCGAACTTCTTTTCTTCCTTGTCATAGATGGGAAGAAAGTTCAGCCACATGTAGTAGTCCCTGGTCAGGTACCAGGTCTTTCCTCCATGCTGATAAATAACGCCCTTTCTGCACTTGTCTTTCTGATCGTCCCAGTACTTGATGAAGTCCTTGCTTCTGAAGGGAGAGAGGTTGCCTGGGTAGACCCCGTGCTGTTCAAAATAGCGGGCCTGCTCATTAAAGAGGAAAGAGGTCTCATCAAACTCATAGAGGCCAGGTTCTTTAAAGACGCTCTTAACGAAGGCCGTATAGTCTTCTCTTGTTTGAAAGTCTCTTGAGGTCCAGATCTTAACGTCATTGTCGTAAACAGGTACAGTAATGTAGGGTGTGGTGGTTGTTGGGTTTGGTGTCATTAAGGGTTAGGGTCTTTGGTGTATCAACTGTCATAGGATAGTCGTTGTCCCCCCCTGACATTGGTCTGCTGTTCTTCCTGCAGATCCTTGTATACACCCTTAAATGACTGACGGACTGCATCAAACTTTTCCATGATGCGAAGCAAATCTGTTGCAGAACCATCACGTCCAAACGTAGGCACTTCTGTGGCCAGCACTCTGGACATATTGTCCAGGGCTTTCTTCATGGCATAGTAGGCACGGGAGGTCTCTGTCTCGTATAGTTTGGCAGTGACTTCCAGGGCGTGCTGTATGGTTTCGTCTTCCGTGGAAAATTCTGCTCCCACCTCCTGGAGGATGAGCTCCTCCTTATCTGATTCCGGGGTATGAAAGAAGGGATTCAGCTCCGGGTTGGGACAGGTCATATAGAACAAATACTGGTAGATGGAGAGATAATCCTCCGGGTATTCGTTCATAATGTTTCGTAAAAAGTATAGGGTGTAACAGTGTTCAGTGGGGATGACTTTCCCGTTCTGTACATCAAATAGTCTGATCATGTATAGTCTATGGTTAGCACTTGGCAAGGATGTTGGGCTCCAGTGAGAGCTCAATCTCGTAGTGGGTGGTCTCGTTATCTGCGTTGGATACTTTGTACTCTAAGAGGCCACCAGGACGGATGGTGATACCGGTGACAACTCTGATTAACTGTTCGGGATCTGTTTTGAGATAGACAAAACCTCCAATCTCAAAAGCTTCTTCTACGATCATCATGGTTAGCTTAGGTTACGGATCCGCTGAATATTATCAGCAGGAGTGAGACCATTGTGTTTAGGTGCCCGCTTGCGGGTAGTGGCATAATTTGTCTTGTCCCAGTCTTCAATGGGAACAAAGAACCGGATCTGCCGGTCCGGGTGAAATTTATAGCCCAGGATGAACCACCCTGGGCTAATAGATCCATCATGGTCCTGAGTTGTTCTCCAGACCAATCTGGGATTGAAACATTTGCAAAGAGCGATCCAAAGGGCTATCCTCACCTGATCCAGCTCCGTATAGGAGCGGCCTTCCAATAAATCAGTTGGTGCTGAAATCTCTGGTTTTCTTTTGAACCATTCTTTGATTCCCATATTTGCTGGCTAAGTTGATCAGGCGGTTGTAGTACCTGCAGTGGAAATAATACCTTCTCAGGAGCTCATCACGTAGTAAATGATAAGCCCCTACAGAATTATAATAAGCAATTTCTTTCTCATATTCATAGGCAGTCCAAAAATGTTTGTCTGCCATACGAATGATTGATCTTTGTATATAACGCTTCTTTATATTTTCTATAAGGGCTTTCATAGTCATGGATTATTCTGCTTCATTAACTTCTCGGAGGAAATCCTTGAACCCGTCAACCACTTCCATATCATTGGTAGTGAGTTTTCCACGGACGTAGATGTCTCCATTGTCATCAATTCGGAAGATGCTTCCATTAGGTCCCTGAATATCCAGGACAGATTGTGGTTCTTCTGCAGTTAGTTCGTAAGCAACAGAATTGTAGTTCTCATTGGTGGTACTTGTGTTTAGCATACTGCTTCTTTCTTTTTTGATTTTATTTTATGTCTGTTTTCTTTTAACCAGTTCATCAGGGAGATCACCTCATGTTTGAGATAAGGAATCTCGTACTGCACGATCTCTTTGACTATTGGATCCCCGTTTACGTCACGAGCGGCAATAGGGTTATCAAATTTATCACGTCCCACTTCCTCAAAGATGATGTGATGCAGGATCAGCTTACCTGCTTTCAGCTTCGGGTTATGCTTCAGGATCATGTACATGTAGATACTCAGCTGCAGGGTGTAGTGATTTAAGTTGCAGTCATCCAGGTGATTAACCGGTGCCTGCATCTTGGAAACCACTCCATCCCAGGAAGTGTATCCCTTCTCTTTGATCTCTTTATTGGTCTTGTAGTCTGTGATGTTCACTTTTCCGTCAATCACTTCTACCAGGTCACTCTGCCCGATCAGTCCCATGGACTTCAAATAGACCAGGTGTTCCGGGTAGATCCCGTTCTCAAGCTTCTGTTCGGGGGCGTATTTGACACCATTCTCGTAGACTGGTTTAAATACAGGTACTGTAATGCCCTCCCTTTCCATATGCTCAAACTCACAGATGTCCTGCTCCCTTTGATCGTGGTACCAGGTTCCCAGGTCGGTAGCTCTTTTGCTTTCGTTGCTCCACGCCTGGAGGATCTCTTCCTGTGTCAGTCCATACCACTTGGACTTTTTGTTCCTGGCACTCTTGGCTGCCTGCCCCTTGGCATCAAAGGGCAACTTGAAGTTGCCAATGAAGCTGGTGACAGAGATCCAGTCAATGTGTTCAGCCGGATCCAGGCTGATGTATTCGTGGTTTTCGGGTCGGAATATGATGCTCATGCTCTTGTAAATCCTATTGGTTTCTGTTTCTTTTCGTTGATATACCCCCAGAGTTCATCAGGACTGTGGAAGGTTGCAAAATAGCGGTTGCTGTATCTGTCGTAAACCACACTGCGGTTCTTGGCGATCCGGTTGTTGGTGGTCACATACTGCTCTACAGAGGTCAACCCATCTTTCTTGAACCATTTCCTTACGGCCAGCTGCTTGACAAGCTTCTCCTTCTCTGCATACTGGACATTGCCCTCTTCGTCTTTCATCTTTACCCGAAGTGTTTTAAACACTGGGTGGACAATAGACAGTTGAATATCTTCATTGGTTGTTACGATCTTTTGCTTCATGGTTCAGGGATGCTTGGAGTAAGTCTTCTTCCTGCAGGGTGAGCAGGGCCTTCCAGAGTCCTTTGGGGCACTCACTGGAAAGTGACTTGGTCTTCCAGTTCAAAGAGCATCCGCAACCACCTTTCTGTTCGTTACAGCAGGGCTGCGTTCCCGGTACCATACATCCTTCGCCCTTTTCGTCAAACAAGGGACAGGATTTGCAGATGATCATCCGGTGCCTGGCTACCTCCTCCACATCTTCATTCTTAAATACAGAGTTTCGGATGCCTTCCAGGATCTGGCCTTTACTCTTCCAGATCTGTATCAGGTTCTTCTTCTTTAGCTTCATGGGTGACTCTCTTGTGCTCGTATATAAATTCTCTTCTCTGGTTCTCATCCTCCACCATCTCTTTAAGCATGTAGAGGATCTGAAGTTTCTCACTCACCCGGATGCCCGCTGCAAAGCGTTGGTTCCCTTTGAGTTTCGTATGGTCTCCGAATGCTTCCAGCTTGCGGATCTCTTTATCAAGCAACCAGTGCTTGGTATTGAAATCACCCAGGTTGGTTACATGGACCTTGATACTCCTGGGGGAGGTCAGTTGCTCCCATACTTCCCGCCAGTAATGGTTGTGAATATCTTCCACCATCTTGACCGGGAGACCCAGTTCCTCCGCCACCTGGGGCAGCAGCTCTTTAGCTTTCTTAGGACGCAAGGGCCAGGAATTTATAGTCCAACATAATGTTACCTGCGGTCTGCACGCTGATACGGGGGTTGATATGGATCCGTTTCTTGGTGCGGCCCTCTTTTACGATGAGATGTTTCTTCTCTGCTTTACTTAAAGCGTTCCTCACGGTCTGGGGAGACCGGAAGATCTTCCTGTTGTGTACTTCTGTGCAGAAAGTAGTCAGCTCTTGTTCTCCCAGCACGCTCAGAAGGGTCAGGCATTCCAGGTCAGCATCACTCACCTGGATCTTATTTAAGTAACAGTGGGTCAGGATCTGGTATTTTATGATCTCCCACGTATTCATTTTCACACGTTTCTCAACTTGGTTTACAGTGGCCATTACGTCATTGGTTCTTGGTTTGGTGTAGCGGGGGTGAGATTCGAACTCACGACCTTGGGATTATGAGACCCACGAGCTACCGCTGCTCTACCCCGCTATTTGAGTGTAGTGGAGTCCGGACTCCTGCGGTTACTACACGTTTGATCCGCTTTGGCTGTAGGGGCTGGACTCGAACCAGCATATTTGATACAGGGAGAGGGAATAAAACAACAAATGCATATTAATGGATGATAGCTTTTAAAGAACGCACTGTGTATCAAATGCCGGATAGACAATCCGGTGTGTCTGCCAATTTCACCACCCTACAGTATTTTCCCGGTAACCAGGAGATAAGTATCTGTTTAATCCTTAACTCCTTTAAACATGCTCAGTTGGTTGTTTCCCCCTGGCTCCGGGAAAGCTCTTTAGTCTTTGACCACCTTCAGCTTGCGCTCAGTGGCCTCAACTTTTTCAGTGGCTTCGGCTTTGGCTTCTTCACTGATGTATTCTTTTTGGAGGTCCTGACCTGTCTGGTCAACTTTATTCAGGAAAGCGTCATAGGCTGCAGTAGGTATGCCTATCCTGTCACCCACTTTGATGCCCATCTCGATCATCTCAGGGTTGTTCTGGAGGTCTGCTTCTGTGACGGTATGTTCTACCACGTCACCCTGTCCCGGCTGGGCACTTTTGGAATAGTGGGCAATTTTAGCAAAGGCTTCCAGTTCATCTGCACGGAAAACAGCCAGCTTGGTGTTAAGCTCCTGCAGTTTCACCTGGTATTCTTTTAGCTCGATCTGCTCTTTCAAAGCTGTGATCTTATCCTCCCTTGAGGGAGCTTCAGTGGGTACGGATTGTTTTGTCATGTTAGTTGGTTTTAGGGGGACTCCCTACACTATAATATACTTATAAAGTTTAAACTCTACAAATTTATTAGAGAATTAGGTAGGTTGCAACTCTACTTATTCTACAGTGTCTATAAGTCCCATAGGAATACTGGTTTTCACGAGGCAGTGCAAAAGTATGCTGTAGAGATTGTTATGGGGAACACAAAATGAGGTTGGTAAATTATTTACTAAGTAGGTAGGGTTAAAAGCAGATTAAAAGATTTGTTATTGCTGTAGAACTGGTTTTGGAGAGCGGTATATTTGGTAACAATTGTATCAAACCTCAAAAGAATAAGTAACCCGTGACAGACAAAGTAGTGAAAACGTACCACCAGCTGTTCAAGGTACACTCCCATGAAGCTCTTACTCAGGCTGTTGATTTCCTGATCCGCAAAAAGAAAGCTCGCAATAATGCAGACATAGCAAAAAAAGTAGGTGTATCGGCTTCAACCTTGGCAGCTTACATGAGTGGGACAAAAAAAATCAGTGAAACTTTTATAGAGAAATTCAACCTGGTGTTCCAGATAGACCTGGTGAACCCGTTGACGTATGATGAGACCCCCTGGATCCAGGAGATGGTGCGGCTGGCTAAGGACGGGCATTTCCAGCCTGTAAGTGCATATGCATTCCTGCAGACTTATATAACGATGAGGCAAAGTATTGGAGAACAGCAGCTGGTGATCGAGGGATTAAAAAGGACTAATAAGGAACTCAATAAGCTCAATGTGATCATGTATGACTACCTGGTCAAAACGGAACAGGGTATCATTGAAGCTATTATAACCGGGAAGTTGCCTAAGCCCCATTAGTGACTGTCTGAATAGTACAGCACGTCATAAAGCCACCAGGAGGACTTGTCCAGTTTTTGTACGGCTACTGGAAATGAAGCATCTGATCTTCCAGGCTGTGGCAGCATCTTGCCCCACAAAGTTCCGCCAAAGGCTGACTCATAGTTTTTTTCATAAAGCCAATGATACATGGTTTTATCCACAACATCTTCGTTCACCACGAAGTCAATGCGCACATTAACGCACCGGTTCTTGATGAAGGTAAATGTGATCAGGTAATCCGGATAGGAATAATGGACGGTCTTTCCTGATTCACCATAGTCCTCCCAGGCAGCCTTTTCATTTTTCATGAGGGCCCGGCAATAAGCTTCATCTTTACGGATCGGATCTGTAAGGTTGGAAAGCTGGCAGTAAGAACTCAGGGAGATAAACAGCAGGGAAAGCAGCAGGATGATTTTCGTTTTCATGGGACCGTTAGGTTTACGGGCGTAAAAGTAAAACATGTCCCTGGAATAATCAAGGAGCCTTCTGCCGGACTCGAACCAGCATACACGCATTACAAGTGCGTAGTCCTACCATTGGACGAAGAAGGCTGATGCACCCATGGATGGATTCGAACCACCAACACACGGTTTTGGAGACCGCTGCTCTACCAATTGAGCTACACGGATATGGGGTGTCTGACGGGAGTTGAACCCGTACCTGCTGGTGCCACAAACCAGTGCTCTACCAATTAAGCTACAGACACAGATTTCCTGACTGGGTTCGAACCAGTGATAAGAGAGCCAAAATCTCTTGTGTTGCCAGCTACACTACAGGAAAATATGGCGGGACCTACAGGGATTGAACCTGTGACCATCACCTTAACAGGGTGCTGCTCTACCTCTGAGCTAAGGTCCCGTAATAGTCTGGATGGCAAGACTCGAACTTGCGGTCTCCTGGTCCCAAACCAGGCATGATACCAACTTCACTACATCCAGAAAATAAAAAAGCTCCTGGGGGTTTGCATTCCAGGAGCTCAGTTAATGAATATGTTTATTTGTCTTGATTACCACATACCATCTCCAGGCCCCTGGAAGGGATTCCAGAAGTTGGGCTGCTGATGAAATGGGTTGTTAAAAATCATGATGCAAATATGCTAATTATTTTAGAAAATTCCAGGGACTGTATTAATTTTTTATAGGCTCCACAAAACAGGAATCAATATTATAGATCCTGGTGAAATCGTCTTGTCCAAACTGCAGTTCCAGGTCATACTTTACTTTTCCTTTATAGAAATGAACCCCTTTTACTACTGCATCAAAACAGCCAAAATTGGAATCCTTTCCCTGTATGATAAAGACAACCTTGTCATTAATCTGAAACCTGGAGGGAAGGGTGATGTCTTTTTCTATACTGTTCAAAGAAAATCCTATTCCTGACCAGGTATGTCTAATGAATACTGTGCCTTCCAGCAGTTCAAACCCGGTAATCTCTCCATGAGGAGCCTTTGTTCCAGGCTTCACATTTTTGTTAATGAACCTGTCACCTATTGTGAAGATCTCACCATCTGAATCCCTTTGGATTGCATAAGGCCGAAAGTTTGAGATATTCTCAGAAGATCCTGATTGTGGATCTACGAAAGACAGGATACGGTATCCTGTTAATTCTGTAGTTTTCATAACGTGTAAACTGCTTAGCCAGTTCCTGCTGCAATAATCAGAAGCTCCATTGCTTACTGATCCTACTAATAATATACTAAAAAGTTTAGGAACTGCAAAGTATTTTTTACACGGCTGCTCTCATACCTCCGTGCATGAACTCTTTAATGTGCTGGGGATCCGGAGCCAGGTTATCCAGGGTCCAGCCAAAGAGTCCGATCTTCTTCTGGTAGTCAATTAGCTTCCCGGAGTTATTCTTCCTGGATTCCTCACAGGCCCTGTTGAAATTATGGAAGGTGGTGTTCTTTACCTGGTTGAGTTTCTGCTTGTCCCCGTTAAAGGCTTTCTCAATCTCCGGGAAGGATGTGAGCATTTTCTTCCAGAGCTCTTCATGGCTCATGTACTTGTCTTCTTTGGTCAGCACTTCTATAGCCATCTGGATCCACTTGAAATGCCTGCGTTTTTTCTCTTTGCTCTCCGTCACGGAAGTAGTTCTCAACACCCGGATCTCCTTACTTCCCCTGGCATTGGTCTTGAACCGGGTCAGAGCCTCCAGTAAGGATTTGGAGTCATTGAGCTCATCCTGGATAGCATCATGTTCCCGCTTTAATTCCATGTAATACTGCTCTGCCTCCCGGAGTGGGCCGGTCTTTGTGGAGATCTCCTGCATGAGTATTGTGATGTCTGCTTCTACTTTTGTGATCAGACGGTCTGTCTGCTTGTCTGTCAGATTCAGAGCATAGTAGTCCTTGCTCACTTTGTTCATAGTACGTTGGTTTATGGGTGCAAAGAAAGTGATGAAGGTTAAATATACGGGATCTGGTAAATACTTTACGTGTTAAAGCCTGGGAGATAAGGGGATTTGCTTAAAAAAGAAACCCGGTGAAGTTATATCTCTCCGGGTCTGGTAAGAAGTCAAGAGTTGTGAATTGCCGTCCGACATAGGCTAATATAGGCATAGTGAAACCACTTCTGCAAATTTTTTTCCCCCATATTTTTTGGATCTGTGTTGTGATGTGTGATGGAGTGCCCACCAAACCACCCCCGCCTTCATCCTGGCAAGGGGGTTACCCCCATCATAATCTTAAAAATCTTAAAAATGAAAGCATTAGAATTTCTTAAAGCAGCTGGAGCAGAAGCTCTGAAACAACTGGCAGACCTATCATTCAAAGTATCTGATGTTAAAGCTCAGCCATTCCAGAATGGCAACGTGGGCTTCAAGGCTAAACTGTCTGATGGCAGAATCGTAACATTCTTCCAGAAGACCATGGATGAGGTCATTGAGCCCGTTGATGATGAAACACTGCGTGTGAAGCCCGGAATGCAGCTTCAATGGTCAGAGCGTGACCAGGCTTACTGGATTCAGGATCCTTCTAAACGTAAAAGCATCTGGACTATATAATAGTCCATTTGCTTTTTTCAGTCAAGTCATTATCATCAATCAGTAAACTAAATCTGCTGGTGGGATCATGTATCACCCATCAGCAGATTAGTCATGAATAGATTTTTAAACCATCCACAATAAACCGACCATGAAACAAACAGAATTATCAGACCGTACTGTAGCCAGGATTGTATTCTGGGTACTGTTAATGGGTATGCTGGCATCACTTGCCTCTTGCAGTAATAACAAAGTAAAGCTTAAGATGAAGGACAACACTGTCATGACTTTTAATGCTGGTGATGAGAGTTTAGATAAGGGTGACACGATCATGCTGAGCAGGGGATCTCATTCTTATGATGGTGAGTATAAACTCTGTGAGCCTTGTGAAGTAACTCATGATACGACTATTCTCATTGAGTACAGGGACACGGTAAGGGGCTATACTGATTATAAACGTGCCATTGTGATCAAGAGGATCTAACCACTCATCATTTTAAGTAGCTCATATATGAGCCACTAACTATACCAATGTTTTATATACTATAGTATAGTTGGGGGTCCACCAGTGAGCTACTTAAAACTATCATGCTTATTCATTAATCCATATATCCATGTCACAGACAGAAACCCAACACAGTGCAGCCGTAGTAGCTGGTTTAATTGAAGCATTGTATACTTCTCTGGAAGCAAACCAGGAAGCATTGCAGATGCTCAGAGCAGGAATCACCTGTCCTCCTACTGTATCAGAAGAGGAAAAGAAAATGTTTGATGCTATTACTGGTGAGCTGGACATGCTCATTACGACCAATGATGTGCTGATCAAACACATCCATGATACCGTACCTGGTATGAAAGAAGAAGTTGATCAAAAAGTTGCTGATGAAGACTCATCACACTAAGTAAAACTATCCGCTCGGGAATGATTTGTTATAACTATCTGATACTCAGATGGGATGATAAATCATTTCTTAGTGGATTCAGTACACTAAGTACTGGAATTTATTTGGGATTTGTGTGTGTCTGTGTCATGAGGAGATATCTCACACACACTTTCTCTCTCCCTCAGAAACCACTCAAACCATCATATATCATCTCTCACAACTGGATTAAATAGCTATAACTATGAAAGTATTCCCTTTTCCTCAAGACCACAAAAACTGTCCTGTTTGTGGTAGCAGATCAGAAACTGATTCTGTACTGATACCAATAGCAGGTACACAGGATGGCAACAATATGCAAGCAATACCAGTTCATCTGGATTGTCTCTCTAAAGGATTTTATTACACTGCACAGGGTGAAGCAATGCCTCCTGTTATTATTATACAGTGTAAGGAGTAATTACTCTATACAGGGGATTGATTCCTCTGTATAGCTCTATATCCTGGAGTAAGAAAGGATCCACGGCCAGAGTTAATTCTCTGGCTTTTTCATTACAGGAGTGCATAACAGGGCTATAAGCTGCTGTTAGGTCTGGTTTCCACCAGGTTTAGGGTCATAGCACCGCTCAAACTCATAAACACATTAAAACATGAACTTTTTAAGAATCACCAACAAAGGACTTATTGTAGCAGAAGACTTAATGCTAATTGGTAGCTCTACCAAAAGAGAACAGACCGGTAAAATAGGTATGTTCGGATCTGGATGGAAGTATGCATTAGCCTGGCTGACACGTAACGACTGTACTCCTGTTATCTACTCAGGTAACAAAGAGATCAAAATTGATTTTGAGGTTGTACTGCACAGAGACAAACCTGTTAAAGTAATCACTGTGGATGGCCTGCGTACCAGTCTTACCTCTGAAATGGGGCCACAGTGGACTGGTTGGATGGCTGTAAGAGAGATCTTATCAAATGCCATTGATGAGGGAGATCACAACATTGACGTTATTAAGTACACTCCAGTGCCCACTGACACTGAATCCACCACCATTTATATTCCAATGAATGGTGAGCTCCAGGGAGTGATGGATAACTTTGATAACTTCTTCTCCTTTAACCGCACACCTGATTACTATAACAAGTATGGAGCTATTTATCTGAAAGAGCAGCAGGGTCCGATCAATGTATTCCGTAAAGGGATTAAATGTTACAACGGAGAGTCCCGCAGCCAGGGTATGTTTGATATTACTTTTGATAATATCTACATCAACGAGGACCGGTTGACTTCTCACGATCAAATAGCAGAACAGCTTACCCAATTCATAAGAGAGGGAGAAATACCTGCTGACATCCTGAAGGCTATCCTGATCAACAGTGATGATCACGGATATATTGAAAGTTATTACACTCCAACTGATGGTATTATTAAAGCACTTACTGAGCTGATCCAGCAGGGTGTTGAGTTTACCACTTCTACTATTAAGAGAATGGGCGGACTGTGTCTTTCTGGTCCTGATGCTATCACTATTCCTGTATCCTGGTATAAGAAATTACTGGATATGGGGTTGGTTGTAAGTCTTGTGGAATTGATAAACGGCAGTAATGAGCTGTTTTTACCTACCACAATACGGGATTTGACAGAGATCAGAAAATGTCTGGCTGTACTTAACCTGGAGGATCTGGAAATCCGCACCGGAGAGTGTGAAAGCTGGGTGTTTGTCAATAAGGGTATTGTATACCTCAATGACAAGTATCAGCGTGATCCGGAAACCATAGCTGGACTTATTGTGTCCAAGCTGGGTAGTGATGTGATCACTCAACGTATCAAAAAGGCAAGAGCAGTGGTATAAGGATTATGAGTTTCCCGGAGATAATATCAATGGGAAACTTTTTATTTGCTTTAAACAATGATGTTTAATTAATTCATAAAAACATGACCACATTACTAATTGTAAGCCTATTAATAGTTCTCAAGCTTATCTCTGGTGTCTATGCTCCCTCTTTGGAGAGCCTTCAGGATAAACATAACTCACATCCCAGAGAATGTGCTCACCTTTACAGGATTGTATTTAAAGACAGAGCCCTGCTTTCCTTACTCTATGAAGCTATCAGCTGGAGCAGGGTTTACGGGTTGTATAGAGGTATACCAGATAGCAGGAGAAAAGCCCTTAAAATAACTACCTGGTTTGTAATCCAAAAATAGTTTTAAACATACCGCTATGAAAAAGACAAAGATCACCGGTAAACTATTACACGAGCTGGGATTCAAGCATGTTCCCAGTCTTATCCAGGAGTCCTATATGCTGGTGCTGGTAGATCAAACCTTTACTCCTGATTTTCCAGGAGCTACGAATCTCCATCATTTTAAAGCATTGTCTTTATCACTGTGTAATGATAAAGGCAAGGGAGAGTATTATGCTTTCCTTAGAGAAGGATCCAGCCCGGATAGGAATAAGGATGATGTAATCACCTTAACCAGGAATATGGAGTACGGGGAGGATCTCAGAGAACTAATCAGGCTGTTGCAGTTATAACCATGAGTGAAGTATTGCTTACTAAGGAAACCTGTGTTCCAGGAACACGGGTTAAGCCAAGTCACCACCTGAATCAACCTGCTTTTGAAAGGTATATAAAAAAGATTGGAGGGCCCAATGCAGAAGGAACTGTTATTCACATGCCTGATAAGAATAATTATGCACACGTAGTATGGGACAACAAACCTGATGCAGAGGAATATCACAATCTTGAGTTCTACGATCTTGCCCTTATAACAGTGCCCATCTCCTGGAATAACATACAATCAGCTCTGGACACACTGGAGCAGAAACTAAGTAAGTAACTTATGGAAGAGCAACTATTGACATTGGAAACCTGTGTTCCTGGTAAAAGAGTAAGACCACGCAAGGAAATAGTAGACGGAACGTTTCATACTGATGCTGCTATCAACTGGGAATACTGGGAGGATAAGAAATACGGCACTATAAAAGGGGTCTGGAACTCAGTAGCTGACGGCAGACCTCTTGGGGCTAAGTTAATCTGGGATGGTCATAAAAATGCTTCCCAGATTAAATTTGATAAGCTCGTCCTGGACGAGTCTTCCCTTATAGACCAGTTAGAATCAGCCCTCAACAAGCTTGAAAAGAAACTAAATAAGTAATTAACCCAATCCATTTACATAATCCATATCATTATGATCTACCGTAAATTCACCAAAGAGGTAGCAAAAGAAAACATTAAAACATTTGGTCAGGTTCTTCCATTGGCACCATTATCCATGGACAGGATGGAAGAAAACGATCCGGATACCTTTAAGCTCTTAAGAGACACAGGATTCTCAGGAGATACAGCCTATGTAGGAGACATTGAAGCAGATAAGCTCTACATCTACGTAGATAACGGGACTGAAGACTCCATGAGTGAAGTAATACTGACATCTAATGCGGAGGAGGTTTTATCATGAAAACCCTAATCCTAACCATCCTCATTGTTTTTCCTATCTCACTGCTATATCCGGTGTTTGATATTAAACTATATCGTTGGTTCATCCGCAAGACCCAGAAACGGGGACTGATGGAGAAAGACTATGACTTCCTCGATCAAATGGACAACATCGGGCTGCTGATCACACTCACCCTGATGGTATTTGTCTATTTCTATGCTGTATTCATGTATATGAACCACGGCATCAAATAAACTCATTAACTCATTCATTTATAATAATCCATGTCAGGAAAACCCTTAAATCGTAACACTTGGTCTTCCCAGGAGAGGACTGTACTGTTAGAACAGCTGCAGAAATGCAGAACAAAAGATGAAGCATTCAGAGAAACTGCCAAATTATTAGGCAGAAGTGCTGGAGCTTGTGAAGCTGCTTATTATACACAGATCCACAGGAAATCAGAAGTAAAACCTGTTTCTCAGACACCGGTATTTGAACTATCTGTTTATGGATACACCATTAAGATAGGGAATGACGGGGCTGAAATAAGCAAAGGAACCAGCACTGTGAAACTTGCTGTATAAACTCATTTTAGTCGGACGGTTTAGCCTGGGGTGTTTCTACATCCTGGGCTTTTATTTTAATCAACATGTATCACTACATTTTATCCTTCCTGATGGCATCAGGTATTGTCCTGCTGTTATTAATCCTTTGTTCCACATACGTATTGTGGAATGACATGAAGTTTTACAGGATTGTCTATAATACCCTTAAATACAAAACCTTCTATAAGGCTACACAGGGTGGATCAATCCCGGATAACAAAGCATTCATCTACGGAACCGGAGGATTCTCTTTTAACCAGGAATCAGGGTGTTTTATTCTTGGTAAAGGGGGTCCATGGAACGGCCCTCATCTCCATTATGCATTTTATACCTTCCTTAATCCATACTTCTGTTACTGGTATATCAAATACTACAGGTGGTTTAAGAAGCTCAATGTTAGCCAGCTTGAGGAGCTGAACCCGTTTATCCATAAAATCTTTTAGCCAGGAACATCAGCCTGGCTTTATCATACACTGGGATGTAGCTCAGAAAGAGGGATAGAGCAACTGGCATTTCCGATGTTCATCTATTGCAGATGATTGCCGACGTTACCAGAAGGTCCCCGGTTCGAGTCCGGGCATCCCAGCCAAAAATCAAGTTATTAACAGAATCACTAACCCACTAATCCGTTATTACTATGAACGCATTTCATTATCTACTGGTAGCTCTTGCAGTAGCTGCAGTATTGTTCTTTGTAGGAGGTCTTTGCAAGATGGCATATGACAGCCTGATCATGGGAAAGAACCTGAAAAAGCAGATCAAGCTTAATCAACCCACAGAAGAGAAAATAGAAGAGCTTGTTTAAAACATTTGAGTTTCCCGGAGGTCCTGAGCCAATGGGAAGCTCTTAACTTTATCATTTTAACCACTATGAGTTCATTAGGACATTTAAAGACAATAGCAGTAAACCTGACACAGCCACTCAAGATGGATATGTCAGAAATGGAGTATCGTGAGCTTGCCATCCTGGTAGGAAAGAACGGCACAGGAAAGTCATTTATCATGAAACTCGTATGGGTTGTCACTATGCAGCTCTATATGAAGCTCATGGCAAAACATATGGGCGTGCCATTCAATGACCAGGAGACCCTGCAATTCCTGATGGATCATACCTTCACAGAAAACAACCTGGATGGTACCCTGAAATTCATGTATGGTATAGGAGACATCATCAACATCACCATGGAAAATGGGAAGGTGAAGGATGTAAACTACTTACTGGATGAAAACCTGACACCTGGGCCGTTCCCGATCTTTATGAGTAAGGATACCAGGCTGTTCAGTGATATTGTCCGGTATTTAAAGTTCCGTAAGACACTGGGTATAGATCCTGGAGTACTCAATGAAGCTGACACACTGAAGCTTCTGGAGATGTACCGGATCTATGATATTATGTACGTAGAAAGACTTATACAGCAAATAGAGCATAGTACCACCCCAAAGCTTATAGAACTGTTCAACAAGCAAATGCACGGCTTTGATGAGAATTTTACCCTTGAGAACATTCGTGTGGATTACAAGGCAGCCATGATCTACATCAAACAAAAGGACAAACCCGAAGAAAGTATTGACAGACTTGGTGCCGGACACCAGTCACTGGTCAATATGATCCTTGCCAATTCATATCAGGCAGCATGAGCACCGGTAAAGTCATGATTCATTCTCCTGGCTCTATAGCAGGATCCGGACGAGGTCCGGGATGACAAAGATCTTCACCCACTAATAGGTGATGACAGTAGTAAGTTGAGCTGGAGAAAAGACACAGCCTTCCAGTATAGTGATACTGTGTCTCTTACTACTGTAACCCAACATCTGTGTATTCAAAGTAGCAGATAGTGGAATAGTTCAAAACTCAATCCGTATTAACAATGAAAAACCAAAATGGAAAACCAGTCAAGGTACTGGGCATTGGAATTACCGGTAAAGTACTGGTAAAAAACAAATTATCACAGGAATCTATCCATGATGAAATCAGCAGCATGTTCAGTGATCTGTGTATTGCTGACAGACCAAGTATCAACCGGCTGTCCGTCCGGAAAGTGTAACTCTATTAAGCCTGGGGGACATCTTCCAGGCTTTAATCTGAACCAGTATGGAAACAGTAAAAAACGGAGATATTGTAGTCATTAAGTCTGCTAACTATGATCAGTTTAGTTACTCACACCTTGTGGGTACAATCTGTAAATGTACCTGGCCACCCAATTTTGACTGGGATTATGCTAAAAAGAATCTCATCACTATCTTGGAGGACAATCGCTGGTGTGTTAACTTCTGTCTGAAAGATCTTCGTCCAGCTACCACAGAAGAGATAGAGGCTTACAATAAGAATGGAGGCCCAGTCCGTGTTTCAGAAGTGGACTATACTCCAGTAATAGACCTGCTTGATCAGGCTTTGGATAAACTAACTGACAAGTTAAAAGGGGGGAAAGATGTTTAAGCAGGGAGATTATATTGTCTTGTTGGAAGACACACCGTTTCCAGCATGGAAAAAGAATTATGTCTTTAAGCAACGGGAGGACTGTGACTGGTTACGGCCAGAAATAGACTTAAGAGGAGATGACACAAATGGTAACACAAGAATCTGTTTTGATCCTTTGAATTACCGTGCTGCAGGGAAATCCTATTCCTGGAGATATGCTGAAGATTATGAAAGAGAGGCTTATGACAAAGTAAACAGACCCGTTAACATCAGTCAGCTAACAAATCCACATATCATTGACAAAATAGAGACTGCATTAGACCAGCTCTCTGAAAAACTGAAACAATCATGAAAACATTCTTTATCGTATACATCCTGGGGCTACTCTTAACCCTTGGACATATCCTGGCATTATGAGAACATTCAATACGTTATTTTGCTACTGCACGATCTTTTATATATCCATAGCACTTCTTGTTCCCCTGTTTTTACAGATCAAGCTGTCTGCCGGGGATATTATTACAGCTACTTTTCTGTACCTGATCCTGCTTATGCTTTTATGGATAGCTACCAGCCTGGATAGCTTCCGGGATGAATTTCAAGAAAGGGATAGGTTATGAGGGGTAAAAGAACACTTATGGTGATTATTATACTCCGTATTATAGCCATCCTTACCCTATTGCCCGTCATCCTGATCTTAAGAGGTCAGCCTGAAATGTGGCTTGCTATTGTTTTAACACTGATCCTGGCCTATTTCCTGGTCATGGATTTTGATGAGTATCAAATGAGTCCATAGAAAGGAGGAACATGAGAAAAAGTGAATTTACGGCCAGGGCTGAACAAAAAGGATTTGTCCCTGGTGCCCGTTTCAAAGACCTTGTAAAAGGTAGAGAGTTTACAGTAGCAGATAATCCCTTTAAGAGTCTCAGAAATGTCCCCTCTGACTGGGTAGGACAGGATGTATATGTTGATGTAGCTCCTAACCCAGAAGACAGGAAAACAGCCAGGATCTATAGTATGGGATACTGGGCTGAGATTATTCAACCTGCTAAGGGAGAAAAAAAGGAACCAGAGCTAAGATTTAAGATCGGGGATACTGTTACTTTTAAAAAAGGTCCTTATTGCTTTTGGCATTTTGATGAAGAAGGTAAAACAGGAAAAGTTATAAGATACCATGATTATAATTCTGACTACCCGTGTCATAGAATAGAAGTTGAATGCTCATTTCATTCTTCCCTGACAATGTTGGAATCAGAGTTTGAAGAGTATGATAAGCCTCAACTTGTTAAACCAGGATATGCCAAACGTGGTGCTAAAACACTGCATCATCAGGCATTACTCATTGAGGCTGAAAAGAACTATCCTGAGGGTACAAAGTATTACTCTGTCAGTGGCCATCCAAAAGAGCCGTGTACACACAAAGAAGTATGGGGTTATCATGATAGCAACAATTCATCTTTTATTACAGATGGTTGGGGAGGAGTAGTATGGCAATCAGATAAAGGCTGGGCTAAGAAAGTAGAACAACTATCCCAGGAAGTAAGACCTGATCCAAAAGAAGAGCTGTTAGCTGAAGCTAAGAGAAAATATCCTATTGGTACTAAAGTAAAGGGATTTATTTCAGGTGATACCTATACAATTGTTGGAGTCCCGAAAGTGGAAAGTTTAAAAAGTGTTATCTGTACAGTAGAAGGAAGTACCTTGAAAGAGATACAAATATTTACAGGTTATCAGTGGGCTGAAATCATCCAGGATGAGAAGCCGGTATCAAAGCTGCCAAACCACTTCAAGATCTGGACTGGAAATAACCCTGATCTCTCCAGAAGAGTGCAGGAAAAGTTGTTTGAATTAGGTCATAAGTGGGGATTAAATGAAAGACGGGTTATGTATACTGATTCTTATGCACTATTTTCCGACAACCTGACTCTATCCTTCTTAGGCAATGACAGAAAATGGTTTGATAAAAATACCAATGTAGAAATCACGCCTGCAGATCTGGGTATATATGAATCAGCAAACATCAGAATATTGGATTCATTCTGTTACCCTGTTAATCCATCCCCTCAGCCCGATAACACTCCTGTCACATTACCCGTAAAAACACCTGCAGCCCTGGGACAGCCACAGGTTAGTCATCAAAGTCCCGTAGTACTAACCAAAAAGAAACAAGTAACAAAAATAATAATCCTTAATCCGTAAAAACCATGTCAAAAAACACATCAAAAAAGACCATTTTAGTAGCTGGAATTCTTAACCGTTTAAAAGGTGATGACACTGAAGCATTAGCTGGTAAAATTGCCCGTAAAGCTGTATCTGCCTTGGAAGGCCAGGTAGCCGCTCTGAAAGCCAAACTCGTTGATGACGAGAACGCAGTGGAGTCAGCAGAAGAAGCATTGGCTGCAGCTAAGTATCCCACTAACTTGTTTAGTGATAATAAAGCCTATGTACAAGGTATTGTGCGTGCCCAGGAAAATCTGGAGAATGCTATTGCTGTAGAAGCAGCCACAGAGGACTCAATAGCTTACTTCTCTGGTATTCTTGCTGAATTCAACTCAGCTGAATAATTAACTTATTTAAGAGCCGGATTAACTTCTGGCTCTTACTACATGCGGAGATAGCTCAGTGGATAGAGCATCCGGCTTATACCCGGAAGGTCGTCAGTTCGAATCTTTCTCTCCGCACTTATAATCCAAATCCTAATTAACCATGAAAAGATTCTTTAAAGAAGCCTGGGGATCCCTGTTATTAGCCCATATCATCTGGGGAGTATATGCAGGACTGATCCTGTATTCAGGCAGCCAGGTTCCCTGGGATATGATGGCCATAGCTTACCTGCTTACCATTATCTACATTATTCACAAAACCAATCAGTTTATCCGGGAAGAGGATAAACACCGTGCCCGTATAAAGAGGATTGAGGAGAGCATCCAGCGTGCTGAAGATGCCTACAAGGAAGTGAACGAGCGGTTTCGCAAGTACAAACAGTAAACGCTTTAACTGACCATAATTTCTGTTTATTCCCTGGCATGTGTAACGGCTGCCAGGGTTTTTCATTTGAACTAATTCATCCATTCATCCATAAAAACCATTTAAGACAATGTATCAACTAACTAACCCACAAGAAACATTGCATTTTGTAGCATTTTTACAGGAAGCCTTACCCTTTGTAGACGCATGGACACCTACGGACATCAATTCCGGGGGCTGTGGTGTGTTTGCAGGACTGCTTTATAACAAGCTAAAAGAGATGGGCCAGGAGCCTGAGATCATAGGACTGTTCTATGATGATACCCACAAATTCACTGAGGGTGCCCGTAAAGCCATGAAGAATTTCCTGAAAGACGGATCAGACGTGGAAAAAGCAGGTGATGATCATATTGTGATCAAGCTGCAGGACCTGTACATAGATTCCCGTGGTATTATCAATACGGTCATTGAGCACTGTGATAATTTCTTTCCCATGAACCCTGAGCAGCTAAACCTTCTTGTTGAAAAGGGTGAATGGAATCCAGTCTTTGACAGAGGTTGCACTGGTTTTATCCGGGAGCGGCTGGACTATGTATTTGGTCTCCTGGAAGTATATCAGCCTGGAAAGACCTTCAGGCTACCCAAAGAAGATGAGGTGACCTATACCAGCCATACCATGAAACAGAAAGAAAATCAAGGTATTTGCTTCAATAACCTCAAGGAGCTTTTTGGCAAATTATAATTAATCCATTGTGACAACCAACCAACCAACAAGTTATGCACAAATACATCTTACGGAACGTGCTTTACCTTAATAACAGGGTCCAGGACTTCAGTCCTACCCGTAAAATCTGTAATCATCTCCTGGGAGAAGATCACACATTTTACCATCGTATGAGTGTGGGAGCACTTATAGCTGTAGTAGGATATAAGATCATGAAGGTGGAAGCAGGAGCCTTTGGATTTATAACAGAATCCCTGGGGCTGATGATCCATACCATTGGTCTGAGTCCATTGGATGAGTTGATTAAAAAAGGTATGAGTCATCTTAAAGAAACCTATGCCCGTAAATAATCACACTATCACCCATTCTGACAAGGATCAGAAGGTGAAAGAATCCGTACTTATCCGTGGAATTTGTTCTGCACTTCAGAGCATGTCCCTGCCTACACTGGAAAATGTCAACAGCTTGCTCAGCAAGTTTGGCTATACCATTAGGAAGATATAAAGAGTTGTTTTATGTGTTTATGTTGATGGACCGGGCGGGAGCAATCCTTCCCGGTTTTTTTAAACATGTCTGTAACTCTACCCCTGATAATCAACTACTGTAACCTATTATTCACACTTTTATACATCAATTCAAAACATGAAAAAAAGAGCTATTCTCAGCCTGTTAACCTGTGTAGCTATCACAGGGCTATTCTCTTGTACCAATGTACCTGCCCAGCCGAATGCGGACCGTATAGACCAGAACCGGCAGGAACAACTGCAGCAGGAAGCTACCCGCCAGGTAGGTATGCCTGCCATCCACAACTTTACAGAGAAAAAGCAGATTGCTGATCTCTATGAGTTAAGGGATAATCCCAATCTGGTTTGCTATGCTTACCTGTATTCAGAGATGACCGGGAAGCTGATCTTCTTTGGTAAGTGCATTGGATACGGTATTCCTTACGCTGCACAGTTCTCCAATCCTCAGAAGCAGGTTTATCCAGGAGGATACCAGGAGAGCTTTGGATCACTACCTCAATCGGAGCCCAATGGTCTGTTTATGCCCAATGATGCAGAAGGAACCTGGTTAATAATGATTGACCCTGAAACTAACCAGCGTAAGCCGGTTTATATAGAGCCGCGTGTTATCGTATCACCATTCAAGCTTAACATATAATGAAGACCGCTTTTAAAGCTATTGGAGTCATAGTGGCCCTGATAGCATTTACATGGATTGTTTCAGCCATTGAACTCGGATCATTTGCTTTCTGGGCTCCCAGGCAGGAGAACGTTAAACGTAACGTGTTTGAACACACCCAGAGTTACGTGGATGGAAAGATCCAGGACCTGGCCTCTTATAAAGAGCAATACGAAAAGGCAAAGGATCCTCAGGACAAACAAATCATTCAGAATGTGGTCCGTGACCGGTATGCAAACTTTGATGCCGCTACCATGGATAACGTCCCTGAACTGAGAAGGTTCCTGGCACAGATGCGGGGATACTAATGAAATGGCTCTGGAGAATTGTGGTGATGGTCATAGTGGTCATTGCCCAGCTCCTTTTCGGAGCAATGATTCTGATTGTTTCCCTGCTGGTCTTCCTATGGAGATTCAGGATCTCTGATGTGCAGTGTATATGGGACGAGGAGGGAATCTTTGGATTTCCACTGGACAGCGGATGGAGATGGATAGATAACCCTGCCTATAAGGAAGATCCGGAGCATAACCCGGAGTTTAACGTAATCAGGTACCACAGGTACTATAGAAATCCCATAGATGCTCTATTGGGAAAAGTCACAGAAACAACTGATTGAAGAAATGGCAAGATTAAATGTTGGTGACCGTGCCGGTGCAATAGTCAGCACGAACCAGAAAGACAAAACAGCCACTTTGTTTGGCTTTGGCATCTACCAGGGAGAAGAGGTTCCTCCTGCAGATGAGCGTAATCCCATGATGGGAATGCTTCATGAGAACGGGATCAAGAATCCTAAAATCACCCTGGACAGCGGTGAGGATGTATGGGGCTGTGAATGCTGGTGGGGTCCTGAAGACATGGTGCAAAAACACCTGGAAGGATATGCCATCACTACTATTACCCGTGAACAATATTACGCAGGCAAATAATCATGAAGCTTGTGAAAGTAATTAACCAGACACCACCAGTGACACATCATCACTGGTGGTTCTATGTCCTTATCTACCTGTTGGGAGTTGCTATTGTGTACTTTTTTGTACGTGCAAAAAGCAGAGATGAGAGAGGCTCTTTCTACTCCTGGGAGGATGTTAAGGAAAACTTAGTCATATCCGCTTTTTCCTGGGTATTGATTGCAGGCGTAATCATCATGATGCCCTTTATGTTCATTAAAGAGTGGATAGAGTATAGACAGCCCAAACCACCCAAATGGTTATGAAAACCGTTAGAAAATACCATTACCTGTTCTACTTCCTGGCTTTAGCAGCCATAGTAGGACTGGACGCACTTATTACCCTACTATCCGGACTATGAGAAAATTTGATTTTGACAGCAATTCCACCACGGATCAGATCATGGGAGCTGCCTGTATGATTACAGACCCAGAAGAAGCAGAACGATTCCTGATTGACTATGCTACAGTCATCATCAAAGCTTCCCGTTTGAAAGGAACCATTCAAGACTACCAGGAAGGCATGAAGGCAGCCAAATCTAACCTGGCTTATTGGGCAGGCTACTACAGCAATGAAATCCGTACCCAGATCGAGCAGGTGTTTGATTGTGAGCATCCCATTTTTGGTAAAATATCACAGCTCGGGCCACCTACGTCCCAGGAAGCATTCCAATGCGGAGTGCAGCAGGTCACACTAAAAGAGCTTAGAGCTCAAAAGAGTTAATTCACCCAAATCCATTTATCCATTTATCAAAAACTATCATGTTTACAGAAGCACAATTAAACAGCAAAAACAAATCACAATTAGTAGAACTAGCTGCAGAACTACAATTACGTCTGGCTGCGTATCAGAACGGCCCACTAAGCTCTTCTCAGATTGAGCGTGCCTTATTGGACCTTGCTCGTCAGGCCCAGACCGTAAAAGACAATGCTGTTAAACGTGAACAGGAACATACCAAAGCTCTCCAGGAGTTACAAAACCAGTTTGACCTGGCTAAGCGTAAAATGGAGCTGGATTTTGTATCTGAAGAAGGTACTGAAGCCCTTAACCTGGAAAAACTATTTGCTGACCTGGAAAAACGTGCCCAGGTAGCTGCTGATGACCTGAGCTTCGGCCTGAAGAAAGCAGAGATTGAGAACCAGGAGAAAATTGATGCCCTCAATGCCCGCCTGGATCAGATCGTTGCTGAAAATGAAGAGAAGATTGCTGCTTCCAATGCCCGTGTAGAAGAAACCCGTGTGAAGTCTGGTGAGGAAATTGCCAAACTTGCTTTGGAGCACAGCCGTAAAATGGAGCAGACCCGTTATGACAACGGTATTGCTTTAAGGGATGAGAACCTGAAGGCCGCTGAAAAGATTGCTACCATTTATGAAAAAGTGCTGGTGGACGCTAAAGAGTACACTACGCTTAAAGACTTCAAAGCTACTGAGGCTAAAGACGTACAGGCTCAGATCGAAGCTGCCGTAAAAGCCGCTAAATCTGAAGTGTTTGCTTCAGAAGGCTCTAAGATCTCTTCTCTGAAAGCAGAGAAAGATGCTAAGATTGCCTTGTTGGAAAAAGATGTGGATTACTTAAAAGGTACCATCTCTACCCAGGAAGCACTGATTGCTGAACTAAAAGAGCAGATCAAAGCTTTCCCTGGCCAATTGGCTAAAGCTGTTGAAGCTGCCAAGTCTGAGGTTACTGTAAACCAGGACAACAAAAAATAATCAACCACTTGTTTAACTGTTGGGGGCTGAGATCACATCAAAGCCCCTTTTAATACCGTCTGAAATGAAAAAATTAGTTACCATCCCTGGGACCGACATCCAGGTAACCGTTGAGAAGGAGTACAATACAGAAGAAGAGAAGCCATATGGCATCAAGATCTCTACTACTCTGGAAAATGATAATGTGGAGATCAATCCGTGTCTATACCACCGGACTACTTCGGAGTCCAGCCGTGATGAGTATTTTGAGGATGAGGAGTTCATAAACAGTATGCTTCAGGTTTACAAACAGGAAACCTATGATCCATCCAAGAAGCTCCTGGACTCCATGGAAGATTAACAATTAAACACTATAAAATGAACAAGCCTCTATTCGTACCACTTGACGTTGCTGAAGACCTGATAGCCATGGGTTATCCCGGACATCCCCGTGAAAGGATCCCGTACACACATGCACAGGATTTCCTGAGAAGGGAATGCTTCCTGGATACGTATGTCACCACTGAATGCACGGTAAATGAAATACTGGGACATGTGGGGCATATCCATGTGCTGCTTAGTTACCCGGCAGTCAGGCTTACGATCACTGATGCAGAGATCCAGTATGGGGAGTTTGACTTCTACCATATGCTGGATCTGACCCTTAGAAGGGCCATTGTGTACTATAAGCACAAGCAAACTCAAAAAGTTATAGACAATCTTTGTTCACAGAAAGAGGGGTCTGCAGAGCAGATTTAGCCTGAGTTGACCCACACCACCACTTAACGTTGTGGAGAACTCAGGTTGTCCACACTCCTCATATATCTCTAAGTTAGAGCCGGATTTGTAGAATAAACCTCTACAAGTTCGGCTTTTTTTGTAGTAACGTAACAAAAACATTATGTGGTTAGTAAGACGGCCTGGGATATTCCTGTCCTGGCCTTTTTAATCCATCAACAATTATTTACTCATAAATCCTACTTTAACATGTTTCAGGAAGAAGCAACATTTGAGGCTCCCGTAGCCCCAACAGACGAATTATCAGCCCTCAGAGAGCAGGTTGATAAATATGAGCAGATGCTGGAGCAGTTCCTTGGTGAGAAAAAAGAAGTACACACCATTGTAGCTGGCCCTTTTGTTCATAACAATGCCCAGTATTACCGGGTAAACGGAACGGTTATGTTCCTGAATGAAGAGCCTATCTTCGGAGACCCTATTACCCAAATTCTTGAGCCGGGAACAGAGGTGATCTGTATTGGATCCGCCATCATTGCCGTGGTTCCCAAAGAGCTGGAGAAAGTAACTGACATTCCTCATTTCAACCTGATTGACTGGAATGAGATCGGTGGACTTAAATCACAGTTAAGCAACATCCGTGAAGCCATTGAGCTGCCCCTGAAACACCAGGAGCTGGCAAAAGAGATGGGTCTGGGAGATTTTCCCGGCCTGGTACTCTATGGTCCTCCGGGATGTGGCAAGACCCTGATCGGTAAAGCCATTGCCTCTACGATCCTTGGTTCCACAAAAGTGGATCCCGCAGCCTTTGTTTACGTAAAAGGGGCAGAGATGCTGAGCAAGTTCGTAGGTGAGGCAGAGCAGAAAGTAGCCCACATGTTTCATGCTACCCGCCAGTACTGTAAAAAGACCGGCCAGCGTGCTGTTGTTTTCATGGATGAAGCAGAAGCCCTGCTCCGTCAGAGAGGCAGCGGTAAATCATCAGACGTGGAGATGACCATTGTGCCTACGTTCCTTTCAGAAATGGACGGACTGGAAAAAGAGCACAACCCGATTTTCATTTTGGCCACTAATCTCCCTAATGCGCTGGATGAGGCTATTGTCCGGGAAGGAAGGATAGACTTGAAGATTGGCATCAACCGTCCGGATCATCCGGATACCAAGGAGATCTTTGAGATCCACCTTAAGAAGGTAAAATGCCATGACAAGGTAGAAGACCTGGCCATCAAAGGAGCTGATATGTTATTTAGTCTTCCCTGTAAGAGTAAAGTATCGGGAGCTATGGTGGAAGCCATTGCCAAAGGTGCTGTACGCAAAGCCCTGACCAGGATGACTACTACCAAGAAAACTCCTAAGGGAGTTACTGCAGCAGACCTGGAAGAATCAATCAAATTAATAAACTCAAGTTATGCAAAAGCTTAAAAACCGTAAAGCCGGTCAGGAGAAGGACAACCTGGCCCAACTGAGAGAAGAGTTCCACAAGGAACAGGAAAAAGCTCCTGTGATCAAAAAGGCAGAAGAGGTGAGTATAGAGGACATTCTGGGAGCTTATATGCCAAAGACCCGCAAGGTAAGGCTGGTGGTGTACTCAGGCTGTGGGTGTGGGGGAGCAGACTTTGAGATCTTAAGGGAAGTGCCTGAAGACTCGGACCTGCAGGATGGTGACCGGATTTCGGAAGACGGGCTTGAAGAAGCTGATGAGGTATTATAATATGAAAGAATTCCTATTCCTGGTAATGGGGGCACTATGCTGTGCCTCTGTTTCCTTCACCGTCACATCCACCGGTATTTTCAAACCATTCCGTGAGTGGATCAGCAAGTTTCATACAAAGATTGAAGACCTGATTCACTGCCCGTGGTGCTTTGGGCACTGGTGCGTGTTTATCCTGCTTCTGACGAGCGATCTCCCTGTGGTGGTAGTATCACACTACTGGCTGTATAACTTTCTGTTTACGGCCTTTATAATGTGCTCTATCCAGGGGCTGGTTCACTATGTGCTCTTACGTGCCTATGAACCGGTGGCCAAGTATCTGATCAACCGGAAACTGGAGGCCATGAAAGAGAAATCACGCAAGGCTGCCAATGAACCTAATGAAAAACAGGTTGAAGGGCAACTGTGGATTAAGTAGGACATAAGCATGGCAGGCTTAATGGAGACACAGGGGCAGTAATGCTTACTCCTCTCCAGGTTTGGTCTGTCATGCTTTACCATTTTATTAGGTTTTATGAGACCAGAACCCAAATTCAAGCCCCTGGACAAAGTCAGGGCTTGCAAAAAAGATGGCTGTAACGGCTTTGGATATTATTATCCCAGTACAAACAGATATGCAGCAGTGAACGGGGTAGCTAACAGGGTTTATCAGGTGATGGCAACATACTGGCATGAAGACCGTAATGAATGGTACTATGGACTTGCGATAAGACCTAATGCATCTATGGTAATCATAGCAGAACATGCTCTTTCTCTTCATGCTGATATTGAACTGATTATGAAAGCCCTGGACAAACTGGAAAACAAATTACAAATTCAATCACCATGAGCTATTTCCCTGATGCCTGCAGAGAATTGGTAGGCAAACAGATCCTGATCGTGAACAACAACGGGTTTAATCACCTGAAGAACGGACAGATCTATACGGTTTCCTCATACCGGTCAAAGAACCTTGGTATCAAGGAAATGGGAGGCCGCTACTGGTCATGTGCCAATAACTCCAGTAGAAAATTATTCCAGGTACTGGAAGGTCAGGAGATGATCTATGAGTTAAAACATATTGATAAAGCACTCTCACCGCTGATGGATGATATACTACTTCATCTGGAGCGGCTGGAAGATAAACTGAGTTAAATATGGCTACTTATGAAGATCTTATCCATCCTGAAATCAGCCAGTCCCTTATAGGCTGCAAAATCAAAATACTAAATGACTGTGAGCAGTCCTGGGTAAAGCCGGGACAGGTGCTGACAGTTAAAGAGATCACACACAACAAAAAACTCAGGTTTGAAGAAATCAAGTATGCCTGGGGCTGTAAGAATAACAGGAAGAATAAGTACTTCAAGGTATCCATCAAAGAACTTCCCAGGAATCTGGTGAAGCAGCTCCCTGTTATTGAACAAATCTATTTTAATCTGGATCTGCTCCTGCTTAAAGTGGCAGATCAGAAAGGAGGAAACCAATGTTAAAACCAGGAGATCCTGTACGCTATGATGAAGTAAGGGTCGGACTAAGAGTAATGGCGGGTGGTCCCGATTGGTGCAGGGATACCACTTTTGACTTTCCCTTTACTATATATGAGATGCTTCCCGGAACCATGGGGACTATTGTTATTGTGTTTAAGAACGGCTTGTACTGTGAAGTAGAATGGGATAATGGAAAGTCAGCTAAATATAGAACAGGACTCAGTTCACGGCATGATTTAAGGCATGTTTATGAACAGGAACTTTCTCCTGGAAAAGGATTCCCAACCGTGGACCAATGGCAGGAATACAAAGATAACTTCCTGGCTGCACATGGTAAATCTTCCTCTTTCTCAAAACCTGTTTACACAGGTGCTACCCTTCCGGCAGAAGATGTATCTGAATCTACAGTGGAGAAGAAACAGGAGACCATTGAGCAGATCATGGATGGACTGGACCAGATCCAGGCAGACATCATGCTGGGTAAAAAGCATGGTAACCTGATAGCCTGGCTGCTACGTCTTCCCAGGAAGATCAAGAAGTTCCTGCTGAGTATCCCCAGGATATTTATAGAAACACTGTATCTGATGAGTAAAGTTCTATGGAAAAGGTGACGCATGAAAATGCTTTTGTAGGCATGAAAGTCTGCAAAGGCCCTGATTGGAATCATTCGGAGAATCATCACGTTGGTGTTAGTCAGTATGGTATTATTACCGAAGTATGTGATGACATTGCCGGATGGTATGCTGATGTGAGGTGGAAACCAGGAGGATTCAACTATTCTTACCGAATTGGAGCGGCGGGAAAATACGAACTGGCAGTCTATGATTCAACTACAGAGGATTTAACAACCTTATTCCAGGAAGTGGAGAAACTCATTGAAAAGCAAGAAAGGATAAATCATGAAACCAGTTAACGTTAATACTGCCAAAATTGGAGACATAGTAATTCCAGGCCCTGACTGGGGACCTCACGATTCCCGGTTTAAGGGAGTAAAAAAGGGCAGGATTGTAGAGATCCACAAGTACTCAGAAATCATCCAGGTAAAATGGAAAGGATTTCCACAGCTTGCCAAAGGGATATGGCCAGGGTACCAGATAAAGTCTGGAAAGATTCCTCTGATCTACCCCGAAGTAGAGTTTAAGGATATTGAAGCTGCTCTGAACAGGCTTGCTTCCCAGCTGAAAAGGAGGAATGATGGAGATACCGGTAACAGTTGAAAACTATAAAAAAGGAGCTCGTGTAAAACGGGGTAAAGACTGGGAATGGGGCGACCAGGATGGTGATAAAACCGGTATAGGTAAGCTGGTAGAGTTGGAAAGGTATGGATCTATTGGTTGGGTCACTGTAGAATGGGAAGATAACTGTATAGATAATGATTACCGTGCAGGAGCTAAGGATTCTTATGACCTGTATTATGTTGAGGATATGCCATCCCTGGATGAATTCACAGAAGCCCTTGATAAATTGGAAGAAAAATTTGAAAGGAGTTTATATGTACTTTCCTAAATCCTGTGACAAGGTAATATATCACGGAGAACCCATTACCCCGTTGAACGCAAAGGTCGGATTACGTGTCATGCCCGGCCCTGACTGGGGAAAAAGAAAAGGTGGCCTCTGGGAAGAAAAGTATACCGGTTTTAAACCAAGAGGAACTCTTACACAAATTAATACTGACGTAGCCTTAGTTAAATGGGATGATACCAACGATTATTGCAGCTACTACATAAGTGAGAAAAAAGGACTCTATGAGCTGTCCTACTATGAGAATCCACCTTCCATGGAAGACCTGGAAAAAGCACTTGACCAATTAGCTGAAAAGCTGAAATGACCATTTTGTAGACCACTCTACATTTTTTAGGTTTAAACTGTAGAAGTTTTTTGGTATTCTACAGAATCTTATTATTTTTACCCAATCTTTAAAAGAAATGCAAAAGCTAATCCTACCCAAATTGAACCACAAAGCAGAGAACTGGGAAGATTCCCTGGGTCTCTCTTTCTATCAGAGAAACTTTGTGAGTAATGCCATCCTGTTTGAGGCATTGTCCGCCAGGATGCTGGTTAAAGACCTGTATGACAGCCCGGATGAGGCTCCGGATGAGCTGACCACTGCAACAGGCACTCTTGACCTGGCCTTTTCTCATCTGAGAACCCCGGAAGAGCAGACCTATTGTCTATTGATCTTCAGGGATGTCCGTTCAGAAGTGCTGGGGCTCTATGAAGAGCTTGAGGCAATGGAGAACAAAAAATCCGAAAAGAAGCCCGAGGGAGACAAGAAGGAAGAGGATGCTCAGGATAAATTCGTCAGAGGGCTGAGAATGGTTATTGAGGATATGTTTACCAAAACACGGTATGCTCCTATCCAAATGGCCATCAGAGCTATCAAGGACAGCAATTTTACCTGGGATAAGTTCATAGAAAAGGTTTGCCCCAAAGACAAAATGGACCAGATTGATTCTGAAATTCAGGGTATGAAGAAGTCCGGTGTCAAAGGCAACCTCAATGAGCTGCTGGGAAAACTTTTTGGAAAAGATCCAGACATGGGTGATCAATAGGTCACCCATTTTAATCACACTTTTATGGGTTTTGGCAAGGTCAGTAAAGAAGTATTGGCTGATCCTTCCTTGTCTCCAGGAGCAAAAAGCCTCTATGCACTATTATGCTGTTACAAAGACAGCGTCACCAACACCTGTAATCCAGGTATCAACCGTCTATCTGATGAGCTGAATGCGGGTCATTCAACCATTAAACGCTGGCTGAAGGAATTGAAAGCAGCCGGTATCATAACCCGATCACAATTGGACCAGAGGTCTACCAGTGTCACTGTGATACTGAAGTAAACCTCACAGGTTTGTAAGTCTTACCGTTAAACTTATTAAATGTAATGGGAGTTACCTGTACGGGCTGCTCTAAGGGAGTAGCTATGTGTTATAAACGTCCCTGCTGGGGTACTCCGGAAGAATTTTCAAAGCTTCTGGATGCCGGATATGCAGGACTCATCCAGCGTGATGTCTACCATGGTATTGGAGAAGGTAAGCATGATATACATGTGCTGACCATGGCTATTTACCCGGAAGATATGGGTCTTGGAGATAGTGAACTGGCAGATATGTTCAGTATGATGCTCTCCATGATTGCCAGGGCAACCGGTGAGGAGAAGAAATACAAGTCCGAACATACCGGAGGCAGGTACGCTCCACTGAATCCAAGTGGAAAATGTGTCATGCTTACAGAGGATAACCTCTGTGGTCTGCATGACCTGGGACTTAAACCGGAACAGGGAAGGGAAGCGTGCTGTAAGAAAGACCAGGATACTGCAAAAGACAATATTCATTATTCAGTCCTGTGGGACACGGACCTTGGCAGGTCTGTCGTTGCCCGGTGGAAAGAACTTAATCAAGTAACCGTATCATGAAGAAAAAACTAAAAATAGGGTCCTGGCTTGTCAGGTGGGGCCTCTACTTCAACATTGCTGAAACAATCCTGTTTCAATTTATTTACGGATGGCATTGGACTGCTACCCATTTCATAGAAAAACTCTGTGACAAGATAGCTGGTCTCACCATGGATTTAGGCATAGTAGCTCTGTTCCTGGCCTGTATTGATGCCACTGAGTACTGCATTGCCATGGAAGAAGCCATTCACAAGGCCCTTAACAAGGAAGACAGAAAGGAGGCACTGCCCAATGACTAACTGGTACAAAATATTCTGGTGGCTGACCATGGCAGATAGTGCCAAGCACACTTTTGATATTTTTTCAAACTGGTTCCTGGCTTTCAGCATCATATCCGCAATTGTTTATGGGGTAACATTTATTATTTCTGTGGATTCAGTCAGTACCAGTGACGATAAAACATCAGCTCGTACTTGGAGAAAGTATACCTCCAGGACCTTCTGGTTTTGTTTTACTATGATGACTGTTCTATGGATCTTATGGGCTATTACTCCTTCTAAAAAGGATGCATTAATTATCATAGCTGGGGGAGCCGTGGGCAATTTCGTGACCCGTGATTCCTCTGCCAGACAAATCCCTTCGGAAGTCATGTTACTGTTAAGGACAAAGATTAAGGAAGAGATTAAGGAAACCTCCCTGAAAGAGACCGTAACCGGAGAGAAGGCTGCTGCTGAAGATAGCCTGAAGAGTAAATCCAAGGAGGAGCTCATCCAAATGCTTAAAGACAAGCAAACAAGTAACAATTAGTATAAACTATGAACATCCAAATTCTCAAAAAGGATTCCAAGAAGGGCTTCAAGAAGTTAGTTGGGATCAACCGTGAAACAGCCCCTGCACACATTGCCAAGCTGAAAAAATCCATCTCTGAAATAGGAATGCTTCAGGCAATCATTGTAGCAGAACTGAGCTTTATTACCGGAAAGAAGGAAACCTATATCATAGAGGGTCAGCACAAGTATGAAGCTTGTATGGCACTGGGTATAGATATTCCTTACGTGACCATCCATGGCATCAGTAATTATGAGGACCTGGTGAAGACCATTGCTCTTTTAAACTCAAGCTCCAAATCCTGGAAGCTGGATGATTACATCCATGCCTGGAGCAGTATCAAGCCGGACTACCGCAAGCTGATGGTTATCTATAACAAGTATGATATAGAGATCACCATAGCAGCAGGTATCTTAAGCAATACAGGCTTTTTCTTCGGTCACCGTATCAACTCAGCCCTGAAGACCGGAACCTTTACCGTTGTGAATGAGGGCCCCGCTGAACTATTGGTTTCCCAGACATCAGAAGTGATGAAACTCATGCCGGAGATGGGAAGGACTTGTCAAAAGTACTTCATCCAGGAGTTTGTGAACACAGTAAGATCTTTGGGCAAAGCCTACGACCACAATGTCATGCTCCGTTACATCGGAAAGCAGAAACAAACTATTGCTGCAGAATGCACAGATGAGCAGAAGGTAAAGGATTTCTTTGCCCGGTATGCTCACTTTATCACTGCACCTGCAGAGAAAAAACAGACTAAAGAGGTAAGCCTCTAAACCTGTAACACTAACCATCATTTAAACTATTTATAGCCGGTGGTAACCGCTACCGGCTATTGCTTTGTCACCCCACTTAATCCGTACAGATAATTATATGAAAATCATTGAATCAAATGGTGTCTTCACGACAGCAAGCGTAACAGCCACTCATGACAAATTACCGGTAGGCAACTACATGCTCAAGTTTAGCCCGAAAGAAGGCTACTACCTGGTAAAGAAAGAAGCATTCAAGCTTCCTAAAAAGATCTATGGAGATCACTCTATTGTACACCGCTGGCTGAAATCATACCAGGAGAATTCTGAGAAAAACATGGGTATCATCCTCTCTGGTCTGAAAGGTTCTGGTAAAACTATTACTGCACAGAAGTTCTGTGTAGAAGCAAACAAACCGGTAATCATGATCACCGAACCATTCTTTGGTAGTGACTTTATTGATTACATCACCCAGTTCCCGGATGCTATCATCTTCATTGATGAATTTGAAAAAGTGTATGCCAACAACGAGAAGAGCAATGATCTGCTGTTGCTTATGGATGGTAACTATCCAACCCGGTTCATTTTCCTGCTTACGGTGAATGAGATGAGAATTAATAATTTTCTCATGAACCGGTTGAACCGCGTGAAATACCGTAAGGATTACATAGACCTGGATCAGGCCACTATGGATGAAGTGATTGATGACATGCTGGTCAACAAAGAGCACAGAGAGTCCATCTACCAGTTCTTCAAGAAGATCAACATGCAGACGTTTGACCTGCTGGTGAACCTCATCAAAGAAATGAATCTCTTTAACGAGGACGCTCTGGTATGCGGATCCCACCTGAACCTGGAAAGTGAGAAAAAGAAGTATGAGCTCTTTGAAGAGATTGACGGGAAGATTCAGCTTCAGCAATATGTGGAGATCCAGGGTGATGCAGAAAGCTTCATGTTTTCCAGGAGTCATAACCCAAGTAAACCTAAAGGCTGGACAGATGAGCAGTGGGATGACATGGAAAGTCCGCTTTTCGATTACACCACAAGGGTAGTCTTTGCAGACTGCAATATCACCCAGCCGGAAGAAGGCATTATGGTACTGGAACTGAAGAACAAACCATCAGATCCATGGCAGGTGCCACACAACAAGCTGATCATGAAGCAGCTTCGTACCTACAAACTGGTATTTTAACCTTAATCCTTCCGGTGGAGGTCAACCGGAACAACTTACACTATGGGGACATACAATGAAGTAGAGGGAAACCTCATAACCCTGGCCAGGGAGGGTCATTTTGATGCCATAGCCCATGGCTGCAACTGTTTCTGTACACAGAAAAAAGGACTGGCTACCCAGATGGTAGCTGCCTTTGCTACGGATACCTATCCGATGGAAGCCAAGGAGTACAAAGGGGACGTAAATAAGATAGGACAGATAGAAGCCATGCGGTTTGTACTGGATGCCCGAAGCTCTCCCAAGACATCCTTCCTGGATGTAGTGAATGCCTACACCCAGTTTGGTTATGGCAATCCCAAGGGAGATATTGACTATGAGGCACTGACCCTGGTTATGCGTAAGCTGGCCTCACGCTATTTTCAAAAGCGTGTAGGGCTACCACAGATCGGTGCCGGACTTGCCGGTGGGGATTGGAATCGGATCAAAGAGATCATCCAGAAGGAACTGGCTCCGTACTGTGATGTCACAGTAGTTATATACAAGCAGTAAAATGAAAAAAGCAAGACTCGTTTTTAAGGACGGTTCCAGTCATAAGTTCTATGAAATGGAAGAGATTAGTGGAAATCAGTTCGTGGCAACCTACGGAAAAGTAGGTACTGCCGGAACCAAGTACACTTATCACATAGATGACTGGGACAAGAAGTATAATGAAAAATTGGGAAAAGGATACCGTGTGGAATGGGCCAATAATGAGTCAATGTCCAGCCTGGATAGCATCTTCGGTGAACTGGATGCAGGGCTGGAAAAGTTAGAAGAAAAAATGTTGTTCACTATCCTCTATGATGAGGACTAATCAACCAAGTAAAAATCAATAATTCAAATCCTTATGGCAACCAAACAAATGGAGCAAGCTGCTCCAAGCATTCAAAAAGTATCACGTACTGCACTGGTAGACCTGATGAGATACCAGTCCAATGGCCGGTTCCTGACCGTGACTTTTCAGAAGAAAAATGAAGAGGAACGCACCATGAACTGTAAAGTGGCCAAAGGTCAGACCCTGACCAACCTTGGTTACCTCCCTGTTAAGGAGACCAAATCCAAATCATTCAAAAACGTGGATCCCCGTACCCTCCGTTCTGTAAGAATTGGTGGCACTGTGTTCCAGGTAAAATAAGCTTTAAGTCCCGGAGTGATCCGGGCTTACTACACACGGGTATCGTCTAATGGATAGGACACCCCATTTGAGGAGGAGATTGGCAGTTCGAGTCTGTCTGCCCGTGCAAAAATCAAATCACTATGACAAAGTTTACAAGAGGCAAGTATGCCGGAGAATCTATAGCAGACATACAAAAAAAAGATCCTGCTTACGTAAGGGATTCATACCAGACACAGTCAAACGTATTCTCATCTGATCTCTCTTCAGAAGAAGTGGATCAGATCAAAGAGCAGCAATGGAACGAACAGCGTGCCAGGGATTGCTATTAAGACCAACAGGTGAATCCCTTGCTCCCACACAAGCAGAGCGTAAATCTGATCATATCCCGGAGTGAGGTTCTTACCTCCAAAAGGCTATGACGGATAGAAGAGCTGAGGCTGACCTCTGGCACCTGATCAAGGATCAACTAAGGGGTTAGGTTGGTCCTCTTATTTAACCCTACCCTAATGCAACTATTAAAAAAAGTATCAATCAGAGACGTTGTAACCATCATCTTTCTTGCTGTTTTGCTGATAGGCTTCTGCTACATAGCCTATACAGCCAGGTTCCAGGAACCTAAGACAGTTACACAACAGAGCGTAAGCACCCAGATCGTCTATGATCTCAATGACCCCTTTTCTGAGATCAAGGTTCGTGATTATTTAAGACAGCTACACGTCAAGTACCCGGAAGTAGCTATTGCACAAATGAAACTGGAATCCGCCAATGGATCCTCTAAGGTATTCAATGAAAACAACAATCTCTTCGGAATGAAGCTGGCCGAACACCGTCCAACCACAGCCCTGGGAGAAAAGAACAACCATGCTTATTATTCACACTGGAGACAAAGCTGTATTGACTATGCCATGTGGCAGGGCTTTGTAGAAGATCCGGAGAACATCTCCTCAGAGTCTTCCTGGGTGAATTATATCAGCAAGTTCTATTCAAAGGATGACAGCTACAAACAGAAACTCTTAAACATACGTAACAAGTTAAAACTCTGATTCCATTTCCCTGAAAAACTATGAGTATACCGTGTCCCTATTGTTCAACCCAATTAAACAATCACGAAACTTATCAGAAAGATGTGCGGCCTTCCAAAGGTGATGTCAGCATCTGCTTCCATTGCAAAAGTATCCTGCTCTTTGAGGATAACCAGGCCATCCGTAAACCAACGGATGGGGAGCTGGAAGAGATGAGAGAAGACAAGTCCTTCTGGAATGCCCTCCAAAACATTATCAAAACCATTGAAACTTTTGAAACATGACAAAACAAAAAGTCCAGGTAAACGAAGGAAACTACCAGAAGGGGGCTGAGGTAGAGTTAAGTCCCACCGCACCTCCCCATGAAGACCGTATTAAAAATGGTAAAGGTATGATCGGGACACTTGATGGTAGTAGTGGAAACACATGCTACGTGCTGTGGTCCAACGGTCACCGGGAAGCCTATTACATGAAGGAGCTGGTATATGTTCCTTCAGAAGAAAAGATCCTCCAGGAGAAGTGTGATAACTGTGCGGAGCTGATCCGCCAGACACTCATAGAGCTGGATAAGCACGAGAAAAAGCAAAAGCAAAAACTAAGTCCGTTCTATGTCTAAGCACCTTACCCAAAGTACTGGTCCGGTAGGAACAAAGGTTATCATCTCTGAGGAAGGTATAAAATCCAGCAACGACCGAACCAAGAGAGGAGAGGGTAAAAAGGGGATCATCACAAAATGGATCTCCGATATAGGTGCAGGAGTCCGCTGGGAGGACGGCCAGGAAGGTCGTTACTACTGGAGAGAACTTGCTAAAGATCCCCTCTCCGACACTATTATTCTAATTGAGTCAGCCCTTGACCGGCTGGCTTTACAGCTACAAGCAAAAAACAGTTAACAAAATAATTCACTATTTAATCAACACAAAAATCATGAGTACCACTGAAACAGCAGTAAAGAAAACCAATGGTGTGGCTATCAAAGCACCAAGCATGTTAAAAAACAAATCAGCTCAAGCTGAAACCGGAAAAGAAACTCCTGCTCCTGCAGAAGCTCCTGCTGCTGCTCCAAAAACCAAATCAGATCCTACCAAGTTCGTATTCATGGAAGATCTGAACAAGGCCCTTGACTTGGCACTCCTGACCGGAGAGAATATCATCCTGTTTGGTAAAGGCGGTCACGGTAAATCAGAGTTCACTGAATACTTCTTTGAATCAAAAGGTATTGAGCCGTTTGTAAAGACAATGGGTAGCGGTACTACTACCGATTCCCTGTTTGGTGGCATTGACATCAAGAAGTTCAATGACACAGGTGCCCTGGAATTCCTGGTAGAAAACTCTTTCATGAACTTTGAGTACGTGATCTTTGAAGAGTTGATGGATGCTCCGGATTATATCCTGGAACAGTTAAAAGACATCCTGACCTCCGGCAAGTTCCGTAACGGCACACAGGTATTTGAGATCAAGACCAAGCTCATCGTGTGCTGTACTAACAAGACCCGTGAAGAGTTCACCAAGAACGACTCACTGAAGGCCCTCATGGAACGTTTTCCTTTAGAGTATAAAGTAGAGTGGAATGCATACACTAAGGATACTTATTCCTTCATGTTCAACAAAATGTTCGGCAAGCCATTCAGCCAGCTTTCTTATATCATGGAGAAACTGGCCCAGAACGGAACCGTGGTTTCTCCGCGTACTGCCATTAAAGCAGCCCGTATCCTGGAGAAGACCGGTGGTGATATGGGTGGCCTGAAGTTCATGGCAGATTTCTCTGGCAAGAACAAATCCCTGGTGGATGCTGAGATCTCCAAGTACAAAAATGTACAGGTGATTGAGGACCTGATAGCTAAGATTGATGGTAACATCAAAGAGGCCAATAGTGTCACCCTGAATTCCCTGGACAATGTTCGTCGTGCCAAAGTGGTACTGAAAGAGATCCATGCGGATATTCAGACTCTGAAAGCCAAGAAGGTGGATGACGAGCTGATGAAACAGATCAGTGGCCGCGTATCCGGCTATGAAAAATTCTTACAATCTAAACTGAAGGAGATCCAAGATGTTATTGAGAAATAAGCAAGAAGATTTTTACATACGGGAACATGAGTATTACTGGACCCCAATGACCTATGTGGTGGAGAGCACTCTCCACCGCAAGGGTCTTGACCTGCAGAATACCCATGTAGCCAAAGAGCTGGCCCGTTTCTTCTACCACAAGATGGTGATGTCCTATGACATCGTGGAAGATAAATACAAAGATCCGGCTAAGCTAAGTCCGGAGGAGCTGGAAAGGGCAAACGCCAAGGAAGGATTCTATGAGGCTTTAAGGACCAAGTTTGTTCCTGGCATCTCTCCTTTGGACAAGGCTATGAACCTGCTCATGCTGATGAAGCGGAAGCAGAAACAAAAGGGCGGAGCTATGCCTTCCCCGGATAAGATGACGGAGAAAGACCTCACAGAGGTATTTGTTGGCGTGCCGGATGAGGAGCAGTTTGAGTCTTCTACTATAAATGAGCTCTTTGACAACCGGGCAGACATGCAGGACTTTGATAAAAGGCTGGATATGATGCAGCGGATTGCCATGGTGGAAGCCTTCGGTAAGAGCTTTGAGATCAAGAAGGTGGTGCATGAGAGAAGGGTGACCAACTCCCAGGTACATAAGCAGAAAAGGATGGCAGAATATGGTGAGCTGGTAAACAGCCAGCTGTATCAGCGTATGATGCCCAACTTCAACCAGAAACTGGTAACCAAGGACCTGATCGTCAACACCCCGGTAACAAGTGAAGAGTCCAAGCAGAAGATCATCATGCTGGTGGACTTTTCAGGATCCATGAACTCCCCACAGAAACAACAGTGGGTGATGTCCATCGTGGCCGACAGGTTATCTTACTGTATCAAGGAAGAGTGTGAGATCTTCTTCTGCTTCTTCCTGACCAAAAACAACCTGGAGCATGGTACGTTTAAATGGTATCATATCTATAACCGGGAGACTGCCCTGGAGTTCTGGAAACACTTCAACAATAACCCCAGTGGTGGAGACACAGAAGTGGGACTCATCATTGACAGGATCCGTAAAGAGATCATGGAAAACCACAAGCTGTTCAATCTGAACATTGACCTGTCCGTAGATCAGCCGGAGATCCTGGTGATCAACGATGGCCAGGATAGCGTGAAGACAGACAAGCTTACCTGGAAGACCAATGCCATCACTCTTTACAACGGACCTAACAATGAGCTGAAAAGTCTTTGTGAGCGTACAGGTGGGAAGTATATCAATGTGACTCCGGAAACAGATGCACAATTAAACAAGTAACAAAAAAAATCCGGACTGATTCTTATATTAGTCCGGATTCATTAACAACTTATCATTATGATCTTACATGACCTCAACCCTGCCATCTTAGAGCTCCTGCACTCAGGGGATCCGAGATGCAAGATCAAGCTTGGTCAAAGGGTAAAAAAAGTAGTACGGGAAGATAAGGATGTACACTTTGAGCAGGACCAGGGTGTGGTCACAGGAAGTGTCTCTATGAATGGTGTTGATGCCTATCTTGTCAGGTTTGACAATGATACAGCGGAGACCTTCATTGTGGGAGCCAAGATAGCCCAGGTTTAACGTTCATGGTAAAACTGGATCAGGTTGTTGAGGATAATGGCCTTTCCTTGCTTCTGATCATACATGATCACACTAAAGTTTCCATTCTGCCCACTAAACCCGCTTAAGGTTACACTCTGTCCCGCCCCATTGTCACTGGCAGACATAGTAGGCCCACCTGAATAGGTGATCGTGCCTACCGGAGAAAGTACGCTTGTATCAATTCTTTTGGTAGGTGCATAAGTGCCGGGATAGGTGTAGAAAGTGAAGGCTGTACTGCTGTCTACCTGGATCTGGGTGTAATACTTCCCGGACAGGCCATAGTAAATATCCATGGCATTGATGGTAATGCCATCAGCAGTACCGGTATCCACCTGGTACGCGGGGTTTGCCATATCCTCCCGGACAGCATAACGCAAAGGGTTACATCCGGGACAGTCTCCGGGCTTTATATATGCATCCGCACAATCTGTGGGAACCGCTATATAGTTAGTAAAGGTAGGAAGATACTTGTTGTTCTTCCTGATGACGAAACGATTACAGTTACAGTTACACATGGTAATATGGATTAAGAGCCCCAGATGGCTATGATATTGTTAAAAATGATTGTTTTTCCATCATTACCTACTGCCAGAATAGAATAGTTTCCCCAGCCAGAGTTTATATTAACGGCCATACCAGTGCCTGGTGCGGCAGATCCCTGGAGCGTATAAGAAGTGTTCCCGCTGGAGTCAGTAAAAGAAACTGGTCCCTGACTGTATTGAGTAACATCCAAAGGTTGGCTGAAACTGCCTGAGGTTACATAGATCTGGAAAATCGTATTATCTGTAAATCCCAGTTGTGCCTTGTAAGGTAAAAACCACCCGTTATAAAAGTCCAGTGCAGTTCTGCCAGTATCGTTAGCACTCATCTGATAGGTCCACTGAGCGTTCAGATAGTCTATTTCCAGGGTATTGATGTCCGGCCCGTCTGTACAGGGCGGACAGGCTGACTCTTTTAGGAAGGCACCGGGTGAGTCAGAGCAGGTGGCAACATAGTCTGTGTAGACTGCTCTTTTGCAGCTCACGGGTGTTACCAGGAATTTGTTACAGTTGCACATAAAGCAATGAGGATAAGGTGGTTAGTTTAATATACAAAATATTATAAACAATTACAATATGATGGATGATATGAAATTTTTTGAAACGGAGATCCGGCTATCAGACGGAAGCAGCTTCACTATAGTACACAACCTCCCGGAAGAAATAGAAGCAGCAGCCATAAACTGGCAGTTCCGCACGGATGAATACACGGCCAAGAGCCTGTGTGATTATATCAACGGGAAGAGGGAACGGGGCCTTACCAATCACTATGCGTTTACCAAAGAACAGTTTGACCAGCTCAATAAAGAGTGGGGAAAGGCAGAGGAATGAATGAGCCATTTAAGCCCGGTGATATAGTAGTAGGTAAACTTGGAACTAAGGTAAGGGTTCAAGAAATAAGAGGAAACTACTTCAGGGGCAAAGTAATTGAAGATACTGGGAGTTATAAAGCTGGTGACGGATCTCCTATGTGGGATGTTAAAGCTTTTACTTTTCTTAAACGTGAGACACCGGTCATTGACCAGATCATGGAAGCCCTGAATACCCTGGAACAAAAACAAAAAGGAGGAACTTAATCCTCCTTTCTTTATACTATAGCAGATAACTTATCTTCCAGCTTGACCATGTCCTGATCTATCGTATTCCGGATCAACTTGGCATACTTCATTGTGGTCCTGATGTCAGAGTGCCCCAGTATGACCTGTAAAGTGGTCACGGGCATTCCGTTATTTAGGGCAATGGTGGCAAAAGTATGCCTGCCAACGTGAGTATGCAGCTCTTTGTTGATTTTTGCCAGGGTGCCTACTTCTTTTAAGTAAGCATTCATTTTCTGGTTGGAATTTACCGGGAGCTTATACCTGTACTTTTCCAGTATTTCCTTGGCTGGCTTCATTAAGGGGATGTAGCAGGGCTCACCCGTCTTCTGACGGTCAATCATGATCTTGTTATCCTCAATCATTTCCTGGGTAAGCTGGCTCATGTCTATGTAGGCAAGCCCTGTATAACACTGAAAAAGAAAAGCATCACGCACCTTCTCCAGCCGGGGATGGTACTTGGTCTTGTGCAGCCTCTTCAGCTCACTGTCCACCAGATAGACCACCTTGGTTTTGTTTGGCCGGATCTTGACCTGGGTAAAGGGGGTCTTGGTGATCCAGCCCTTGGAATGGGCCCAGATGATCACTGTCTTGAACTTGCTGACCATCTTCTGAGCATGATTATGGGATACACTCCTTCTGAGAAAATTGAAAAACTCCATGATGAAATCAGAATGGATCATGTTCAAAGGGATGTCCGTAAGTTTCAGCTCTCTGAGGTACTTTTTCATGTAATCCTGGGAAAGGACGAACTTATCATAGGACACCTCCTTGACCTCTCCGGTCTGGAGCTTGTTCTTTTGGTAATACACCAGGTACTGATCCCACACATCAAGGAGGTTATATACCTGCGTAGTACGGCTTAAGTACTCATGCTTGATCATTTGTGGGGTACAGGTACTTTGTAGAAGAAGTTCTCCCTCTATCTCCAGGAGCTTGGCTTGAACAGCATTCATGTACTGCTTGGAAGATGTAGACTTAAACTGGGAGGGTTTCATGCGGACACCCAGGGATAATTCTGTAATTTGGGTGCCTTGGGAGAGCCGGACATAGAGAGCTTTCTCACCGGCTTTGTTCTTTGAGTCCTTTAAATAAAACAAGATATTCATAGTCTTATGTGATTGAATCCTGGCTTGGGTTTCAGCGGATTCAGTGAGTAGATTTTTTCATCAATCCGGAGTTACTCACGGATTACTCACTGGAACCACTCAAAAGACTCACTTTTGGGACTAAGAATATCTTGATTATCAGCTACTTAAGAACTATAAAGCGGACCGGACGGGACTCGAACCCGCATCTTCAAACCGTTGCTGGAAGCTGATATTCTTACTCACCAAAGTGACCTACTCACGTATTACTCACTGAATTCTGCTGGACAAAGTAAAGGGTTTCTGGGATACGTTATATCCTGGAAGCCTGAATTTCTACAAATGTATTACTTGTAGTCCAAGTTAAGTGGTTTTCCCTAAAGAAAAAATCTACAGAATAATGGATGAGTTTGGCTCACATTTTGTAGATATTAACAAGCTGTTATCCAGTATCCTGACTATATATTTGGATAATTCAGCCTAATTTTGTAATCTTAACCAACAGGAAACAAGGATTCCGTATCTACAAAAAGAAGAACATGGCAAACAAAAGACTATCCACTGATCAGGTAGAAGAAATGAAAGCAATGGTTGTACAGGGTGTATATCCTGAGGACATTGCCCAGCACTTCCATATTGCTGTATCCAGTGTACACAACTATAAGAACCGGTTTAGGGAGGAAGGACTGCAGTTCCCCTCTGTAAAAGGCAAGAGGCCATCCGGGGCCATCTCTCCCACAGACAGTTTAGCAAAGGTCCGGGAGCAGATGAAGCCAGACTCCAACAGGACATCCACTACCGGATCCAGTGTGGTTGGAGTCATGAACAATACCAGCACGTATAAATTCATCATTAACGGAGTATCAGTTGAGATTGGAGACGGGGCTAAATCCGTTAACATCGGGAAGGACTCCATGGAAATCAGATTTTGAAACTAAACTATTATTTATAACAGAGGTATGGGCCCGGCTCATACCTTTTTTAATGCGTAGACTATGATAAAAGCAATCATCTGTAAAGAGGTCCTGCATGAGAACACAAAACTGAAGAATGAAAACACAGTTTTGAGACAGAAGCTGGCTGAAAAGCAGCAGCACATCAATAAGGTCAATGAGTTCTGGAAGAAGAAATTGTACTCCAAGAACTCCAAAAAACGGGAAGCCGTACACTAATTATACACTTATAGCTCTATTATCCATATTAGAGAGTAAGAGGTATTGACGGATCATGTTGTAGAAGTTACATTTAGGTAACTCTAAAACATATGAACCATGATCTATCAGCTACCCTCTGGAAGAACTATAGAAATCTCTCTTGAACAATACCTGGATATGTCCGATGAAGACCTGGACTATCTGAATGCTTATTATACTGGTGATGCAGTGGAAGACCCATGGTTTGGGTCTGTGCTGAACAAGATGCCACCAGTGGAAGACTACTACCTGCCGGAAGAACCGGTTATTGAGGATCTCACCCTGATCCCGGATGAAGAGAAGCTCTCCGACCCGGATCTGGATATAGAGATCTCCGAAGATTAAGCATATTACCTTTCAAATCATATAGTTGAAGCCTGGGCTGTGACAGTCCGGGCTTTTTTATTTCCAATCATTTATCAAATCAAAAATCAGATCTATGTACACAGTAACAGTAACAGCAGATCAAACGGGAGCCGTTATCGGCTTATCACAGAACAACCCGGAGTATGGCTACATCCGTGTAGAACAGGTCGTGAACCAGATCACAGAAGGAGGCTGGTTCAAGTTAGCTAAACGATCCGCCCTGATCAAGGGTAAAGTGGATGAACTCAAACAGGCAGGATTTAATGCCGGTGATGAAATCCCAGGACGGATTATTGTAAAAGAATCTCTGGAACCATTTGATCCTACCAAACCGGAACGTCATTACAAAATGGCCGGGAAGACAGGGGTGCAGTGTCTCTATGGAGATCAGCCTATTTTCAGGGAAACATTCTTTACCCAGGATCCCAATGCAGTGGATGAATTCATCCCGCATACCAACACTGAGGAAATACGGGAAGCTGTGGCTGCCCAGAAAGAGCTGGCCAATCTCTCCGCAATGGATGCGTTGAAGACCATGGCCACAACCTCACAGCAGAGAGAAGCTGTGTTGTAATCATGTGTTTTGGTTTACTTGGAAGGGGGCTGGAGGTATTCCGGTCCCCTTTTTTCTCTCCAACATTTGTTTATTTTGTAGATAATCTCTAATTTCACCTCTCCAAATTGGATACTTTATGAAACACAATCCAAATAAAGCTGTCATGGCAGGCAGCTTAGGGATCCAGGTTTATTACACGGATACCCAGAAATCTCGTAGCATCAGCTATGATGAAAACAGTCCACTGAAAGAACTACAGGTCAGTGGGACACAATACAAAGAAACTCGTTACCAGACTGTTGTCCATGATGAAACTCCTATTCAGAAACTGCTCTATAACCATGCTATGTATGGTCTGAAGAACTATTCTGAAGAGGAGATCCGCAAGATGAGCTATGTAAAAAAGATGGCCATCCTGGAACTGTTTGAACAGGCACAACATCAATTGAACCTATGGAAGCAACAGCTGGTACATGAAAAAATAGGATCCTTCCTTACTACCATCTTCCACAGATCTGAGTTTGCCAAAGCCCTGGCTCATTATCCCAAGGCTATCAATCCCTGGGATAAGTGCACAGTGACCTTCCGTCAGCTGGGTATCCGCAAGGAGCAGATCGTGGCCAGACTCATTGAGGTAGGAGTCCTTCCAGCTAACTACTATGAACTAGTGTAATGAGAGCCAAGGAAAAGATCTGTGACCACTGCCTGGAAAAGAAGCTCATCTGGAAGAACTACCAGGGACAGAAGTATTGCCTTCTTTGCTGGAACAGGATAAAGCCGGAGAACCTGAAAAAAGTCCCGGTGGTAAGAAAGGTCAGGATCCGACCCGTCAGCCAAAGACAGGAAGAAAAGCTAAAGATATACAGACGCAAACGGGACAAGTTCCTGGAGGGAAAGACCTGTGAGTTTCCAGGGTGTACAAGCACAGAAGTTACGCTCCATCACGCCAAAGGGAGGATAGGCTCCTTCCTTACTGACAAACGTTATTTCAAAGCCCTCTGCTGGCCGCATCATCAGTGGGTGGAAACACACCCTGAAGAAGCCAAACAGATGGGTCTATCACTTTCAAGACTTGATAATGAAGACAATTAAAAACATCAGCAGGGCCATGCTTAACATCGTGGTCCTGCTTTTAAAAAGCATCTGTCCGCACTGGTGGAAATACTACCGGGTAAACCGGAGAGTACAGATAGACGGGTTACCCTCTATCACACACCACATCTTCCCGGTAAGGGAATGTCAGTGGTGTAAAAAGACACAGAGTCATCCTTCTCCTGGCTGTAACGGACGTTACGAAAGCTGGGTGAACTATGTACCCTCAGAGGAACCAATGCAACTAAAAACCGTAAGAAGCTTCTTAGCTAAATAATCAGCCATGTGTGTAGTAATTGTAATCAACAAAGGAGAAAAAGAGATCCAGACTCCAAGGGAGTTTGAGGAACACTTTAAGATAAATCCGGGGGTGCTGGACGAAGACATGGATCACTGCCTGTGTCATGTGGATATAGACGAGATCCTGTCCGAGCATGAAATCCCTTACAAGTTACACTGGGGAGACTATTACGTAGGAATGCTGGATCAGTTAGAAGATGAAAGCAACAGTTAAAAAGGGTGAAGAGCTGCTCTTTATGGAAGGCAACCACTGGGAGAATTTAAAGGATGAATTCATTATCAACTTTAAAAACAAGTGGACCTTCCTGAGCAACACCTTTAAGAAAAACACACTGATTATTGAAACCACAGAGGGTCAAGTACAGATTACGTTCTCCGCACCAGTGTTAATGGTACGGGTAGAACAGTATGACAAAGACCAGCTGATTTATGAAATCATGAAATGAAACTAAGTGAACTAAAAAAATTCATTGATCACTACTCAGCAAACAGCCCGTTTGATCAGGATGATCTGGATGTAGTAGTGGTCACCAGTGATCCCAGTATAGGAGGCAGATCTTATGTCAATGTAACCGGGATCCATCCAGGTTTTGACTGGGAATCCGGAAGACTGAATATAACAGTTGATAAAGCTGTTGTAAGAAAAACAGATCCTATTCAAATAGATCTCCAGAAAAAAGAGGAAGCCCTCTATACTGATATTAAAAAGACTATCAAGGACTGGGAGGACAGCAAACGTTCATCCGTATTCCTGGCAAGTAATATCATGAACACAATCAAAAAGCACAATGACAGAAACAAGGACCAAGCCTAAATCAATGGTAGCTGATTTTCTTACTGAGAAGTTTGAAAACAAAAATGGAAAGCTGGTAAAAGTAGAGACAGATTATCTGGATGCTATCAAGGATTTTGAGCAGAAGATTGAAAAAAGCCTGATCAAAACCTTTGGCAAAGTAGACATCCATGCATCTGTAAAGACTGACCGTTACTCTCTTCCCTACCAGGATGAAATAGTAGTTACTCTTAATGGAGAAAGCTATATGAACGGGGCTTTTGAAATCTTCCGGGTGGCCAGACCTATCATGAAGGCCATGCTGGAAAAGAATGCCTATAAAATTCGGTTTTACATGTATGTAAATGCTCTGGAAGGCAACATGGGATTTGGCAAAATGGAATATAGGTTCCGCTACTTTATACACTAAGAAATAATCCGTACTGCTATGAAAGTATTTGTGATGGGTGACATCCATGGAGCCCACAAAGCATTAGTCCAATGCCTGGAAAGATCCGGGTTTAATAAAGAAGAAGACGTACTCATTCAACTGGGAGATGTAGCAGATGGGTGGAATGAGGTATATGAGTGCGTGGAAGAATTATTAACCATTAAGAAACTAATTCCCATTATGGGCAACCATGACCAGTGGTGGGCTGAGTTCCTGCAAACAGGTCAGCATCCTTCCTGGCAGCAGGGTGGATTAGGTACTCTGGAATCTTACTGCAGAAACCTGGGCAAAAATTACCAGCGTACTGCAGTGGGTGTTACAGCATCCCTTCATCCAAGTGATATTCCTGATACACACAGGAACTTCTTTTTAAAAGACCAGGTTCCCTACTTTGAAACAGGTAAGGTATTATTTGTACATGCTGGTATTGACCGGGAGAAAACCCTGGATGATCAGCTTACCAACGAGCCCTGGGAACTGTTCTGGGACCGTGAACTATGGAAGCAGGCACAGAGCTGTGCAGAAGGCCAGCAGTTAAAATCGGTGGATGGCTGGGAGCATATTTACATTGGACACACACAAGTGTACAATCACAAGAACCAGGATTGCAAACCACTTACTAAAGGTGGAGTAACCAATCTGGATACAGGTGCCGGATGGAATGGAAAGCTGACCATGATGGACATAAAAACCAAAGAAATTTTCCAGAGTGACTTTGTAAAAGATCTCTACCCAGACCAGAAAGGAAGAGGATAAAAGTTATGACAGCAGCACAGTTTAATGAAAAGTATAAAGGCTTTATTGAGCCTGGCTTTGAAGACCAAGGGCTGGAATTTGACAATGAGAAAGTCACCTTATTCCTGGATAATATATTCAAGGATCTTACTAAGATCCCAGGGTTCCAATACTCACAGATTAAGCTAAAGTTTGGTAGCTGTAGGTTTTATACCACCCTAAACAGTGTGTTATCATTTATTATAGAAGACAATATCAACAGCATAATCAGGCAGCAAAGCAATGAATAAGGGCCGTAGAAGAGAGCTTACCAAACTCAAACATCTGAAGAGATTGAAAAGATTAGGACTGGATCCAGCCTGTGGATTCTGGTGCTATAAACACCAGACCAAGCCATGTAGCTGTTATATGTGCAGTCCTAATCATGCCAAGGTAAATGGCTTAAAGAAGCAACAGCAAAAAGAGCTCCGCAGGGAGCTGGAAGAAAATCAAGTACCCTAAGAATATGTCAGAGATCAACAAAGAACAAGTGGAATCCCAGGGATTACCCGGTATCAGTACAAAAGAGTTTGTAGAATTCTTAATGAAACAAACAGGCAAATCCGGTGAGGAAGTAGCCTGTCTTATCCTGAACATGTATCAGGCAGATAAGGAACTGAGCCTCCAGGCTGCAGACTCAGGAGACGCGCTTACTGTAGCGGACCCATATAAAACGCTTATTCATTCCATTCTCACTTTAGGCTGGGGCCTTGTAGTGGATCAGGATGCAACCGAAATAGAGGGCCTTGTGATCGGAACTCCCGACTATATAGCCGGTAAGATCCCTTCCGCAGGAGAAGCTCTTGAGGAATTACAGGAACGTATCAAAAAAGACCAGGAGGTATAACATGAGTGTAGTCCGCTTTATCGGATGTCTCCATCTGGGCCACAAATGGATGGCTCTTCACCGTGGATTCGGTGAAGAGTTCTACCATGATGAAAAGATCATTGACTCCTGGAATCGTGTGGTGAATAAAAAAGACACTACCTATATCCTGGGAGACGTGACCATGGAGACCAAAGATCATTACTACCAGCTGGATCGTCTGAATGGACGCAAGATCGTTGTCCTGGGTAACCATGACAGGTATCAGGACGTACCTGAGCTTCTGAAGTATGTGGATGGTGTTACCGGTATGGTGGACTACAAGGGCTGTGTCTTAACACATGCTCCTATCCACCCTTCTGAGATTGGCTTTTACCGGGCCAATATCCATGCACACATTCACGAGAATGTACTGGCAGAAGCACATGTCTCCTATCCCTATAACGATCCGGGAGCTATCGTCCTGCCATCCCAATACAAGTATGTGAATGTGGATGCCATGATGATTAATTATACCCCCATCACTTTGGAAGAGGCCTTGGCCATCCGTGATCAGAAAGAAACAATTGCCAGGGAAAAATTACAGAAAGATGAAAACAACAGCTGAAGCCATTAAAGAATCAACCTGCCAGAAGCGGGTTGTAGTCTGTGAACTATACGGAGCAGATAATGTCCTGCTTGCCAGGGAAAGCAACCGGTGCAGTCCGGAAGGTGGTATCTGTCACCGTCTGGGCTTAAGCCAGAGCAAAGAGAACTACGATAAGGAATCAAGCTGTAACTGGACTCATGCTGAGATAAATGCTTTGAACAGTCTGCCCCAGGGAGCCACTCCTTACAGGGCAGTAATTCATGGACACAGTTTCTTCTGTGATGCCTGTCAGGAAGCTCTTGGCAAGGCAGGGGTAAAAGTCTTTGAAATCATATGAAACCGCACAAGAATACAACGAAGGATCCGGAGAGACCCAAAACAGGTAACCATAAAAAGACAGACAAGCCCTGGAGACTGGAGCATATGTTCACAGACAAGGCTGTCATTGACGAGGCCAAGTGGTTCCATGAAGGGAAGGAAACGGGCGTATGGTACCGGGACCACTGGGAGAAGTTCACAACTGTGGAACAGGGTGTGCGGGAACTGAACAAACAGGGCCGCAGTGCAATACTCCCAGGAAAGAAAGAAACTATTAAAAATCACTGGAGATTCAAAGGAAGAGAACTCCGTCTGGTGAACATAGAAACGCACCAGATCATCCCACTGGTTATAACAGACCAGGAAATATATGTCAAACAAGATCAAGGCTCCCTTCACAGCGGAGCAAGTGGAAGCTCTGAATAAGTACCAGCGTTCAGGGGCATTTCATCCCTACACCTGCATTGGCAAACCAAGGATCATTAACAAACTCCAGCCAGCAATGGAAAGAACAAGAGAGTTATGTCCTAATGATGGGTTGCTTATAGCAACGGAGGCAGGATGGGTATGTCCCTGTGGCAAGTGTACCCAGGACTGGGCCCACGAATTCATGACTAAATCAGACGAACATGTCTAACGAAAAGAGAGAGGAAGTACAAGAACAGGCATTGATGGAGTCCCTGCAGCATTACCGCTGCGGGCTGGCTCTGTCCATGCGTACCGGAAAGACCAAGATTGGATTGGACAGGTTGAACGCGGAGTATGGCAATAACCTTGGGAAACTTAAAGCCCTTGTGGTAGCTCCCAAGCTTGCTGTATTCCAGGGCTGGAAGGAAGACGCTGTAAAGTTCGGCTATCCGCACCTGCTCGATCACATCACTTTCAGTACCTATTTATCTCTTGACAAGCAGGAGCAGGACTATGACATCATCATCCTGGATGAGTGCCATAGCCTGCTTCCTTCTCACAACGATTATCTGAGTGGCTTCAAAGGAAAAATCCTGGGGCTGACCGGGACTCCGCCCAGATACAGGAATTCAGCCAAATACAAGATGGTGGACGCTTATTGTCCTATCGTTTACTCTTACATTACCAATGATGCCGTAGAGGATAATGTCCTCAATGATTACCGTATCCTGGTACACATGATCTCCCTGAGTGAGGTGAAGAACGTACCTGTCAAAAAGAAAGACGGGGGTGTATTCTACAACTCAGAGAGAAGCATCTATAACTACTGGAGCAAGCGGGTGATGGAAGCAGAGGGAGCCAAGGCAAAACAGGTATCCTCTGTAATGCGGATGAAGGCCATGATGGAACTCCCCAGCAAGATCCGGTATGCCCGCAAGCTGATGCAGCACATAGAGGAGAAGTGCATTGTCTTTGCCAATACCCAGGAGCAGGCAGACAAACTCTGTCAGCATAGTTATCACAGTAAGAATCCAACGAGCGAGCAAAATCTGAGTCTTTTCAAGGCAGGAATGATTGACCGGCTGAGTTGCGTACTGCAGCTCTCCGAAGGTGTCACGGTTCCCGACCTGAAAGCAGCTATTGTCCTTCACTCATATGGAAATGAAAGGAAGTTCATGCAACGGTTTGGAAGATGCCTGGGACTTGGGCCGGATGAAATGGCCACCATTCACCTGCTCTGTTTCAGAGGCACGGTGGATGAGACGTGGGTATTCAGGGCCCTGGAAGACCTGGATCAGAGCAAAATCAAGTACGTAGAATTTGACCTGGAAAAGTATGAAACTGCATTATCACGGTAAACTGAAAAAAGAGAACGGGAAGCTGATTCATGTAAAGACAGCAGATGCTGCTCTGTATGACCAGTTCCGAAACAACCTTCCGGAAGGCACGACCATTGAGCTGTGGGCGGAGGAGTATCATGATGATGGTACTTTGGCGCAACTGGCCAAGCTACATGCCATGATCCGGGAGCTGGCCCATCACACAGGCTATACTTTTCATGAAGTAAAGCTACTGGTGAAGGACCGTGCCGGACTGTGTTTTACCTACAAGCTCCAGGGGAAAGAGTACTTCGAGTGCAAGTCCTTTGGTGATTGCAGCAGAGAGGAACTCTCCCTGGCTATCAAAGCAGCCGTGGAGATCGGAGAACAGGTGAACCACCCGGTTGCTTAAGCTTCCGGGTCTTTGGTCACTGTGATCTTTTTGGTCATCGCCTGGTGTTCCACGATGGTAATGAAGGAATGAATAGTGATGTAGTGGAACATCCAGCTGTCTTCTGGAATATCGTTTTTCTCCACACGCTCCTTAAGTTCTTCCAGCTCTTCCTTGGTTTTATCATGAACCAGGAACAGTAGTAGTTTTTGGAGCCGGAACAGGAGACCGGCTCCAACTTCTACAGGAACAACGGCATCCTTGGGTAAGTAGTGAATTTCAGACATAGGGTAACTATCTAATGGTGTAATCCAAATATAACAATAAGTCTATAAAATGAGTAATCCAACAATTGATCTACAAGAAATTCAGACGAAGCTTGTAGACAAACTCCGTCCCAGTGGATGGGCGGACAAACTGAAGGGATTTGTGATGGCTTCTGACTTTGAGAAGATCCTGCAGTTCCTGCATGATGAACGGGCCCAGGGAAGACGTTTTGGTCCACCCTTAAAGCATATGTTCTCTGCTTTTGAGAACTGCCCTTACAAGGATCTTAAAGTAGTCATCGTCGGACAGGATCCCTACCCACAACTTGGAACTGCCGACGGAATGGCATTCTCCTGCTCCCTTACAGGTGAGGCCCAGCCCAGCCTGCAGTATATACTGAAAGCTATTTACAAGACCACCTACCTGTGGGCGGGAGATCCGTTCAAGCATCCTTCAGAAGAAAATGAGATTCCCAGTAATGATCCTGATCTGACCCGATGGGCTAACCAGGGAGTTTTACTATTAAACACAGCACTCTCCGTTGAGCTGGGCAGTCCTGGGAAGCATCAGGGCATATGGAGACCTTTCATGAGTTACCTGCTGGACATGCTGAACACGATCAACTCAGGTGTGGTATTCATCTTCCTGGGCAGGAAAGCACAGGAACTGGCTGATCTCATTGATGAGGACAGGCATTACAAACTATTTGCATCCCACCCGGCCTCTGCTGCGTATAACAACCAGGCAGAATGGGATTGTGAAGATGTATTCATGAAGTGTAACGAATTATTACAGCAAGCCAATGGAACCAGAATCAAATGGTGAGCCTCCTTTTAACATAGGAGATAAAGTCAGATTAATTAATCCGGATGAATACTTTAATGAATTTCCTCATATCAAGAAAGAGGCACGTAAAGTATCTCTCTTAACCGAAGGAGTTACCATAAAAAAAATCTACTATTCAAAAGGGTCAGAAAGATGGAGGTTTGATCCTGCTGAATATGGATTTAATGGAGGATTTAGCTGCATGTTTTATCAGCTTACTGATCCTACTATAGAAAATTTATTTAATGCTCTTGACGATAAAATAAGGAGGATGGAAAATGACAGACAATGAAGCTCCTTTTAAAGTAGGGGATACAGTCAGGCTGAGAAATCCTGATGCATATTTTGAAAGGTTTAGTACCATTAAAAATCCTGAAGTAAAGAATCTGCTGATAAATGGTGTCACTATATCTGAGCTTAGTAAAAATGCCGAGGGTAACTGGTTATTCAAAACAAAAGGCAGAACTGGTAGCTGGACCTGTAGCTACTACGAGCTTGTAGGTCCATCCATAGAAGATTTGTTCCAGGCCCTGGATGAGAAGATAGAAAGGATGGAAAATGGAAAACTTTAAGATAGGTGACAGGATCATACCACAAAAGAAATTTAGGGAAGATCCATATTCAGATAATTCAGGTAAACTAACATTCAAGTGCAAGGAAAACTTACCTAAGAGCTGGATTGATATTTCTTTTTTTGAAAAAGTGGATGCTGTTAGTATAGACGATCTAATGAATGCCCTAACCAAGTTAGAAGAAAGGATGAAAGATGGAAACTTACTTTAAAGTGGGAGACACAGTCCGTGTTATTGCAACCAATCCCTATCACGATTGGGGAAGTGTTACTGCAAAATCTGTGGGTGTAATAAGGCAGTTACTTCCTGATGAAACTATAAGTACACTTGGGATGAAGGTTTATATTGATTTCCCGGAACAATCGGGATGGAAAGGATATGTAGGTGAGCTGGAGTTGTACTACTCAATACAAGATATTGAAGAAGCACTGGACAAATTAAGTAAGCAACTGGAGCATGGAATACCTATTTAACCCCGGAGACAGGGTAAGGCTCAAACCTCAATTCCGTGAATCACATGGAAAAGATTATAACAAATATGGAACGTACCTGACAGTAACCAAATCACAGGTACATAAGGACGGCAGAGGACTATTTCAGCACGAGAAGCAGGAGAAACTCACTGAATGGGTGTTTCAGGACTTCTTTGAGCTGTACAGACCATCACTGGACTGGCGTACTGCCACCCAGGAACAACAGAAAGATTTCTTAAGAAAGGTCACAGGGGCACTCTATGCAAACCCTGATCTCTGTGACCAGATTAGTGAACTAATTAACAAAAAGTAAAACCAAAAAAGATTGTAATCATGGCATTCAAACCAGTAGATCTGACTGTGAGTCAGTTATTAGAGGATTTAAGTAACGGTTTAACCTGGCTGAAAGCAGAAGACCAGGGGTTCGGTAGCATTGAAGAGAAGTATAATGCCAAGGAGTTCCAGATCAAAGTGATCATGAAGCACCCCAAGCTTGTAGGTAAAGAGCCGGAAGGAGTCATCTTCCGCATTATTGATGACACAAAAGACAAAGACAATGCTAACAATACGGAATCAGCAGCAAACAAACCTGCAGCAGGAACTGGAGCAACTCCATCAGTGGATGCTGCAAAAGATAGCCAACAGCCAACCGTCAGTACAGGGAATGTACCAGCAGCGGCTAAAGAAGCTGGGCAGACCAACCAATCCTCAGGAAGTGGTGCTGACCTACCAGCCCAGGCTAACAAATCCAACGGAGTCGTACTTCCTTTGGGAGCCTCAAAACCAGGTGTGGGTAGTACCCAGGCTGGATCAGCTGGCATTAGTGATAACAGCCTGGTTGCATCAGAGTCCCAGCAAGATTCTGACGTGGAAGCCGGTCAAAGCTTCCTCAACCTCTAATCAGCAGGGGGACGACGCTTCCCCTGTTTCCACTACTAATTCAGATCAAACACAACTACAAGAAATCATGGCAAAAGCTATCAAATCCCTTACTAAAAATAAAGCTCAGAACGTACTTACTATTGACACCAATCTAATCAACAAAGAAGAAGTGTTCAGAATGCTCTCCCTTGCCCGAGCAACAGAAAAGCCGGTATTACTGGTAGGCCCTCCTGGAACCGGTAAGACCAAGACCGTTATTGATTTTGCCAAAGCCTGGTTATTGAAAGACGTACCTCCAGGAGATGTGGCTGCCATGAAGAAGGCACAGCAGGAGTTCATGGAAAAGATCTACATCCTGGAAACAGATGAAGGCACCAAAAGTAGCGAGGTCAAAGGATTACCCGACATGGCCAAGCTCTTTGGAGCCGAACCCCGTTATGAGATCATTGCCCCTATCACAGAGGCAGAGATCGTAATCATCAACGAGGTGGACAAGGCCAGCAGTAATATTAGAAATTCACTGCTCTCTATCATGAACGAGAAGTTCCTCTTTAATGGTAAGCATAAGATCCCCTGCAAATGGAAGCTCTTTATTGCTACCTGTAACGAGATCCCCAAAGAAGAAGCGGGCTCTCCTTTCTGGGACAGGTTCCTGCTGAAAATGCAGGTGAACCGGATCTCAGCCGGAGACATGATCCGTTACTATGACCGGGGTGCCAAAGAGTATAAAGAGACCATGAAGATCGGTCTCCCTACCAGGGCAGAAATGGATGGAGTAACCATTCCAACATCTAAGCTGGAGAAGTTCTTGAACGTAGCTTATAACAGGTGTTCTGACCGGACACTGACTTTCGTTCCTGAACTGATCAAAGCCGTCTCTTTCGTGTGGAACTATACCCTGGATAAATCCATGGTGAAGGTAGCCACCATCATGATTGATGCGGAAGCCGGAAACCAACTGGCAGCCCAGCTAATGAACCAGGAAATGAAAGCCCTGATGAGCAAGGCGGACATGCTGTGGTCACTGCATGATGCACAGAGCGTGGATGAGGCCGTGGCAGAGATTGATGCACTCCTTACCGGCTATGCTTCTGCAGGTAAACTGGATCAGTCCCAGGTAGAAGAGGTTGAAGCTGTGGTAGCCCATATCCTGGAAGGGCATCCTGTAAAGCAGAAAGAGAAAGAGATTGAGGACTTGCTGGAGGATGTACTTACCACACAGCCGCAAGCGGCCACCATCTAATCATAACCCATGAGCAAGAAGAGACAATTCAAAAATCCTTATACCATCCTGGAAAAGGCAAAGAGAGGGGAACTGGGCTTTGAGAACAGGCCCCGTCTCTTCTCCAACGTGCAGTACAATGTAAGGGGTGAGATCATCAAGCCCTACCTGCATTCCCTGGATGAACGGGCACTGCAAAAAGCAGTAGATAACTATATCCAGACACCTGTATCCCACCAGCGGATACAGCAGATGGCTGAGAAAATGAACAAAAAGCTGGTGAGTCCACAGACACTGACTGAGGAGATGATGAAGATCTATCAGAAGTTTCCCAAGGAAGTGCTCAATGATATTTACAATATCAACTATGAGGACATCCAGGATCTCAAGTTTGAGGAGCGGACCGAGAAGAACAAGTTCCGCTACCATATGATTGAAAAGTCCAACAACCCTATTGCCAAGGTGATCACCCGTCAGAACAATATCAAATCCATGGTCTATACCAGGAACATGATACAGTATTACCTGATGAACCTGGCCATGCTGCAGCAGGAGGACAAGCAGGCATTTGATGACCTGATGAACAACCTGCAGGGAAAGGACCCCCAGGACCAGAAGCAGCAGAAAGGAATGGGTGGAAAGGGTCCTGGAAAAGGTCAGCCTAACCCCCAACCACAACCACAGGATCCTCAGGATCATGGGCAGCAGGGAAATCCCGGCAATCAACCTTCCCAGGGAGGTCAGGATGAGGATGAGGATGATGAAGATCCGCAAGGCAATGGCGGAGGAGGTGATGATGAGCAGGAGCAGGAAAAGGATCACAGTGATTCCCAGACAGGCGGAGGCAATCAGGCTGGTACGGGTAACACCCGTCAGAGTGAGAATGCTCACCTGAAGACCCTGATGGAACGCTTTGACAAGGTCAAAGGGTCCAAGCAGATTCTGGAAGAGGTGCTGGAAGATGCACGCAAGACCGTGGAAATGCTGGGAGCTGTGATGAGTGAAAAGCAGATGGATGATATGTGGAAGGAGCTGGCCTCTGACCGATGGGGAGAAGCCAACCGTGCAGCAGAAAAGACCAACCGGCAATACCTGGAGAAGGTGGAGCAGGAACTGAGAAGTGTAGGGCTTAACCTGAATGCTATCAAGAGCAAGATCAAGAACCTGCTGGACCAGTCCAACTCTTACTTCTCTGCCAAGGACAAGCCTTACTTTGAGAGTATTTTTGATGCTGGTACCCTTGACGGGCTGGAGGACATCACACTACTGCATCCTGTACTGCGTAAAATATTCACAGAGGATATACTGGTGAAGGAGATCAGGAAGATGGGTAAGATCGACCTGTTCATTGATGCTTCAGGATCCATGGAGCAATCCTGCGGGGTACAAGGACAGGACGGAAGGTATATGACCAAGCTTTTATTTGCCAAGGCGTTTGCCTTTAAGATGAAGGAGCTGAACATGCTCAACGAAGTGTATTCCTTCCAGGATCATGTGAAGTATGAAGGTAACCAGATCGTGGACATTCTCAATATCCGTGGAGGAGGTGGAACCACCACCGGCAGGGTGATCCAGAGAATAGAAGCCAATAAACGCAATGCCATCGTCATCACGGATGCAGAGGATCACTGCTCTGCCTATTCGGACAAGGCTTTCTTTATTGGTGTGGCCGGAGCCAAATTCACTGGCTTTAATCCTCTCTACCAGCAAAGAGACCAGGTCATTGTCTTTGATGGCAAGCGTACCTATAAGGTAGGACGCAGTGGTCATGCCATCAAGTAAAATAGAAAAAGGGAAGAGCGGTTGAAACTCTTCCCTTTGATCACGGCTTTCTGATACGGAAATCAGAAGGGATCCGGTGATAAGGCGGGTGATAGGATATTAGGCAATTCTTGTTGGTACTATAAAACCCACCAGGTTTAAACCATGTGGATTGAAGGGCTGTCCGATCTTACGGATCTTCACTGCAGCAATGTATCCTTCTCTGGATCCATTGGTGTTGGTATTGCCCTCTACGGTCTCAATGGTGTGTTCATCTATGACGCGGGTTACCACACCTGCATGTCCGGAAGGACCATTTCCCTCTTTCCAGATCACTACAGCTCCCACTACAGGAGTTTGCTGTACATGGAATTCTTTGGAAGCAGCATAATTGTGATAGGTGTCCGTAGCAGATCCGTTAGAATACTTACGTATTAAAGCGGATGCTGAGGTGTCTGCCAGGGCAAATGCCTCTGTCCAGATCAGTTTGGCAAGGAACGCACACCAGGGAGCTCCCTTATACCATCCAACAGCCTTCATCTTGGCTTCAAAGGATGGATTCTTAAATCCTGCATTCTCAGGGATCTCTTCCTGGCCTACATAGGATTTGGCTATCTGTACAATCTTATCAGTTAAACTCATAGGGGAATCTTAGAACGGAACTTCCGGTAGATGAGAAAGAGGATTACCAGCACAGCCAGGATAGCTGCGGCATAGATCATCCATCCGAAATCCGGTTTGGATACAATATGCTTGGACGAGTCTTTGACTTCTGTCTTATGATCCTGGTTATTAGTGGAATCTTTCTGAAGGGTCTTTGTTAATCCCTTCTTCTCCTCTGTCCGGGTATTGGAATTGGTCTTATTGGTCGTAGTTGTTTTGGTATGTATGCTTTTGGCTTTTCCATGAAAGACTCCGTCTTTTCCCACGGTGACATCCCCATCCGGGATGATGTCTGTTTCTGTGGTAGAGGAATCTGTATGGCTCAAAAGGACAATACTCTTTACACTGCCCGTATCTACCAGCTTTTCATTGAGCTTTAACTCAATGTGGCTGCGGGAAACAGACAGGCTGTCGTGTGACTGCTTGTTCACTGTTCTGGTCTTAAAGACCGCACAGGAACTCACAGTCCACAACAGCAAAAGAATATTAAGCCTGAGCAGGAGTTTCATTAGTGCTTTCATCTGGTTTAGGATCTGACTCCGGAGCAGGTGCAGGAGATGAAGCATCTTCTACTGGTGCAGCTGCGGGTTCCGGAGCTGGTGCTTCCACCGGTACTTCTACGGGAGTTTCCACTGGAGCTTCAGTAGGTTCAGCAGGTTTTGCTTCTGGTGCTTCAACCACTATGGCTGGATCACTGAACAGATCACAGATAAAGTCCCCGATAAAACCAAGAGCTACGAGACCAATACTGATAGCAGCACTGGTACCTGCAGTGGCAGCAATACCGGCAGCAGCTACAGCAGCTGTACGGAGTGCCTTGCCAAAGGCTTTGATCTTGGGAGGTGTGGGATGTGTAAGTTGGCTAAGTCCGAATTTCATATGTTACGTTTATAGGGTGGCTTTAGGTATTTCTTGATGTCAAACTCTTCTTCATTCTTGAAGGCTGTCTGGGGCCATCTCCTGAAAAGACTATCTACTCTCTGGGAACTGTCCAGGGAAGCCGTTCTGGTTTTAGGGCCGTAGATGGTGCGTTCCAGGTTATCAATCCTGGTCTTGTCAATATTGACCTGGATGGCAATCTGCTCCATATTCTGGAGCTTGGTATTGATGCTGGACAGGAAGTAAGTGGCTACGCTGAACAGTATGAACAGCAATGGCTGGAAGAGGTAACTCTTGAGCTTATCTAAGGTGTTTTCAAAGCTATCTGGTTTAGGTTTAGGGGTCATGGGTTACTTGGAGTTTAGGTTAAGCTCTTATACGGCAGCCCCAGCAGGCACCAGAAATGTCTTTTTGAATTCAGCTACGGATCCTCCAGGATGTTTTAGAGAGCTAAACAGGGAGTTGGGTAGTATATGCCCATCACAATCCAGCCGGACAAAGTAGCGTAAGTGTTCCGGGTGAAAGCACTGCTCAATGGTATTTCCATTGGCATCCACACCCAACATAGTATCATGAGATTCAATGAGTACAAGGTCATCTTTGCAAGGATCCTTATCATATCCCATCATGGTTCCCGGTATCGGAAAGCCGTTCTTATCTTTTTTTGCATAATAAAGTTTGCAACTCATATTGTAGATCTTATATTTGTAGAATAAACGGGTAAGATGTAGACAAACCGTAGTTAGTCTACAATATAATATACCCATAATACCCTATACAGACAAGCTATTCACTTAAATCTTTAAAGTTTATGAACAACAATCCGTACCTGGAAAAGAAGCATATGGTAGCCATCAGCCGGTTCAGGACACAATTCTATGAACGGTTCGGAATGGATGCAGAGGTCATCGTCGTAGAGCCGGAGTGGAAGAAGGTAGTTGAGAGTGAACAGGACAGGGATCTGGGCATCCTGGTATCCGTGCTGAACTCCTACATTCCATCACACTTAAGAATAAAATACCCAACCATCTTCTCCAAGACCCGTAAAAGGGAGCTCTCGGAGCTCAGGATGATCTTCATGAAAATTGCAAGGGAGAAAGGGAACCTCACGCTAAAAACCATCGGGGAAATAGCTGGCAAGATGCATCATAGTACCATCATCTATGGAGCAGAAACAGCCAATGCCCTGATCAAGAGCAACCCCCAGTTCCGGGAGAAGTACAACTCCATCCTAGATACCCTTCAAAAAGTATATCAATTAGAGTATGCAAGAACTCATCAACCTGCTGATACAGCAGAAGATAACACCCAATCAGCTTCTGTTATTGCATTGCATCCACGAAAAGATCAGGCCATCAGTACTGCTTCCGTCTCTGAATGCGGAGCTCTTACTATGCCAGAAATCAGGATGGATCAATACACAGAACGAGCTGCAGCCGAAAGCCTTGAAGCTGCTGTCTGACGCTGATAAACTATTTAAGGCTGCCAAGAAAAAGAAAGTACTATTTGACACTCCGGAATTCATGGCCCGTCTGGAGGAGTTCAGAAATATCTTCCCTAAGGGAAACCTCCCTACAGGAAAACCGGCCAGAACCAACCTGAATGAACTCAAAAAGAAGATGAGTCAGTTCTTCATAGACAACCCCAGCTATGACTGGGATCTTGTCCTGGATGCAACAGAGTCTTACGTGGAGCATTTCCGTAAGCAGGACTACAACTACATGAGGACAGCAGGTTACTTCATCTCAAAGGATGGAGATTCAGAACTGGCTTCTTACTGCCAAATGCTCCTGGAAGACGGGGATGTTGCGGCACCCAAGAAGTCCATGTATAATGTAAGCTAAGGAAACAATTATGCAGACACATGAACAGGAGCTGGAGGAGCTATTCCTCGGCACCACGGTCAGCCTGTCTCCTGACCTGGATGGACAACAGATTCGTGCCATCAGCTTTGACGGCTTCAAGCTGGCCGTTGACAAGATGATGGAAAAGGCTTTCTTCTATGGGGAGAATGCCGGAATGAAAAGAGCAGAACAAATAGCTGACGAAGTATTCAAGTAACCATCACAATGAGTGTAGATCCGAGGACCAAATGGAAACACATCAGTGAGATCCGCAAGGATGCACTGGAGTATATGGAAAAGCGTAAGGCTGGATTAATAGAATCCATCCGGACGAAGTGGAAGAAGTTCAATGATGCCGGAATTGGTGGGCTGGAATGGGGTAGTATTACCACCATTGCAGGGAGGCCAGGTTCTGGAAAGACACTTATTGTTAATGAGATCACACGCAATGCCCACAAGCTGAACCCGAAGCAGGACTTTGCTGTCCTGGATTTTCAGTTTGAGATGAAAAGTGAGACCACTGGGGTACGGGAGTTCTCTGCCGTGATCCACAAGTCCTACAAAGATTTATTATCCGTTGATGCTCCCCTGCCTGATGAAGATATGGAGAAGCTCAAATTCTATGCAAAACACTCTGCACACCAGGAGATCTACCAGATTGATAGTCCTATGACGGTGGCTGAGATGGAAAGAACCATTATTGAGTTTATCAAGTTTGTCAACAAGCCTGTTATCGTCACCGTTGACCACAGTGTGCTGATTGCCAAAGCAGCAGATGAAAAGGATGTGCAGGATACCCTGAACTCCCTGGGAAAGATGATGACCAAGCTTAAGAAGAAGCTCCCGGTTCTCTTCATCGTACTCACCCAGATGAACAGGAGCATAGAGGAACAGGCAAGGAAGATACCAGGGACCATAGGGAACTATCCTACTTCAGCAGACGTGTTCGGAGCAGATGCACTGCTGCAGCACTCTGATCTTCTTGTGGCCATTAACCGTCCATCACTGTATAGTATAGACGTATATGGCCCGGAGCAGTTTGAAGTGGATGACCGTACCCTTGCCCTGCATTTCTTAAAGACACGCAACGGGGACAACAGGCTCTGTTTTTTCAGGGCAGAGTTTGAGCACATGACCATCGTGGAAGTAGCAACCCCTCCTCAGAGACAGGTTGGTGCCCGCAGAAGAAACCAACAACCCCAATCACTCAGTACAGCAGGTTTTAATCCGTAATCAATTCACACCATGATAACAACAGCAAGTAAGAGCGTAACACTGACCGCTGCTCAGAAAAAAGAAAAGATCAATAATCACCGGGAGTACCATCGTCAGGTGCTGGAACATTACCGGGTCCCTGATGCAGACTTTAACGTAAAGCTGGTATTCTATGACAAAGGCCAGAAGGTGGTAGGCATCTTCCCCAATGAATTCACCAAGAAGAATGGCTTCTACATTGAGTTCGTGGACAAAGCCCTGGATCCTACAGATCCGGAAAGGAAGTTATACCGTCTTCCCCCTATAGAAAACTTTGAAAACGTGTTTGGTATGCTTTCATCAGGATCTTACGCGGTTCCCCTTGAGAACCTGGAAGAGGTGAAGCCAGTGACCTTTAAAAAGATCACCCAGGAGATCAACCTTGAGGGTATCCAGGAAGGATCCGTAAAGCAGGATGATCACATCAACAAAATGACTATCCGGGATTTTGCAGCCATCATCTGGCAGCGTCCTGTATCCGAAAAGCCCTGGCTGAATGACATGATTGATCAGCTAACTTAATCAGTAAAAATTATTAAATTATATGACTCCAACTATTGCATTACCTACAACCGTAATCATGTCCGAGATCAAGTCTCCAAAAAGGCTGATCATGTTCTCCAAACCAAAGGTGGGAAAGACTACTCTACTCAGTAAGCTTCCCAACTGCCTGATCCTGGATTTTGAGGACGGATCTGACTATGTAGATGCCTTAAAGGTGAAGATCATTGGCATCAACCCTCCCAAGGAGACAGACGAGCAAAAGACCAAGCGTTATGCCCAGAACAAATACTACCTGGTGGAGATCGGAAAGGCCATTAAAGATGCCGGGAATCCTTATGACTATGTAGCCGTTGATACGTCTACTGCCCTGGAGGACCTTTGCGTGGCCTATGCAGAGGAGCTGTACAGCAAAACAGCTATCGGTAAGTACTGGTTCGTAGGTAAACCGGGAGAGGAATCCGGAAAACAGAAATACGGAGATCTTTTATCCCTGCCGGAAGGTCTGGGTTACCGCTGGTTACGCATTGCCTTTGAGAAGGTGACGGACTACATCCAAACCTTTGCTCCCAGAATGATCCTCAGTGGCCACATCAAGGACATTTACCTGGATAAGAACGATACCACGTTCACCACGGCAGACATTGACCTGACCGGTAAGATCAAGCGTATAGCATCATCAAAAGCAGATGCCATTGGCTACCTGGCACGCAAGGGAAAGAAGACCGTGCTTTCATTCAAGACCTCAGACGAGGTAAACTGTGGTGCCCGTCCGGACCATTTAAGGGGCCAGGAGATCACCCTGTCAGAAGAAGTAGATGGTATGCTGGTAACCTACTGGGAGAAAATCTACATTGACTAATTACCAAAGCTTAATTCATTCATCCAATACACACTATTCATTAATTCAAACCATTTATGTTAAGTACAAAGAACATCTCAGAATCTGCAAGAATTCCAAAAGGCTTAAACCCAGGAAAGCATGAAATCAAAATCCTTGAAATCTCTCTTGGTAAGGGATATGAAGCGGATTCTTATCATGTTAACCTTTCCGTGGAAGGTCCTGACCTGGGTGACGACTTTGAAGGCTTCCTCATTGACCGCAATGATCCAACCGGGCCCCGCTTCCGTGGCCAGATTGGTCGTGTGCAAATGAGCCAGTTTGCTTACAAAGATGGTGTTACCAAGACCGGTTATAAAAAGAACCGGGATCAGGACATCCTGAAAGCTCTTTCCGCCCTGGCAGTTGCCCTGGGAAGAAAGGAGCAGCTGGATCAGATCGAGGCTGACACCATTGAGGAGTTCGTAGCAGAGGCTTCCCATGTATTAAGTGGGGACACTTATATCAATGCAGTGATTGCAGGCAAAGAGTATGAGAAGAATGGTTACAAACAGTATAACCTGTTCTTCCCAGCATCCAAAGACGGTAAGTATGCTTTCGAGCCACAGACCGTAGACCCGGCTAAAAGCAAGCTGATGTCTTTTGATCCGAATATTCACATCGTAGGCAAAACGGCTGCCAAGCCTTTGGATTCCTTTGAGCCAACCCAAGAGTCAACCACTGTCCTGGAAGATGAGTTCAAACTCTAATTCCTGAACAGGTAAAAAGAAAGGGGGAGTAGGCGTGGCAGCTGCTCCCCCCTTTTTGTAGAGACCAAACGTGTACGTATGCTATCCACCAAACACCTTGTCAATGACTATAAAGAAGTACCTCCTACATGGATCTTTGAACACTATTGCAGGCTCCCGGAGAAGCTGAAGGGCCAGGATCTGATGATCCATTCTCCGTTCAATCCGGATGACAAGACTCCAAGCTTTCATATCTTCTGGAGCAAGACCAAGGGGAAATACATGTTCAATGATTTCTCCACGGGAACCAAAGGGGATGCTGTAGACCTGGTCCAGATCAAACACCAGCTGGACTTCAAGCGTGCGGCACGCAGGATCGTGGAGGATTATAATGATTATACCCTGCATAATAAGGGAGGGTATGATGTGGAAGAGTTCCGGGAACACTCCAGGTACAAGGTAACCGCATTCAAGCTCAGAGGATGGAACTCAGATGACCAGAAGTTCTGGACCCAGTTCAACATTGGATCCCGGATGTTGGAACATTACTGTGTACGTCCCCTGGAAAGCTATGTAATGAGTAAAGAAGAGCAGGGACAGCAGAAATGCATCAACATTACCGGCTCTCATCTTTATGGATACTTCACCAAGACCGGGGAACTCTATAAGATCTATCAGCCCAAGGTCCGGGACAGGAAGTTCATCAAAGTAAAAAGCTATATCCAGGGCTCTGACCAGCTCAGTGGTAAGGACTATTTGCTGATCACCTCTTCCCTCAAGGACCTGATGGCCATTAAGAGCCTCAATTTGAGGATTGACCTGGTGGCTCCTGACAGTGAGAATACCATGATCCCCAAAGAGCTTATGGACAAGTGGAAAAAACAGTACAAGCGTGTCCTGGTGTTGTTTGATAATGACGAAGCGGGCATCAAGGCCATGAAAAAGTACCGGGAGGAGTACAAGACCCCTGCTATCCTGCTGACCCTTTCCAAGGATCCGGCAGATGCCACCAGGGATCATGGTCCCAGGACGGTACAGGAACGGCTGGTGCCTTTAATAGACAATAAGATTTGTGATTTGTAGAGGTTAGCTCTATATTTGTAGAATTAGGAATACATAATGGAGAGTTGGATATACAGAGGAAGAGAGATCCGTACCCTGGAAGACCTTCCCAACCAAGAAAATGTTGTGGGCTTCGTATACAAGATCACCAACCTGGTGACTGGAGCCATTTACATAGGCAAGAAAAGCCTGCATCATTCCCGTAAGACGAAGATCTCTAAAAAAGAGAAGCTGGAGACTAAGACCCGGAAGACATTCAAGACCGTGGTCAAGGAATCTGACTGGCAATCGTATTATGGAAGCTCCATTGAGCTGAAAAAGGATGTGGAGAAGCTGGGAAGGAAGCATTTCAAACGGGAGATCATTGAGCTGTGCTGCAGTAAGAAGTACTTAGGGTATTGTGAGCTGGCTTATCAGATCAAGTATGATGTATTAAAGACTAATTCCTACAATGGAAACATCCTTGGGAAATTCTATTCCAGGGATATGGAGAACTGTAACTAATCAATTCACTATGCAACTCAGAAAACTAACGTACAGGTCCCGGATTGAGTTTGGATACCATGCCGGGAGGACAGTGGAGCAGATCCTTCAGCATCGTACCGGGAAACAGTACATGACCTGGCTCTACTTCAATGCGTCCCATATCAGCTTCAGTGATGAACTGATGCAGGATCTGGGCATTACCCATGAGCTGATCAAGCCCGGAAAGGATCCGGACAAGTTCCTGGAATGCTATTACAAACCATCGGAGTGGCACGTAAGCAGTGCCTTCTCCAGGATCACGGGAATGGACCCGAACAAGTACAAAAGAGCATGATAACCCTTTACCAGTACTGCAACAGCTGCAAACGGGAAAGAAACTTTGATCCCAGGAGCGGCTGCTGCAAGAAGTGTGGCAAACAAAATAAGCAATGAAGCCAAAAGTAATGATCACCGTACAAGGTGGCGTAATCCAGTCTGTAAATACCAATGTAGATATGGATATTGTAATTATTGATTATGATAACCTGAAGGCAGGTGATAAGCTGAAGGATATACACGCACCGGACTATATTTTCAAGGACGGAGAGGCCCATGAACTCCTTCAAAGCTTAACCCTTCCTCTCAGTAAAGAAGAGAAGCAGGTTAAGAAATTTCTTAAAGACCAAAAATTCTAAACCATGGATGTATCCGAAAGCAAGAAGGACATCACCATTGTCACCGGACCGGGTGACGTTATCACAATTAAGTCAGAGAATATCACCACCGTTATCACCCATAACGAGGTAGGTATTTCAGTTAACCATCAGCGGGAAGGGGAAAAAGCCTCTTACCGTGAAGAACGGATTTGGTTCAAGGACTAAGTCCGGACAGAGCTGCATCCAAACCCTATATTATATGTTAGACGATCTATTAGCAGAATCAGTTAATTACCTGGAGGAGGAATTCTACAGTAAACCATTCCGCTTTTCCTACAGTAGCCTTTGTAAGCTCTTGTACTCCCCGGCAGTTTTCTACCAGCTTTATGTGCTGGGCAACAAGGAAGACAAGACGGACAAGCATCTTATAGAAGGAAGACTTATCCATTGTTTACTTCTGGATGACAAATCTTTTGAAGAGAACTTTGTTGTATCCCCGGTTACACTTCCCTCCGGCATGAGCAAGACCCTGGTGGATAAAGTCTACTTCAAGACACGGTATATGCACAAAGCAGATCCGTCACTGAAGTTTGAGGACTTTTCCCAGGAGATCCTGGAAGTAATGAGGGATATGAACTACTACCAGCTGATCAAATCCGACAAGGACAAGCTCAGTAAGGTGATCACCAAAGAAGCTTCCAACTACTGGGAGTTCCTCAAGAAAAGAGAAGGCAAGGACCTCATAGACAATGAGACCCTAAAATACTGTCAGGACGCGGTGGATGTGGTTAAGACCTATCCCAGGGTAGTACACCTGCTGGGTCTGGATCAGGATGATTTTGACCACGTGGAGGTATTCAATGAAGAGTACATGGAAGCTAACATATCCGGCTGTCCCTTCGGGTTCAAGGGAATCATTGACAACCTGAAGATTGACCATGATAACAAGATTATCTACATCAATGACTTCAAGACCACGTCAAAGGCCCTCAAGGATTTCAAGGAAAGCGTGGAGTATTATAACTACTGGCTGCAGGCTGTACTCTATATGATCATGGTATCACACAAGTACCTTGAGCTGCTGGAGAAGGGATATGAGCTGAAGTTTCACTTCATTGTGATAGACCAGTTCTTTAACGTATATCCCTTCCCGGTATCAGAGGCTACACGTAATCTATGGCTGGAACGGTTTACCAAGGACGTATTACCCGTTGCCCAGTATCATTTTCAAACCAAAAGATATGAACTGCCCTATGAATTTGACAAGGAACTGGTAATCTTATAACCTCTGAATTATTTATGATTGATACTCTGTATAAAAAGTATTTTCAAAAGTCACGTTCTTTCCTGTATCCGGCACTGGGGATCCCACGATCTTCCTATGCCCCCATACAGACCTTTGTTGGATTGGAGGGTAAGATCCTGCCTACGGACCGTAAGCTGGTATGCCTGTTCCAGCATGAGCAGACCGCAAAGTATGAAGAATTTGAAAACAAGCTCCTATACAGCAATCCCCTTTTCATGGACTGTGACATCCATCCCGGAGAGCCCAGCCTGTACATCTTTGACTATGAGTTACATGATGAGGACTGGGATATTTTTCTCACCGGGCGGTATTCCCGGCTCTCGGAGCCCTTCAAAAATGCCGTGAAGATCTATTATGGAGAGTCATCTCCAGAATATGAGTACATGGATACCTACCTGTACCCTGAAAAGTACTTTGACCTGTATAGCAAACTGCTGGAAGTTCCTAAAGAGATAGTAGCCAGCTCAGGAGAGCTCTGTGATGCCTTTAATCCGGAGAAGGAGAAGCTGGTTTTTTCTACAAAAATTTTGGAGAAGTCAGGAGAATTATTTTAATTTGTAGAACAACTTGTAGAATAACACCAATGACCAAGAACATGATCCTGGTTGCTTCCGAATGGAAGGACCAACCCACCTTTAAGTTGATCCCCGCTACACTGGACTGTCCTTATAATGAAGCCATCTTTGATCCCAAAGAAAGGATCCTGGCCATTGTAGGCAAAGAAAAAAAGGAAAGCTTTCATATGCTGCCACGTCTCAATGACAATGGTGACATAGACGAGGTAAAAGGAAAACCACGTCCCACAAGAAAGCCGTACAAAGAGCAGCGTGTAACTGTGGACACTTACTATGAATACTTCATCCGTGACCGCAAGGACATTGAGTTCTTCATTAAGCACTTTGCTATCATTGATGAAAGCAGCTTTGACTATCAGGCTTTCCTGGATCAGGCTTACACAGCCCCTGTTGTAACCACAGGTTACAGTGCGGTTCAAGAAGAGCTTGAGCCAGCAGAAGCTTAAGACTTTGATTTCTACCTAAGACAAAGAAGGGGGTATAGGTTAAATTATACTCCCTTTCTTTTTACCCAAAGAATCCGCCCTACTATGATCTTCTTATATTCCAACCAGACAACCACTGTGCCTTCACAGGTAGCAGTGCCTTGTTACAAACACAATATCATTGACTTTCTGAACTCAACAGATACCATCTGCCTGGACAGTGAGACTACTGGTCTTGACGCGCACCGGGAAGACCTGATCTGTCTGCAGATCGGCAATGATAAGGACCAGTATATTATAGATTGTGCAGCAGGAATGGATCTCAGCTGGTTAAAGCCTTATCTGGAAAGCAAGATCATTGTAGGCCAGAACCTCAAGTTTGACCTCAAGTACCTGTACAAACACGGAATCTATCCACGCAGGATCTGGGACACGTTTGTGGCCGAGAAAGTAATCAACTGCGGGGATAAGCTGGCCAAGGCAAGCCTGGATGTACTGACCCAACGCTACATCGGTGTCAGCCTGGATAAATCCATCAGGACCAACATCAAAAAAGAAGGACTCACTGACCGTGTACTCATGTATGCTGCGGATGATATTAAGTATCTCCCGCGTATCATGGAGGAGCAGCAAAGGATCCTTCGTGAAAATGACCTGATGGGAGCCATGAACATCGAGAACCGCTTCACCCCGGTACTGGCCTACATAGAATACTGTGGGTTCAAGCTGGATGTGGACAAGTGGCTGTTCAAGATGAATAAGGACAGCCAGCGTTTAAGGGAGGCCGAGGACAAGCTCAATGAGTGGGTGCTCGCCAATGGACTTCAGAAGTTCATCTCTGCACAGCTGGACCTGTTCGAGCCTGTGGGATGTACCATCAACTGGAGCTCTTCCCAGCAGGTGATCGAGCTGTTTGAAAGCATCGGGCTGGACGTGACCGTGGTAGAGAAAGGTGTGAGGAAAAAATCCATTGAAGCTTCCGTAATCTCCAAGTATCAGAACTCACATGACATTGTGAAGCTCTATCTGGAGTATAAGAAAGCAGAGAAGGTGGTTACCACCTATGGACAGAACTTCATAGACCAGATCAACCCGGCCACCGGAAGGCTGCATACCAGCTTCAAACAGATCCTGGATACAGGAAGGATCTCTTCGGGAGGACAGGATAAGGCCACAGGAGAGACCAACATCAACTTCCAGAACATCCCATCGGATAAGGAGACACGGGCCTGCTTTGTGGCAGAAGAAGGCAACACTCTTATCATCTCTGACTACAGCGGCCAGGAACAGATTGTGCTGGCTAACCGGGCAATGGATAAGAACCTCCTGGAGTTTTATGACAACGGGCTGGCAGACATGCACTCCTTCGTGGCCTCAAAGATGTATCCGGAACTGGAAGGACTCTCACTGGACGAGATCAAAGACAAGCACAAAGCAAAAAGACAATCAGCAAAATCAGCAGGATTTGCTATCAACTATGGAGGTCAGGGCATTACCATAGCGGAGAACCTGGGCATTACACTGGAAGAAGGGAACAAGATCTACGATGCCTATTTCCAGGCATTCCCCGGTCTGAAGACCTACTTCGAGCAGGTAAAGAAACAGGGTCTCAAGGATGGTTACATCCTGATCAATGGCATCACCAGAAGGAAAAGCTACATCACGTTCTTCCAGGAGTTTAAAGACCTGGAAAGCAAAATGGATAAGGACTTCTGGGAAAGATACCGCAGGGCCAAGGACCTGAAGACACAGGACTTCCCGGCCCTGAAGGAGATGGTCAGCAAGTATTTCAGGTACAAGGGGGACATAGAACGGAAGTCACTGAACTTCCCAATACAAGGATCCAGTAGTGAAATAACAAAAATAGCAGCTGTTTATATCTATGATTATATTCTTGATAATAACCTGTTCGGAACTGTTAAATTTGTAAACACTATTCATGATGAACACGTCATTGAATCCCCACTGAACATTTCAAAAGATATAGCCTTGGTTGTGGAAGAATCCATGAACAAAGCAGCTGATATTTATTGCAAGAGGGTTCCGCTTCGTGCTGTGCCTGAATTATCCACTTATTGGAAGAAATAACAATCAAATAAAACTATGCCTGTAAAGATTGAGCTCTCCTCAGAGGAAATGATCAGAAGCGTACCGGTCCCTCAACAGACCAGTACGTACTCTGTTGTATCTCATGGAGAGATTATTAACAAAGTAACAACCGAGTTGCAGAAGGCAGGATTTACCATCAATAAATCCATGTACAGAGCCACCATTACCGGACAGATTGCCCAGGGGATCTATCACCTGGATTATAAGTCTGATCCGGACCTGGGACTCATGTTTGCCTGGAGCAACTCATATGACAAAACACAGAAGTTCAAGTGTGCCATTGGCTCATTTGTCTTTGTCTGTGGCAACGGAATGATGGAAGGTAACCTGGGTACTGCCGTGAGAAAACACACAGGTACCGCACAGGATGATGCCTTCCAGTTTATTGAAGAACAGATCAGCCAGGCAGCAGCCTTCTATGATGAGCTGGTGGAGCAGAAGGAGAAGATGAAACAGATCACCATCTCCAGGAGCACGCAGGCAGGCATCATAGGAAAGCTCTTTGCAGACCTGGAGATCCTTACCCTCTCACAGCTGGCCGTAGTGAAAAGAGAGATGGACAAACCATCTTATAACTACAATGCACACCCGGACAGCGTATGGTGTCTGTACAACCATGTCACTGCAGCCCTGAAAGAGTCCCACCCAACCACCTGGCTGGATGACCACTCCAAGCTGCACCGGTTCATTAACGCGGAGTTCTCCCTGTCTGTGAACCGTAAGGGACAGCTGGTATTCAATACACCGGAGCCTGAACCGGTTATCGAGGAACCCGTAGTGGAACCTTTAGAAGAGGAAGTGGAAGTCATACAACCCCAGGTAGAGGTGGAATACGTTCCTACTGCAGGTGTGTTGTTTTTGTAAGAAACCAGGAGTAGTGGTGTAATGACCACTGCTCCTTTTTAGCTAACCAGATGAATATTAAAGAATACCAACAAGAAGTAAAACGTACCATGCCTGACCTGGGCAGTTTATTACTAAACTCACTGCATATGACCACCGGTATGGCTACCGAGATCATGGAGGAACTGACCATTGCCATGGAGAAAAAAGACTTTGTCAATATCTCCGAGGAGCTGGCAGATGCCCAGTGGTATGCCTGTAACTATGCTACAATCTATGGTATAGAGTTACAGCACATCTACCGGATCCCTTATCATGAACGCAGGCAGCTGACAGCTTACCTGGATGATCTGAATATTCATATAGGCAGGCTCCTGGATTATGACAAGAAGGAACTGGCTTACGGGAAGAAAAACATCACTGCTGAACAGCGTGCCGAGACACTTAACAAAGTCCTTTACTCTATAGAAGCTACAGCCACCAAACTGGGTGTTGATATGAGGGAGGCCCGTCAGAAAGTAGTGAACAAGCTCAGGCTTCGTTATCCGGAGAAGTTTGATGCAGATAAGGCCATCAACCGGGATACAGCAGCAGAACGTAAAATACTGGAGGAATAATATGACAGGAATAGAATTCATAGCTAAACAAAGGGCGGAGCAGCTGGAGAAACACAAGTTCTCCATTGAAGAAGATCTGAAACATAACAAGTATGAACAACTCCGTATGGGGGCCATATTCGTACTCACAGGAGACGAGTATTACTATCCGCCTACCTGGGAGCAGTGGTTTTATGACAAGATCTCTGCTAAGGAAAGCAAGGTGGAACGGCTGGCTATAGCAGGTGCCCTTATAGCAGCTGAGATTGATCGTTTACTGGCACAGCAGCAGAATGAAGATTTGAACAACTTGTAATGGCACACATTGACGTAAAGTGTACTATCTGGGGCAGGTATCATATCCCTGATGGTGCAGATATTCAAAAGATCACCGGGCATCTTAAAAACGGAGACACTATTGAAGATGCTATTGAGAAAGAATTCCCGGACTCATGGGAAAATGGCCTTGACTATGAGCTCCTGGATGAGTCTGAGGAGAGAATGAGTCTTAAAGAAAACAATTACCATGCTACAGTAGAAGTGTACCAGGATCATTCCACTCAGCTTTGGAATAATGAGCCGGTCACCACTGTAGAACTATAAGCTAATCCTTATGAAACAAATACTGCTAATCGGCCATGCCCAGCATGGTAAAGACACCACTGCTGAAATAATGAAAGAGCTCTATGGATTCCGGTACGAGAGTTCCTCTGTAGCAGCTTCCAGGATCTTTTTGTTTGATGTTCTGAAGAAGAAGTACGGGTACCTCACCCCGGAACAGTGCTATGAAGACCGGGTAAACCACCGGGATGAATGGTATGATCTGATCTGCGAGTATAACAGCGTAGACCGGGCAAGGCTTGCCAAAGAAATCATGCGTAACGGGGACATGTACGTAGGCATGAGGGATGATGAAGAGATCCAGGAGTGCAGGAGGCAGGGAGTATTTGACCTGGTGATCGGAGTCTTTGATCCGCGTAAGCCGCTGGAGCCAGCTACTTCTTTCAACATTGACATCTGGGAGATGTCTGATTTTATTATTCCAAACTCAGGGACCCTTTATGACCTGAGGACCCGTATTGAACTATTAGAACCCTTATTGATAAACAAACAAGTATCCGTACCACTATGAGTAAAAAAGTCTATTTAGCCGTGCCCTTCAGTGGCATTGAGCCTATGAGTTATGCCTGGGTAAATGAGGCAGCTTCATTTTTGATCGGCCAGGGCCTCTTTGTGTTCTCACCTATTTCCCATGGTTACCCTATCAGCAAGGCAGGCGTGATGGGACACAGCCAGGATACATGGATGGCACTGGATGAGCAGTTCGTAAACTGGGCTGATGAACTCTATGTGCTGGTCCTTGCAGGAGATGGCACTGCAGCATGGGGCTATGACAAGATCAAGAACTCCTCTGGTGTACAGCAGGAGATCAGCTGGGCAAAAGCTCAAAACAAACCTATAACCTACGTGTTGTATAATTCCAAAAGCAGGACCTTGGAGGTGCTTCCAGCTCCTGACGACAGCCTGGTGATTGCACCGGCTGCTACTTCTGCCTCCACGACGCAGACCAGCACCACTACAAGCTAATAAAAACTCAAAGTCATGTTTACAAAAGAAAGTGCTGATCAGCAGATCCAACAGTTTAAAGCCAGCCACACCGAGTACATGTCCAAGATCATGGTAGAACAGGGTTATATTGACCCTGTTATTACCGTGCTGGTCTATAACAAGGGGACTGAAAAATTTGCCATCTTCTATGTCATGGTGCCTCCTGACATCATGAACTCAGAGGCAGGAAAGAATGCTTTTTCAAGTGTTGCTCCCCGTATCCTGGATGCTGCTGCTCACAATAATATGATCCCTGTCTGCTTTTCCTGGAGCTCCGAAGCCTGGCTTAGAAAAACACCGGATGGTGTTACAGAGCTTCCCAAGAACTGGAAAGATCTTCCCAAGCAGGAGGCCATGATCACTTACTTTGAAAGTGAGGAAAAAAGTGATCTCCAGGTAAAGATGATGTACCGTGAGGGGAGCAGAGTGAATTCAGAAGGAAAGCTTATTGACAACATCCGTTTGGAGGATAATCCAAAGTTTGATGTCCCTGAAGGAGGTGTTCTGACAGGACGCTTTGCTGATGTCTTCAAGAAGTATAAGCAGATGCACCAGGAAGAACAGCCCAAGTAACCAAGATCCAGTATTCTATGAACAAAACCACAGGACTAATTCTTCAGTGGATTGACACTAAAGCCACTGAAGAGGAATTAAGAGCTTTAAAGAAAGCCATTGATGATAAGCTGCCACAGGAAGTTAAAGGTCAGTGGCAGGTTGTAGATAACATTCATCCTAATACAGTGAATACCCATAGCCTGGTTGATGCTTTGAATGCCAAATCAGTAAGTAATTTAAGACAACAATTAGTATTAGCACAAGAGCTGGCTATTAACAAAGGCAACCTGAGAGATGCCGGAAAGAAGGCATTGCAGGACTGGAGTAGAAAAGCTATGGATATGCAAAAACAGGGAGAGTTTCTTCATCAATATATAGAGCAAAAGATGAGTCAGGGGCTTAATAATGGCACCATATTACCAAATGATACCTTATGACGCCGGGAGAGAAAGCATTAACCCATGCCTATGCCCATGCAGAACTACTGATGGAAAATCTTGAAGTAGCTATTCATGAGCTGAAGGTAGCCAAAGAGCCCTATAAACAACTGGAGGATAAACTTGTCAAGTTCCGCTCCGTTTCCAGAGCCGTATTCAAAGGCATCAACAAAAACCTGGAAGCCAACGGAGAACTGAAGCAAATAAAAGCAGACCTGGAAAAGCTCTTTGATGAGACCTGGTCCTGATCCTACATCATACCAACTGAAGGGGTACTTGTTATAAACAGGTGCCCCTTTTTTATTAACAAGATATTGTAGAATAACCTTTAACTCTCTACATTTGTAGAGCTTACTTCTCTAATTAATGACTACTGACTTTAAAGAAGAAAACCTGTGTGTGAAGGTCTATGACGTGGATAGTAAACAGGTCATAGCCACCTATGATAATTACAAAAGAGCTGGCTTCGGACTGGGTATTCCCCAGCAGACCATAGCCAGAAGATGTAAAAGCAAAGAACGGATCCACTCTCCCAAGTTGGGAAAAGAGATAGCCGTCAGACTAACAAGAAAAGAGGCCGTTGCAGCATGAGTGAAAAACACATTCCTGAGTTCTTCCTGAGTGAAGAGCTCATTGCTTATCTGAAAAGGACTATGGAGATCAGGGTCACTGTGGCCCCTTTTGATCCTGTAAGTGATCCATTAGGTGTAATAGCGGCTTCTCCCGGTGACCATATTGTCAATTCATCAATTGTAATTGATGGGCATCATATCACTGGTAGTACTGCCGTGATGAAGGCAGAACAACCACGATTCATTGCAAAGCTGGAAACAGAACTAAAGGATGCCAAAAATGATATAGGCAACCTGATCCATCACTTACTTGCCCAGCAAAAAAGAATTGAAGCTTTAGAAAAGCACTTACAGCAGTATACCACTGCTACATAAAAATATTGTCCAAGTGTGGGTATAAGAGGAAGACCATGTCCCGGCCACGAACACATCGGGAATGACGGACCTCCAGGCTCACTGTACGTAACCCAAACAGCCTGTCACTTTCAGGTGACTGTTCTTACGGCAGTGAAGCTCAAACGGTCTCTTATAGGAAAGCATTTTGCCCTATGGAGGTTCAAGTGTTCATTTTTTTTAATTAGGACAATGAAAAAGGATTTCTGGATTGAGTGCCCTGTGTGCAGAGCACAGTACAAGAACTGGGTAGGATCCACACCATGCTGTGGTGCTCTTGCCTATATCGTGAATGAACAGGGAGATCCTACTTCATGGGTTTCTATTTATGCCTCCCTTAATGGAGGACCTGTTCAGGAAGCCCGCATGATCGTACCCCGTGAAAAGGAGACAACATATGGAGAATAAATACTACGTACCCGAACTGAAAGACTTCTACCCCGGATTTGAGTATGAGCAGTATGCTCCTGGAACAGGGGATGACTGGAAGAAGGAAACCTTTGGTCTGTGGGCTGAGGAAACACGGTTTATCCGTGCCGTGTATGAGAAGGGCTATGAGAGTGGATGGATTCGTGTGCCTTATCTAACAAAAGGACAGATAGAAGCTGAAGGATGGACATATACCGGGAGAACCATTGATATGTGGTTTGAAAAAGAAGGAAGCTTTGAGATAGGAAGTTGGACCTCCTATAAAATAAGAATTCATTATGGCACTGATCATAGGTTATTTATCAATGCAGTAGATGTGGGTAACGAGGAAAGTATATTCCAGGGTGAGTGTAAATCAATTAATGAATTCAGAACAATAATGAGATGGCTGAAACTAAGCTAAAGAAATGCCTGTACCTGGATGACCAGCGTACACCAACTGTCACCCTTCCCGGCTATGAGCCCTGGGTGATCGTAAGAAACTTTGAAGAGTTCCAGAACTATATACTGGGCAACGGCATACCGGATCTGATCTCCTTTGATCATGACCTGGCAGATGAACATATGAAGGATTACTTTGACCAGCTTGCACGCATGGGCTGGCAAAGCCCTTCCTATGATGCCTATCGGGAAAAGACAGGACTGGACTGTGCCCAGTGGCTCTGTCAATATATTGAGAGCAACCCGTCACTGGGGTGGAAGCTTAACTACTGCCAGGTGCATTCACACAACCCTGTTGGAGCTACCAACATCCAGGGTTATATCAACGGCTTTAAGAAGCATATGGGCTGGGACCAGGACTGCTGGATCGGCAAGGTGTCATTCAACATTGACAACTAAGATTATGATTATACGATTTGAACTATTAAACCCGGAGAGATCTCTCTTTGGTTTTGACTATCAGCTGGAGCGTATCAGTGAGGCCAAGGATGCAAACGGAGTACCCACCCTCAAATTCAACGAGGACGGGCATCCCATCCTGGCCGAATACAACGTGTTCAGTATTGGACTTGTGTTTTTTACTATCCTTATCAGAACAAGAAGGGGGACCTAAATCCCCCTTTCTTTTTTAATCCAGTTTAATATTCCAGTCCTTTCGGAACTGGTCATCATAGGCAGCCATCATCAGCATGGCTTCTTTTGTTACCGGGAACATCCGGAAGAAGTATTTGCTTGGCTGGGCACTCTTCATCATCTTATCATTGCTGGTAGCAAATCCATACCCTTGTTTGGCCATGGCCCCGCTGAACCTGTAGAAGTCTTCTGCAAGACCCACCACAGGAAGCGGTGACTTAACCAGGTTGGTAAACTCCAGCGGGTTATAATAAAATGCAAACTCATTGTAGTATTTAGCAAGGGCACGCTTGGCATACTTCTTTGCTCCTTTGAGCTGGTCGTTGGAGCTTCCTCCACCTCCGGCCATTGCCAGTACACCTGCAGTAAATCCGATCACTGTCATTAGCTCCAGCATCTGTGAGCGGATGTTGCCGATATACATGTCTATGAATTCACCTTCAGAGATGTTAAAATCCTCACCTTTCTCCAGGGCACTGCGTTTCAGCTCCTCGTATTTCTGTAGGGCCCCCTTGATTGCGTCATCACCAAAACCGGTTATGATACTCTTAGCCAGGGCAGGGAAACGCTTGCTGAATACCTCGGAGAAGAACAGATTCATCTTGCCGTAAGTGTAAGTTCCCAGGGAATCATCATACTTCAGACCGGCCAGACGCTCCTCTACCATGTCCGGGATCCAGTTACGGAACTGCATCAGGGACATACCCAGCATGGTAGTACGGATATGGTTGATGTCATCCCGGTTTACGTTACCAATGATCTTTTTATAGACGCCTTTTATTTTGTTCCGGAACTCAGAGACTGCCTCACTATCTTTATCAATGCCTGGGAGAGAGAAATGACCATGATCGTCCACTGTACCCACCTTGAGTAAACTACGGGTCTCCTTGAGCTCACCCACTTCTTTATCAATCTTCTGTTGAATATCCTTTCTTTCCTGGGCACTCATCCTGTAAAACGTCTCGTTATAGTTATACTTGCTCTTGACGTACTGAGTGATGTCCACGATCTTGCCATCCTCAATCATGTGATTGTTCATCATGGCAATGGCAACCGGGTTCTGTACGGCCTCGTCCGCTTTACGCTGGATAAAGAAGGCTTTATCTTCAGAGAGGATCCTGTTCCCGGATGAAATAGACAAGCCATCAATGATATGACGCTGGTTACCCTCCAGGTGTGGATTGAACCAGTGAATGGCTGCAGATGCCTTCTTATCCCTTGAGCTGTACTGGTACATAGCTTTGGCCCAGTCACCACTGGTAAAGAAGATGCCCTTCTTGGCCATGAACAGGGCGTTACCGGTACCACCCACGAATTGTGAAGTACCAGAGATCGGGTTCAGGGCCAGCGTCTTGAAGGAAAAGAAATGGATAGCCTTGGTCACTGTCTTGGTCAAGCTGTATTCCTTGTCACTGAATGGTACCTTGAACTTTACATCACTTCCCAATCCATTCACTTTATCATAGAGATAAAAGTTTACAAAGTCCTCCAGGAGCCTGGCGTTACGGTCATTATTATTAGCAGCCTTTACCTTACCATTCTCCATAATCACGTTACCGAAACGGTCCGTTACCAGGGACTTCTTATTACGCTCTGCCTCCAGTAAAACCATGGCAGCATCTTCTATGTTCTGCATGGCCTCATAGTTATACATATGGGCACCCCAGATTCCGAAGACCTTGAACAGGTCACGGGATTTCTTGGAATAATCATAGGTACCATCTTCCTGTTCGACACCCATGTCCCTGGTGAAATAAACTGGGATACGGTTGATCACGGATCCGTCCGTAGGGTCAATCTCCGGAGTGTACTTGGTACCTGAATCCACTTCCAGGTTCTCAAATAAACCCTTTGTGGAAAACAGATCTTTTATATCCCCAAAGACCAGCTGGTCAATCTTGGTAGCCCCGATGGAAGGGATAAATCCTGGAGAATACTCGTCCAGCATACCCAGACCTTCCGCGTAACGGGTCATCTTCTGGAAGTAATCATAGACATCCTTTACCGGTTTGTTCTCTGGCTTCTGGAGTTCCCTCCACTGGTCGGTCTGCCAGTCTTCCTTGGGCTTTAAGAATTTATTGGCAGGGTTCAGGAGAGCCACCTGGTTGATGCCTCCCTTAGGATCCACCACATTGTTATAGAGCTTCCATTCAGCAAACTTCTGCTTGATGGTCTCTTCGTTCTTCTGCTCATCCAGGTGATACTGCATGGACTTAAGAAATTCTAGTTGTTTTTTCTCCTGCTCTTCATAACGCACGTCATCAAAGACCAGGTTCTTAATCATCCAGTCCACGTCACCTTTTTTGATGGCCTGCTCTTTTTGTTTGTAGAATTCAGACCGGTAGACACTCAGGAAGTTACCATTCCAGTTGCCGTCCTTGGTGTTGAGCATCATCTCAAAAGCTTTGCTCATGGAGATACCTTTCTTGGCAGCCCAGTCTTCCATGGTCTTTTTAAGACCGGAAAGCTCTTCACCCATCTTGTCAAATTTGGCATCACGGGTGTTCTGTACCCGCTGCAACATCTTGGAGAAGGTCCTGAATGACTTCTGGGTGATCTTGCTCAGAGCTGCAAACAAACCATTGATCGGGCCCACAGGCTTCTCCGCATCCAGCAGGTTTTCAATACCATTGGACTGAGCAAGCTTCTGTGCTTCCCGGTCACGATACTTGGCTATATCAGAGATCAGCTTACCGGTACGGGCAGTCATGGAGAGGAACTTGTTCTTCAGGTCCTCATATGCTTGTAGCGCACCAGGCTCTTCGGATTCCTTGGCAGAGGAGTGCAGCTCCTGCATCATGTCATAGAGATAAGTACCAGAGTCATTGAAGACCTGGAGGATCTTTTCTGCTTCCATGATGTCTTTACCTGTCAGGGTACCGGACTTGATCTTTTCATTATACTTGTTGAACTCAATGAGGCCCAGCTCCACCAGCTTGTCCACGGTTCCACGCAACTGCAGGTCACGGATCGCGCTGCCCAGTTTGGCCATCTCTTCCCGTTTCTTGTACAGTTCGTCCTTGGAGTAGCGGTGGGTGGCAATCTTATCATAGATACCATGAAGCTTCTCAATCATCTCATCCACCTCTTCGTTGCCGGTAGACTCATTCTTAAGCGTCACCGGTAAGAGATAGTTCTTATCCTCAGGGATCAGGGATGGATCCACAGTGCCTATTTCAATTTCTTTCAGACCCGCAATCTGGCCTTTGTCATAGATGAAGGCAGTACGGATCGGGATAGCACGGATCTTTCCAAAGTCCTTGAATCCGTATTCCAGCTCCAGGATCTTTCTATAGTTCTCCAGCTGGATCCGGTACATCTCTGTCTTATAATGCTTCAGGTCATCCTGGCCCTTGGAGATCTCCTGTGACTTCCAGTCATACATGTCCACCTTACCGTCAGGCTGAATAGCCAAAAAGTCAATGGAACCGGCCACACGGGTCTTCTTGTCATAGACCTTGGTCTCTGATTTGAAAATAGTTCCGGGAGGATACTGGTTCATCAGCTCCAGGACAAAGCGGCTTAGCTTATCATAGGTCTCCTTATTGGATAAAACAGCATGAGGAGCCTGCACATCACGGAGCGTACCGTCCTCGTTGGTCCAGCTCTTTACAATGTTCTCCATCTCAGCGTGGATCACATCCCCGTATTCCGCCTTGGTCAGGTCAATGAGCTTTTGCTGCTCGGATCTGTTGTCACTGCGGAAACGTTTTTTGCTCCAGGCATCCACATACACAGACGTAACAGAACCCTTGGCCTGCACTCCGTCATAAGTATAGACGTGACGCTTCTGCCCTGATACAGGATCTATACTGTTATCCAGGTGGATCCGGCTCTGATCTGTGTTTAGTTTTTCCAGACTCTGGTCCAGCTGGTAGAATTCACCTTCCTGTTTCAGGTTTGAGGTTAATAAGTCTTCTGTGTTCTGAGTACGGATCTTTTCCGCAATCTCATTGAAAGGGTTGTCCTGTACTTTAGCCTTAGAGAACAGATTCTTTAAAAAGTCCAGCAGCTTGTGAAACCAGGTCATGGCCGTAGTGAGCTTCGTCTCCGTCTCACTTCCCCGTTCTTGCTGAATGATATGCTGGGCAATGAGCTTACCAATGGCTTCCTTCTTCAACTTGTCAAAGTTGACGGTGCCATCATCATTACGATAGGCTTTCTGCCCCTTGTACTGGGCAACGATGTCCGGGTAAAGTTTATACCCGGTGATCTTACCCATCATCTCTTTGAGCAAAGGATGATCCTGGCCCAGCATCTCCACAAAGAAGTGGGCAGCTTCTTCGGGAAGGGTTGTAATATCCGCCCGGTCTTCTACCACCTCAATTACTTTATGAAGCATGTCTGCCTTGGCAATGGCATTGATACGCTTTCCCTCACTGTCCCGAATCTCCCGGACACTGTGGACGGACACACCTATCTTCTCCAGGAAGCTCTCTATCTTTTGATTGATCTCCTTGTCAGTGGGCATGGGAGCCTGAGTCTCTTTCTGCAGGTAGGTATCATCCCTTACGGGAAGAGGAAGTGGAAGTACAGAGGTGATTTCTTCTATTCTGTTTTCCTGGGCATAATCCAGGAGTTGGTCAGGAGAATCAAACTCCTGACCCTTGTATATCAGTTTGCAACTCATGAGCAGTTTTGTTCTATGGTTCCGTTGTCTTTTAGTTGTTGCACGACAGCCTGCTTTTCTGATTGGAGCAGGAGCTCGGAGGCTGTTTTAGGTGTTGTACTATTATACGAATTATCCTCCACATTTACGTTATTGGCTGTCTTATTTGCCAACAATTCCATCACACTGATATAGCCACCTGTGAATCCACCACCGGCGTCTCCCACATCTCCGTTCTTCTGCAGGATGGATGCTTTATCCTCATCATAGATTTCTGTAAAGCGGGTACCGTCACCCAGTTTGTTTACAGGAGCATAAACCCACTTGCCATCTGCCAGCTGATTTCTCTTTTCATAGAGGATCGGCTCAAAGGCATTCTGCATGGTTTTATTTCTACGCATCTCATTAAGCTGTTGACGGGAGATGCCTGGTTTCTTCACGTACTTCATCAGGTAGTCATTCACCAGCAGTGAAGATCCGTCTTTAATTAAAAGCTTGCCTTCTTTAGGACGCAGCCAGTTAGGTACCTTAGGTACTACTGAGTTGTTGCTCCAGTTGTTCTGGTGGAAAGCTTTCCATACCCTCTTAGGATCCAGTTCTTTTCCGGAAGCTTCAAAAGCATCTATGATGTTCTTCACCAGGGAAGAATATACCTGTGTGGAAAGGATCTTGCGGTAATCCAGACGGCTTCCCTGCATACCACTTTGTACCAGGGTAAACTTGGCCAGGTTGTCCACGAAGTGTTCCAGGTCACTGTCCGCCACCTGCATGGCATAAGCTTTCAGGTTATCCAGGTCTTCAACGATGTTGTTGATCTGGTAGGTGTCCAGCTTGTTGCGGAACAGACGGATATTATCTGGACGGGTAGTATCCTCACTCATTACCGGGAGCAGTTCCTGTATGGCAAGGCTTCCGGACACGTAAGGATCCGAAGAGTTCTTATACTTCTGCAGGATCTTGGCCATGGAGTTGTCTCCAAGGAAGTAATCCCTGTAAAGCTTGTTCAGGGTCACTTCCTGCTCATCTGCATCCTGGAACGGAGTAGTATGCAGCAGGTAAGAGATCACAAAGTTCTGGTAGCGGTTGAGCAGATCCACCGTGTTATCCTTGGATGCAAAGAAGTCAGGATCATTGATCTTGTTCTCCATAGGCTCAAAGGCTTTCTGAACAGATGGACTCAAAGTGATGAAGAAGTTCTTGAACATCTTGAAGATGTCTTCTTTCTGTTTTTTCATCTCACCCAGGAACGTATGATCCATGATGGCATCAGGATTGGCCACGAAGCCTTCCTGCTTGGATTTCTCCCAGCGTGCCACCTGCATCATATTCTCCTGTAAAGACTTGGTCTTCTTGTTGTCATAAGAGATGGCATTGATGAAGTTACCCAGCAGTTGTGCTTGTGCGTTATACTCCAGGTAATTCATCAGGATGGCAATCTGCATCTTTGGATCTGCCTGTTTGCCCTGGGCAATTTGGTCTCTTAAGTCTGTTTTATTGAACTTGGAGAACTGATTGGCAATGGTGTTCATCTCCACAGCAAGGGATTTCTTAAGGGCAGATTTCCCAAAAGGATCATCCTCCACGGCTGCAATTTCAGCCATGATGTTACGGCCCGTGATCTTTTCAAAGTATGGACTAACCACTTTGTAGAAGAGCATTTCCCTGGTCAGGCTTTCATCATTGATCTTCTTGAATCCTGCACGGTTCTTGGCAAACTCCTCAAAGTACTGATCCAGCACGGGCTGACCAAAGAAGTAGGCAATCTCGTCCACCGGTACCCCTACGTGTTGCAGGTAGAACCAGGTGGCAGCCGTGTTCATAGAGAAGTTCAGGTCAAACACGAATGGATCTTTGGCACCATCCACGAACCCGGATAGTTCCTCCGAGATCAGCTCACTCACCCAGGCACCACTGGCATCAGTACGGTGACCGATGTTGAAGGTACCATCCTCGTTGGCCGGGATGTGTGTGAGTTTAATATCTACAAGCCTGTGCTCTTCGTTCTTCCCGGCAATGTAATAGATGCCTTTGGTTGCAAAGTCACGGTTGATCTTCAGACCTGATACTTGTGCCATAGAGTGGAAAGTAGAGTGCAGGGCAGCAATGCCCACCATTCGTTTGGCCGTTAAGTACCGTTCACGGATCTGGTTGTTACCCACAAAACTTCTTAGGAAAGTAAAGCTCTTCTCGTCTTCTTTTGACTTGGTGCCAGCCTGGATCTTCAGGGCATTGATCTCATCTGCCAGAGGCTTGATGGTATCCACACCGTTGGGCACGACCAGCTGACGGTAGTTGAACGGATCCTGCACCAGGTCATGCATCAGGTTCATGAAGTGGTTCTGCAGGGCTTTCTTGGTAAGGGAATCAACAACTTCATCTCTCAGGGACTGGTAGTTCTTCTGTTTGGAGAAGTCATCCATGAACTCTGAGGTCAGACGCTCCTCGGAGAAGAGGCCCTGGAAGATGGCCTTTAACAGCTTATCCTCAGGATCAGTACCCAGCAGGTCATTCTCTTCCGCAATATAGCGGTCCAGCTCCTTGGCAGCATCTGCAGGAAGCAGGTGTCCCTTGTCAAAGAGATCCGCAATGTATTTTTTGGTATTCTCAATAGAGCCCTTCCACTCTGCAAACTCCAGTGACTTAGTGGCACTGTTGAAGAAGTAGTTAGGCAAATAGAGATTGAGTTTATCAATATCAAAGTCGGAACCGGATTTACCAACGATCTCTGATGGCACCACGATCATGTCCCCGTTGTTCTGTGGGGTGAATCCCTTGATCTGGATGGACTCAATGGAGTTCATGGCCTGGGTAGGGATACGGAATCCCAGTGACTTTAGTAACCTGCTGTCCACCTTGCTGTCTCCGGAGAGCTTGTAAATACCGTTCTCCAGTTTCAGGCCCAGCTGCTCAGGAGAGAAATCCTTGAATGGCCAGGTAAGATATACTTCCATGCTCTGGATCTTTCCATTCTGGTCTGCATAGAACTTCAGGTCAGATGACTTCATCTTGATGGTCTTGCGTTCCTCTGCAGTCAGTGAGCCCATGTTCTCAGGGGTCATCTGGGTATACACCCCATCTTTCAGGTACATGAAGCTCCTTGGCTGACTCTCGTACAGGGTAGAAGCTACCTGCACGGATGCCTTACCATGGATCTTCTCAGAGATCACACGGGAATCCACAATGGAGTTCAGGATGTTGTCAATCTTTTCCCGGTTGATCAAAGTATCAAACCTGTATTTCAGGGAAGTGGATCCGTCCTCATTGCTCAGGGTGTCAATACCCTGGATCATGTTATCCGGGAGATCACGGCTTTCTGCCTCACGTCTCAGGGTCTTCACCAGTTTGGTCAGATCCTCTGTGTGGTAATTACCCTGTTCATCCTGGCGAAGTCCCAGCTCCTTGATCAGGTTCTGTTTACCCAGCTGCATCATGGTCTTCAGGGTATTATTATACTCCTGGATTTTCTTTCCAATCTGCTCGGTAACCGGTTTACCGTTCTCAAAGTAGTTTACCATGATCAGTTTGGTCACCTGGGTACCACGCACCACCTCTGTTTTAGGTTTGGCATTGGTCTCCACCTGGATACCATAGAACTTGGTGTATAATTGTTGGACTGGAAGATCTCCTGGAAGACTGTACTGGTTACCTGCCTTGGTCACGTTCACGGTACCTTTATCATTATAGATGCTGGTGAACTTGCCGTTCTTGCCCATCACGTTACCTACTTTCTCCCCGGACTCAAAACCGATGATGTCCACCTGGCTTTTCTTCAGGGCTTTGTATAGATCCTCATACTGGGTGCCTTCTACATGGCGGAAGAACTTAGGCTGAACCGCGTGTTTCAGGAACACAGGGTGCAGGGTATCCCCATCCACAGCGTAACCGAAGTACTGTGGTTTCAGTACCTGGAACACGTAGCCAGGGTTTCCTTTTTCTACGATCTTTTTGGCAGCCTCTAATTCCTCACGGGAATACCTGGCCTCACCCTTTTTAGCCAGGGCCAGTTTCTCATAGGCAATCTCGTAATCAAACTGCTTTTGTTGTTCCTTGGATAGCTTTCCTGTAAGGAACAGCATGTCCCGAACCATGTCTGGCATACCCCAGGCCATGGCATCCGCTTCATTGAGCTCCAGGTAAGCCTTGATCAGACCAGTGTATCCGCCTTTCTTATCTGTGATGAAGCCTTTGAGCTTGCCATCATCCGTGAATTTGGCACCGATCTTCTTCTCTGCAGCCGTCTTGCTGGACTCTGTCTTGATCATGGAGGCAAACATACCCTCAGCTATATCCTGGTAATAGTGGCTTACCACATCCTGGTCCTTGAAGGATACGACTTTGAAGGTCTGGTGTGTCTCGGAGGAACGCTGCTTGCCATCATTACGGGCCATGTTATTGTCCATCCACTTGATCACATCCGGATCATCCACCATAGGCTCCTTGGTTGAAGTAGCACCATTGGCACGCTTTGGAAGGTCTTTGTAGAAGGCAGGGTGACCGTAGATTAACTTATGCTGTTCTGTAACCAGGATCTCCTCGTTGAGTGCCAGGACACCTGCCAGTGTTTTCAGGTCATTCTCTGTCAGACCCACACGCTCTGTGATCTCCCCGTCATCATGCTTGATAGCCACTGTGCTCTTGGTATCCAGGATCTTTGACAGCATGTCGTTGTCAATAGCGTCCGTGGTGTACAGGTCATTTCCGGCAAGGGCAGGTTTTTGGAACAGATCCAGGTCCTTTAAGAACTTAACGGTCTGGTCAATCTTGTTTTCCATGTAACCCTTGATAGCCTTGTCAATGGCAGCACGGTTATCCTCAATGAATCTAAGGTGTGCCTGTGGGCCTTTATAGCGGCTCTCAGGGCTTATTACCTCACGTTTGAACTTATCTACCAGGTCAGCCCCTAAAATGTCTCTGAAGTGCCCTAATGAGGCCACCTGGTCTTTATAGTACTGGATGTTGCTTGGCCTTGCTTTGTTGTATACGGCAGCAGCCATTTCATCTGTAAGCTGGTTTACATAGTGGTTGATCACCTCTTTACCATCAAAGTATAAGAGGCTGGCCACATCTCCCTTGGAAACGATCAGCTTTCCTGGAAGAGAGATACCGAACTCGGTGCTCTTATCAGAGTTGATGTTGGAGTATACAGTATTCTGAAGCAGGTAGTGGATCTTGTTGGCCACCCGTTCCGGGAACTGCAGTTCATCTGTGGAAGTGCCTTCAAAGTCTGATGTACCCACACCGGAGATCACCTGGTACTCCAGGCGTGCCCCGTCTCTTCTGCGGCCCTTTTTGTCAAAGAGTATCCCGTCTTTTTTCAGAAGCTCTGAGTTCTGCTGGTATGGATGAAGCACTACCTCACCTGTTTTAGCATCTATAGTGCCCAGCCACGGTGCAGACTGTACCAGCTCTTTCTGGGTCTTCACGGTGTTCAGCGTGTTGATCATATTGCTGAACAGGGATGGAATACCCACGGAGTATTGGGTCTCACCATTGGCGTTGATGTAGTTTAAGATATTATCCTCACCGCTGAACCCGGCTTCTATGGAAAGCAGCCTGTTGATACGGCCACCGATCTTATTGGATCCATAGATGTCTGAAATAGAGTTCAGGGAACCTGCCTTGAGCTGCTCCAGGATCTGGATAGCATCTTCCCGGATAACAGATCCGTATTTATCCATCTGTGCAGGTGTGCCTGTAAAAGTAATTCCCAGTTTACGGAGGGCCAGCTGAGCATCCTCTGTGGAGAAGCTGTTCTTACGATCTAGCATCTTCATCAGATCCTTGTACTCGTCGGTATCACGGTTGATCTCCATGGTACCATCAGGGTTCAGCTTCACCATACCTTTCTGACCTCTCCTTTGGATCAGGTCATTTTTCAGGTTGTTGCTCCACTCATCCCGTACCCGCTCGATGTTGGTACCCTCTACCGGGTTCAGGTTATAGATGTATCCATCTTCTCCCACTATCGTCTTCTGCGGGATGGTCTTTACGTTGGTAAAGGTTTTGATAAAACCAATCCTCAGGCGGATGTCATCCGCAGTCAGGGCCTCTGCCGGGAATTTGGTACCATCCATCATCTCATAACGCAGACGGGCCTTCAGGTTCTGGATCCAGTTGTAGCCTTCTTTATAGTTTCCGGTTTGCGGATACTTGTATTTCTGATCCAGCTTCTGGAACATCTGATCCAGGGCAGCAACCTGGTTTCCGTTCTCATCATAAGATGGAACGATATTGCTTAACTCATTTAAGAGCAGGTTATGCACTTTCACATGATCCACCAGCATAGGCTGGTTCATCTGCAGGTCACGTACAGGTGTGATCTTGCCTTCACTGTTATAGCGGGTCTGCGGAAGTGAGGCTAACAAGAGCTTCACGTTCACAGTAGACATCTTCTTGGGATCTATGGAAATGGAGTCACGGATACCCAATGCATTCACAGTGTTCTGTTCCTTCACCATGAGGTCATCATGCTCGTCAAAGTCAAGGCCGAACCTGGAAAGATTCTTCTTGAACTCCTCATATAATTCCTCTTTGCGAAGACGGAGCTCGTCCTGCATACCCTCACCCAGGATCTGGACATTCTTCACCACGGCATCATGGCTTTTGTTGAAGATGTCATTAAGGATTTGGTTGGACAGCTTAGGTTCATAGCGGTCTATAAGAGCATCAATGTTGTTTCCGTTCTTGTACAACTCCATGAAGAAGTAGTAGTTCAGACCCTGGATGGCACGGGCTGTCTCTTCCTGGGTCAACCGGCCAATGGCACGGTATTCAGGAACAGGTGAGTACTCCCGGATCGGATCCAGGTCTTTGAACTGACCGGCTTTGATGGCCTTGAACACAGCATTGATCTTGCTGTTCATCTCCTGTGCCTGCTCAGGAGCCAGTCCCAGGATACGCTTGATGAAATCCCATAGTCTCTGGAAGAAACCACGGGTCTTTTCCTCTGCTGGTAACTGCCCGTTCAGGATGTAGTTACGGAATTCCTCTGCCAGCATCTCACGTACATCATACAGGGAGGCATCCTTATAGTTCTTGGTCAGACGGGTGAAGGGGTTTTTGAACTTACCATCACGGCCACGGAATTCTTCAGCCAGGTCCTGCTGTTCTTTATCACTTAGGTAGCTGCCCCACACGGCCTCAAAAGCCTCGTGGAAACCGGTACCGATTTCTGCATTGTTGTAAATGTAGATAGCTCCGTTTTTGAACATACCCCAGGCTTTGCCATGGATCAGCTCTGCTACTTTTTTAACAGGGATCTGAGGCAGGTTCTCTTTCATGAACTTGTCCAGGGCTTTAAAATCCTCGGTCTGCTCTACCTCACCCAAGGAAAGACGGTATGGGACATCCTCATCCTCATTAGGAATCTGAGCCATTAGTGCCTGCTTCAACAGCATCTTACCTGCCTGCAGTCTTCCATCCGGAATATCCACGGTAGCAGTGATCGGGTTGGTCAGCTCCCCGGAAGCCGGGTCCTTGCTGGTATATACCGTAGCGGTTAGCTTACCCAGTTTAGGCTGGGCTGCTTCAACGGCTGCCGGAATATCTGTATGCTTCTCAGAAGCAGTTGCTACCGGAGCTGCTGTTTTAACAGCTTCCTGGTTCTGCAGTCCTAATTTGCCTGCCAGCATCTGGGAGGCTTTGGCACTGTCCGCTACTGTAGGGATTTGTTTATTAGCAGGTTTCTGCTCCAATGGTTTTGGAATAGCAGTCTGCTGTGGCTGTCCCAGTTTGGAGGCCAGTAAAGCAGAAGCACTTCCTGGTTTTGCGGCAGGAGCCTGCTGTTGCTGTTGTTGAGACTGTGGTTTACCCAGTCCGCCCAACAGGTCAGATGCCTTCTTAGGGCCTTGCTGAACTGGGGCTGCTACAGGAGCTGGGTTATCCAGGCTTACTTCCTGCTTCTTAGGCTTAGGAGCATTTTCCAACTGACGCTTCAGTGTCTCCAGTTGCGGAGCTTGTGTCTTGTCAATGTAATCAGACAGGGCCTGGGCAACTACAGCACGGTTGAACTCATTTTCTGAGCCAAATGATTTGAGAATATCTTCTTCAGTCTTGCCTTCCACGAGTTTCTGTACAGCAGGCTCCAGGAAATCTTTATCAAAAGTATTTTCCAGCTCCGGATTTTCTTTGGCAAAATATTCCAGCTTTTTAGCCAGGTCCTCTGTGGACTCGTCCTTCAGTGTGTCTTTTGCAGCTACGATCCGTTCAAGCTTACCCATCTTGCTGGTGATCTCATCATGCCTTTCCTGGGTCATCTGTCCCTGCTGGTAAGGAGACTGCTCCTTAACAGACTGTACGGACGGATCCACCCAGTTCAGGTAAGAGTTGGTACGCTGAGGACGTGCTGCATCCACCCTTGGAAGGGAGGTATACACCGGAGGCATCTCACCATTTTCTCTTTTACCCAGCAGGTATTCTTCATAGGTCTTGTAGGATTTACCGGGAACGATCTTTCCATCTTTTACCTGGATGTCACGGAACTCCTCATTGTTTTGAAGGGTGTTGTTGTTCACATTGTGATATACACCATCCAGGAGCTTATCTGCATTCTGACGAATAGACAGCTCTGTGAATGGAATAGAGAAGTCACCCCGTTTCAGACCACTGTCAATACGGAACATATTGGACAGCTTCCTGCGTTGGGAGTTACCTCCGTTTTTCCATCCGCCCCAAGGAAGTACGTTCTTCAGGTATCCGAAGATCAGGTTGTACTCTGCCTCTTCAGCATCAGTAAGACGGATGCTTGGATCCTTGGAATTCTTCCGGTTGAAAAGGGAAGTCAGACGCACCAGGGCCTCAATCACTTTTCCTTTTTCATCCTTGTTGAGCAGACGGTTGAACACACGGGTCACCTTATCTCCCCAGATCTTCCTGCCCTCATCATTGGTATACTCCTGCATCACCACACGACCAGCCAGCACACCAGGTGCCAGTGATCCGTCTGCAGTGGATACACGGAGTCCGATACCTGCTTCAGGGTTGTTGGCAGAGTGCAGGTTGGTCCAGTCCGGATCATCCTCCACCACACGGCCTTCCACTTCTGCTTCTGCAGGTTTACCATCATGAGTACGTTCAATACGCTGCACGCCAGGAGAGGCAGATACAGCATTGAGATAGACAGGACCTTCCTTGGAGCGTTCCACCAGGTTTTTCTGGTACTCCTTGTGCTCGTCTATTTTCTTTTGGATGTCTTCATCCGTAGTAGACTCATGAACGGTATAATCATCACGGACACGCTGAACGCTAAGAGTATTAACGTTAGCCATACTACGGTAGACAATATTGTCTTTATCAGGAGCATCAAGCAACTTACCATCCACTCCAACATACTTATAAACAGGCTTACCATCTTCTCCACTTACTTTTTTAACCACCACCAGCTTGATGTCATCCGGATTCTTGTCCGATTGACGGATCCCGAATTCATCATTGTGCTCAGTGACTACTAAGAGTTCATAGCCCTGGCCCATGACGTTCTGCTTGCCGGTAAAAGCAAAGAAGCGGTCAGAGCCATCAGCTGTATTGAGTTCTTTATCTTCCTCATCCAGGTAGTGCCTTCCGAAGGTCTTGTTGAAGCCCACTTCCTCAAACTTAGGTTTCTTATCCTTGTAGGTTGGGGCATCTGGATCACTCTCCAGCTCCACGTCTGTAACGTAGGCATCCTGACCTTCCGGTGCAGGAGCATTCGGGTTCACAGGTATTACCTTGTTCTTATCCTCGATCAGCACCTGCTGTACCTGGTTTAAGAAATCCACCCGGTCCTGGAGTGAGGAGAGCTGACGTTTTTCCTGGGCTGCCGTCTGTAACCTGCCCAGTTTATCCTGCTGCTCCTGGAGTTTGTTACCCAGGTCACTGAGTTCCTTTAAACTGTCTCTCATAGAGGAAAGGAAGAACAGGATGTCTGCACTGTCTTTGCCTCCTTTGAGTACTTTATTCATCAGCT